GTAATATAAGATTGAAAAAATCTGGATTAAGTTTTAAATCTATTTTGTATGTCAAGCAACTTTTCTTTATGTGCTTCAATTCGTTTATTTGTTTTAGCTGCCGAAATAACTTTTACATCATTAATGCCAGCTGACTTTAGAGTATTCTCTAAAGCTTCAGTTTGGTTCTTTATGTTGCTAGAGAATTCAGGATTAACTTTGACTTCTTCACCTTGTCCGCCCTTGACACTGACAGCATGGTTAATGAAAGTGCGCTCACCTCTGTCTACAGGACTAGCCCATGCAGCTACCTTTACATGGTCACCTGGCTGGCAATTATCTAACTTAGCAATTAACCGTTGTGCAACATCGCTCTTTAGATCTAATGATAATAACATTACATTATCACCATTTGCAATATCCACTCTTAGTTTAGGATAAACATTTCCTGCACCATCTTTGTTTTCCACAAAGCTTACATTCTTCAACTCACCTTCTACTTTGACAGGTTCAATACCTGCAACATTCAATTCAGTAATAGCTGCAGCAGTAGCACCAGATGAATCTTTTCCAGAAAAGCCTTTTTTCCATACATCGTCACCTACGTTTGATCTAGCTATGCCAATAGCTTTTTCTAGATTTTCAGTATGCGTGTAAAAACCACCTGCAATGGTAGAGTATAAAACTAATGATTTCATGATAAACTTTCAAAAATAAATTTAATAATCTAGTTAAGTTTAAAAACTTAACTAGATTATATATGTTTTAACCGCAACTTCCAATATAGTTACATGCATCACATCTTTCGCAATTGTCTACTTTCATGAGGGCACGAGCGCCACATTCGGGGCACTCTTTACCAGCTAAACTTTTACGTTTAACATTAACTTCAGGCATCACTGTTTCAATAACACTATCATCTTTTCCTGCTAAAATTTGTTGAATAGCATAAGAAATAACAGCTACATCTGAGTTATGATGACGAGGCACTTTTGTTCCATCTTCCTTGGTATACCAATCATATCTTATTTGATGTTTACCGGTAGAAATAGATCTATTGTCTTGTAATGCTTTTGTAAACAAACTATAACTTGTTCTGGCAATCAAAGACATAGTTCTGGAATATACTGTCACCCATTCAGCTGGAACACTCTCAGGAGAAACTGTAATGAAAATTTCAATAGGTCTATCTATAATAACTTTAGTACCATTTTTAATACCATCAATTTTCATAAATGATACAGTAACGTAAAATGTGTAATCTCCGTTATCTCCATAATACTGAATCTTATCTGTAACTGATTGTAATTTACCAGTAGGTCTTTTAGCAATTAAAACATTATTAGGATCGATTTCATTTATATTGTTAGTTTGAATAATAGTTTCTTTAGGTTTATCTATACTTAATACTGACCCTAAAATATTATTAGGTCTATATGTAGCTACACCTTTTAATTTAGAAATATGTGCTTTATCATAAATAAATTTAAATTCTTCATATTTAATGTCTTCGGGACAATTAATGGTTTTTGATATACTACTATCAATAAATGGTTGCACTACTTCCAACATTGCTAAATGTTCAAATGGTGTTAGTTCTAATGCAGTCACTATTGATGGCGGAAGAATGGATTTTAATTTAATTTCATTATTTAAAAATGTAAAAGAATCTTTATAATTAACAATGGCTTCTAGAATACTATTAGAGTATGATGAATCTAATGTATCAAGATAAACACGAATAGAATGATCTACTACTAAATACTCTTGTGTGGTACCATCAGCCATGCGTTTTTTACGAGTGTAAGCTAAACTATATGGTGGTTCAATTCCATTGCTAGCATTATCTGCAAAAGCTAATGAAACTGTTCCTACTGGTGCAATACTTAACAGATGAGAATTACGAATACCAAATTCTTTAATTAGACTCTTTAATGTTTCGGGTAGTCTGGATGCAAATGTACCTTCTTTTAAATATTCAGCTACATTCAAAAGTGGAAATGCACCTCTTTCTTTAGCTAAATCAATAGATGTTTTATATGCAATATCCCTCATTAATTCAGCAATTTCTGCTGCTTTCTTTAATCCTTCTGGACTATTGTATTTAAGGTTTAACATAGCTAATGTGTTAGCTAATCCAGTAAATCCAATACCAATTCTACGTTTATTTTCAGATTCTTTTCTTTGCGCTTCTAATGGCCAAAGTGTCGCATCTAAAACATTATCTAAAAATCTTACTTGAATAGCTACCGTTTTACTCAATGCTACTGTATCAAAAGTAGCATTGAGTTTAAATGGGTCTTTTACAAATTTAGGCAGAATAATTGGACCTAAATCGCAACATCCATTGGATGGTAGGAACTGCTCGGCACATGGGTTACATGCTTCAAATGTTTCACAATAGCGTAAATTATTGTCATTGTTTGCAGTATCGCCAAACAACACTCCAGGCTCGGCATAATCATAATTAGATTGCATGATAGTATCCCAAAGTTCTGTTGAAGATACTTTTGAATATACCCATAAACCATCACCTCGTAAATAAGCACCTTCTTTTTTCAACTTATTTGACGGTTCAGCTTTGTGCACTAATTCAATTTCTTTATTGTTATTTTTTAGATTCATAAATGAATCTGTAATAAACAAAGATACATTAAAATTATTCCAACGACCTTTGGTTCTTTTGGCTTTAATAAATTCTAATACATCTGGATGATCAATACGCAATACGCCCATCTGCGCACCTCTGCGTTGACCAGCCGATTCAATTGTTTTACAACTAGTATCAAAAATATCCATATAGCTGCATGGTCCACTGGCCATAGCACCTACTTTACCTACTTTTGCATTCTTTGGACGGATCTTAGAAAAATCATATCCTACTCCACCGCCGCGTTTTAATGTTTCAGCTGCTTCACGGAGGGCTTCATAAATTCCTGGGTTACCATCAGTATCAACGCCTTGAATACTATCGCCTACATTTTGCACAAAGCAATTAATAAGTGTAGCTTCAATATTAGTTCCCGCTGCTGACATGATTCTACCAGCACCAATAGCACCATTTTGCATATTAATGAGAAATGCATTTTCCCAATAGCTTCTTACTTCTTCTTTTTCAACAGAAGCAACACCTTTTGCTACTCGCAAAAAAATATCTTTTTCTGTGGTTTCATTTCCTTTAGCATATTTTTCTAAAAGTACATCTGTTGTAATTGATTGTGGATTCATTATTAATCACCTTTTGGTTAAAGAAGTTGGTCTTACAAATAATTAGTGAAATTGATTATTTTTAACAAAAAAAAAATAGAGCCCGCCACCGGGTTATTTTTTTTTTATTTTATTCCCAAATAGTTTTCTCTATTGGAAATTTCATATTTTGAAATTTTTTCAAATATACTGTTCCTCCAATTGTAATTTCATAATCTTCTATTGGACCTATGTCACAAATTTCAGTAAAAGGATAATAAGGCAGACGTTGGTCCATTTTTGGTTTGAATTTTGAAGATTTGGATAATGCAATCATTTTATTTTTCAAAAGTATTTCAAATAAAAATTTCCAATCACTTCTAAGACGTTTTTCTTTATCCATACCTCCATATGGCCCTCCAACAATACTTAAAGTTTTAATAATTTCTATCTGTTCAGCTAAGTATCCCCAATCCACAGTTTCCATCTAAAACCCTTTCGCAGCTATGCCGCATTGTTGATAAGACATTATATCAGTTTAGTTATATATAATTGAAAAAATCTAGATTAAGAGAAAAAAAAAATAAGAGCCCACAATGGTTTATTTATTGAAATTATATTAACTCTCCCAATTTGATTTCATTCTTTCAATGACCTCTTTTGGGACACCGTGAACATTACTATATTCACCAGTTGCTACAATTACCTCAACATCACAACCAATATCTTTTGCAATTAAAAGATAAGGTTCTATTTCCCATTTCTTAACGAAGGTGTTAGAAACTACAACATCATAACCGATAAGAAGTGCAGACTTCACATCTGCTTGACATTGTTGGTGCACTTCTTTTAATCTTGTATGATCGAATATATATGCACCATTTGACATGAAGTACATATCAGCTTCAAAATGTTTGATATGTACTTCATTACCAATTAATTGCTTTGCAATAGTTGATTTACCGCTACCAGGTAAACCTCGCACAATAACCATTTTCATAAATTAAATCCCTTCGTAGTATAACTACATTGAATAAACAATATCTCATAAAAGTAATATACAATTGAAAAAATCTAGAATAATCATAAACTCCACTACTATTCCAATTAAGGTTTAGTAGTGGAGTTTATAATTAAATATTTAAATTTTTCTTACCAATTAATAAAATTAGGTTTAAAATTAGAAACAGATTCAATTATTTCAATATCTAGACCTTCCAAACTAAATTCTAACTCTTCAGGATTATCTGTTAAAATAAATGGTGAAGTAACACCAGTTAATTTTTCTACAAAGTTTTGACATTGTGATAAAATCTCAAAACTTCTAGTTGAAATATTCATCTCTTCACCGGTATCTAAAGAACATGTATATACATAAACTTGTGTTGTAGAGCCTAATCTATGTACCCGTGATATAGATTGCTGTACTATATAATCACGATAAGGTGAATCTAATAATAAAACTGTATCTGCCATAATTAAAGGAACAGCTGTGGATAAAGATTTAAAAGTAGCAATCAATGGATTTAAATTATCATCTTTTTCAAATGAAGTAACTATAGATGCTAAATTTACATTTGTTTTACCATATATTACTAATGGATTTAAACCAATTTCCGTTGTGTATTTTTGAGCTTTTTCAACAACTTGAACAAAACTAGTAAATACAACTGTTTTCTTTAATGTACTTTCGCATATAGCTTTAAAATCTATTTTATCAACCATATCAACATGGCATTGTACACGCATAGCACCAAATACTCTACCTAATGCTTCACCTTGTATTTTTAGTTTGATGTATTTAATAATAGATTTAGTATCTCTAAATCCAGCTTTTTTATCTGGCGGTAATATTGGAAGTATTTTAGTTGCTTCAAATCTATTACAAAACATAATATCTTCTTTTGCAGAAAAATCACCACCTGATTTTATAACAGATACTAAACTTTCTCTATAAAAATTATACAGTGCAATATCATTTTTATTCCTAAGTGTATTTCTATAATAATCTAAACAACCATAGAAAATCTTTTCATCTAATTTTTTTCTACTTTCGTAATATTCATATCTATCCAATATGAATTTTTTCATTACTATTTTAATTTCAGTTAAAGTGTATTTAGAACAATTAGGTATTTTTACTTTAATTTCTGAAAATATTGGTGGCAGTAATTTTAATTCTTTTTTCTCTACTTTAAAAGTAACTAAACCTAACCGATTATTTAAAATCTCAACAGCTCTAGTTGCTGATTTACCATAAATCTTTCTAAAGCTTTCTTCAACGCCATTATTATAAAGAGGGTCTATTGCACGCAATAAAGGTATTACTTCCAATGCAGTCGCTTTAAAAGGAGTACCTGACAACCAAATAACATGCTCTGATTTTACTTTGTTACAAAGTTCAATAAAATTCCCCGACCGTAAGGAGTTCATCTCATTGAGGTTATGGCTTTCATCTAAAATAACTGCAACTTTATTATCCTTTATTGCATTTGAATATTCTAACACTTTAGAGAGTGCTTCATAATGACAAACAATAAATCTTTCTTTACCAGTTGGTGGTGTATCTGAATTGGATATCCAATATGTTTGCTTATTAATAAATAATGATTTAATGCTTTCTTCCCACACTTTTATTAATGCAGCTTTAGGGCAAACAATAATTATGTTATCTAAACCCAACATATGTGTTAATGCTAAACTCGTATATGTTTTGCCACTTCCAGCACTAGCTGCTAACATAAATCCTTTTAAACTATATTTAAAAATATTTTGTTCGTATACATTAAAAAATTCAGCTTGAAAATCTAATGGTTGAAAAATAAAATCTTTGAGTTTCGACCTATCTAAAATACTAGGAGCATCTAATTGTGTTTTAGATAACCACGTATGTTCCAATAGCCTATCTTTTATCTTAGTTAAAGTACGAATACTTATTTTAACAGAATGTTGGCTATCTGTTAATTTATTTAATGTATAGAGTATATCGGTAGCATAAAAAGATAAAAAAGAAAAACTACTGCCTCCGATATGCAAAAACATATTAACATTAATTTTATTTGTTTCCCATATGGTCTTAATATCTTTTTGAATAACATCTGCATCTACACCTTCTACTGTTATAATACCATTATTTTCTCGAACCGTTACATTACCAGCTAACCTTTTTAAATACGAAAACATTTTTATTCCTTTGGTTTATCTTCCGATGCAGGTGGCTCAGTAGTTTCTTTTAATCGTAATGCTGCACCAATAGATGCAAACAATGTTGATATAGCAATTCCAAACTCTTGAATATCAAATGGTTTATCTTTTACAATAACAATATAAATAGTTAAACCAATGGATACTAAAAATGTAATTGCGGCTAACCAACGAACAATATCGTGCGTTTGGTTGTCTTTTCCAGTCCCGAGCTGTCTAAGAATATCAACTAATTTATTTTTTTGATTAGATTCCATAATATGAGGTCCTCAGTTAAATTATTAAATAGGTGAAAACATGGAAATAAAATGTAATCAATGTGGCATTATTTTTAAAACACATCATAAAGACATTCAACATTGCTCATATGAATGCAGAAGAATACACAATGAAGAAATGTTAAAAACCACGTGTGCAGGATGCGGTAAAATTTTTAATAGAGTTTCTGGTAACACATCTCAAAAATATTGTTCATTAGATTGCTATTATAAAGACAAAGCATCTGTTACCAGGTCAATCGAATCAAGGTTAGATAAATATTCTATTAAAAAAGACAATGGTTGTGTTGAATGGACAGGCGCTGTCGCAAAAACAGGATATGGCGTATTAAACGTGGACGGTAAAGTAACCAAAGCGCATAGATTATCTTATATTGCAAATAAAGGTGAAATTATTGATGGTAATATAATTTTACATGAATGTGATAATAGAAAATGTATTAATCCTGATCATTTAAAACAGGGTACATACAAAGATAATTCTTTAGATGTAGTTAATAAAAAACGTCATCGCCACGGCGAAAACGCAATTGGCGTTATATTAAATGAAGAAAAAGTTAAAAATATACGAATAGAATATATACCAAAAGTCACATCTATGCAAAATTTAGCAGATAAGCATAATGTCAGCAATGGTGCTATATTCAAAATAATACACGGTGTAACTTGGAAGCATATTTAAATCTTTTCTTTCCCTGTTAAGAGTTGTGTCAATATTGTTGATGCTGTGTTTACTTTTTTAGATTCCATTACAAACTCCTTTAATTTAAATAAAATAATGCCAGTAAGATACATACAATTTGTGTATGTATCTTACTGGCATCTTATATTATTTCAGTTTAAATAGAGTTCGTTCTATACTGGTATCTAAAGTATATTCAATTATCTCAGCAATTACACCCCAATTACCATTTCCTAATCCGCAACCAATTTCTGGAAAAATTACTGGTAATTTTAATCTGAAAGCTAATCCATTTACTCTTTCAAAGATTTGTCTGATTGCTGGATAACTTGTATATCGTGTAAAAGGATCTTTTCCATAATACATTTGACCTATACCACTAACAATATGTAATTCATCCGAAACACTAGTTACTACAGATGAACCCAATAAGTTATCGGGATATGTCGTTCCAATTAATTTCAGATAATCATTAAATACAGCTGGATATTTTTTCTTAATTTGATATGCTAATCCTGCGCCCATTACACCTTGAGCATTACAACTGTGCACTAATATTCCTCTAGTTTCTTTTAGAATATTTCCAATAACTATATTCATTTTTAAACCTCAAAGGTGATCTGGATTAAATTAGTACACATTTCAATTGGTTTAGAAATAGTGATTCGAGATGTATTTCTAAATAATATATCAATTTTATTTCTTTGAAATTCAATTACCGTATAATACACGCAAAAATTAGATTTTTCTAATTCAATGTTTACATAAGTATACTCACCAATTACTTTATTAACTTCTTTTAGAAAAGTTGATTGGGTTTTATCTAAAAATTTATTTTTTAAATTTAACCAATATTCAATTTGATTAGCATACTGTTTATCTGAAATTGCTTTTGTTTTCTTAGAAATAATTAACACTATTTTTTCCTATGTAACTTTTGAGGCCCATATGTACTTCTACCTAATATAGATAAACGGTCTTTGTTTAAGTTATATTGTGGTTTCTGAATAGAAATATAACTTTTATTAACAAGATTATTAAAATCTAATATATCCTCATTACGAGTAATTAAATTAGTTGAAAGAAGCGGCAATATAACTTTTATAACAGAAATAACTGGAGTAGTTGACGTATTTAATTTTTTAGGTCCTTGATAATAAATACTTTTTTTCATTTAATTTTGATACATTAGATTATCAAATGTCTGATTTCCTCTTTTAAGAGTAAAATTATCTTTATCCATATCTGCATGGATATCTAAAGTTGGATAAATTTCTTTTAATTGTATTACCCAAGATTGAATAAGTTCTCTAAGTGTTTGATGTACTGTTTTACCGGAACGAAGTTCCATTAAATAAAGAGCCTGATTGATGTCGCAATTGTAATCAATTGCTACTCTATAGCCCATAGGTGTACAATATTGTAAATCATAAAGCTCATTAGATGTTAAACCATTTATTGTGTCTAGGTCAACTATATTCTCATACCAATCTTCATATTCACTTAAAATATCTGTTAATTCATCAGTCAATTCAGGTGTAAGGTTATTCAAATAAAATTCATGGAATCCTTTATCGATAGACAAAGCTTCCATTCCAATATAACCATTACGATGCCTATGAATATCCCTATAAGATCCAAAATCAAGTAAACCTATTAACCTTATTCTAAAGAAATTAGAAATAAATCTACTGAGTTTAGAAAATTTATCTCTTTTATGAAAAAATTCTAAATCATTAAAACTAGCACTTTCTGGATCAGTAACAACTTTTACACTAGTGCTTTCCCCATATACATCAAAACACTGATAGAAAAATATATTATTCACATATGTGTGCCTTTCTTCTAGTTTATCAATATCCATAGCAGCATATGGATATTTTTCTTTCAATTTAGTAAGAACTGTTTCTGCAATATCTCTCATCTCTTGGCATGGGTGATACAGCATCTCACCAAAATGGTCGTTGATAGTGTCAAATGTACCTTTGAATGCTACATTAGTAGTGCAGCCTGCAGGTAAGATTCCTCGACAAATATCAAAAGCTCTTGCTTTAATCGTATTTTCCCAAACAGCACTGTCTTTATTAGTTAATGGATCACCTACATATTTAACATTTTCTATTAGAGGAAACTCTAATTTAAGTTTTTCAATTACTAACGGAACTGCTTTGATATAGAAAGCTCTAAATTTCTCTTGCCAATACACGATATCTTCATTAGGTGAAAACATTGGTTGACTGGAGAAGTCAATATATCTTGTTGAACTTTCTTGCCCGTTATATAGAGGATGATTTTCAATAGCTTTAGCTGCAAGCATAGAGACACCTTCTATCCAAATTGTTGTATCTCCAAGTTGACCCACACTTTTGTGATTGTATCCAATATAAAATTTACCTAGTTTCTTTTTATGTTCTTCAATAGATTCTTCACTAGAAGGAATACGCCCTTCAATTGGTGCATAGCTACGACTATACATTGCCATTACCATAGCTTCTACTTCTGGATCTAAATGATCTGTAATCCCTACTTGAATGTTACTCATTTTTAATTTCCTTTTTAAAAAATATTAATGTCAAATAAACCCATACATTTTAGTAATTTTCTCTACAACTAAATACCAAGCATACGGTGGAAATATAATTGAAAAAATAAGTTGATACTACACCTTTTGATATAGTTATACCAATTAACCAAACTATAGTTAAAATTATAGAAAATATAACTTTTAATGATTTATAAAAATACATAATTTTAATATAAATTTTCAGAATAAAGTTCAACACCCGATTTATTTAAATCTTCTTTAGTTTGATTTCCTACTAAACGAATTATTTGATTAGCAGAGCAAGCAATTAACCAGCTAGTCTTTCTATCAAAAAATTCACCGTATTGATCTAAAAAACCTTGTTCACAATTAGCCCAATGTTCATTTGGATAAAAGTTTAATCTATCATCAATTGTAGTATGCATTATTGTATCAAAATGTCTGATTCCAATAATAACATGATTATCTTTATTTCTACAAGCTGCGCAAACAATTCTTTGTTCTGGTTTATTCATAAATAATCGCTTTCATTAATTTCATTTGCGATTCTTAAAAGAGTATCGCCGTGACACCGAACTTCTTTATTTGGTTTTTTACAACAACACACCAGGTTTTTTCCTTTTAATTCTGTTTTAATTTTTTGGATTAAAACAGAATTAGAATTTACATATGCTTCAAATTTATCACACACTTCATTCCTTGTTCCATCTTGTGGAATTTTAAATGGATTTCCAAATGGACTAGGTCTCATTATGTTTACACCTTCAACATTTGATGGCATGGTTTTATAATTTAATACTACTGGTTTATTAATCATTTAAATCCTTTCATATTTGTAATATGTGATTATATTTGTTTTTAAACAAAAAAAAAATAAGAGCCCACAATGGTTTATTTTTATACATTAGTTAATCGCAATAATCGTTATCATGGTCACCAAACTCAGCTTTTCTGTCGGCTTCATCTTTTTGGGTTCTACGTTTATGTGTTTCTTTTGTAGCACACGCTTTGCATATAACAAGTGGTGTGTCTCCAGATGGAGCATAAAAATCATACCAGGTCCAAGTAATAGAATCTTTCTTTTTTACTTTTGTCTTGCAATCATTGCAAAACACTTCTTTATCTTCTTCTTCCTCTTGGCACTTGTCCCAGCATTCCTTACAGAGACAATATCCTTCTCTACCCCAAGGGTCATTTTCGTATGATACAATGTGCAATGACTTTGTGTCAGCTTCTACATGTTCACATCCACCCCAATTAGCCACTAGGTCAGTTTTCTTTAAATCACTTGTAGCAGCGACATAAGACTTTGTAAACCAGTTCATAATAAATTCTCCTTACAGCATAACTGCATTGGTTAAGACACTAACACATTAAAATAATATAAGATTGAAAAAATCTAGAATATTATTGTAGTGTTTGTGTAAAAAATGATAAGCATAATGTATGTTATAGTTCCTAGAGGGGGGAACCGTTAGGGAGGGGGGTTTGTATATCTATTTAAGAGCGTAGCGAATTAAATCTATTGGTATTTATATTTTAACCTTTTACCTACTACGTGCGAAGTTTGTACTGTCGTACAAACGAGCCGTATCATTTTCGGAATAATTAAAGACTTTTATGCCCTTGGACGTCAAGTCCAAAAAAGGGCATAAAATAACTTTTAATGTATTTTAATATATAATTTATTAAATATATATTAAAAAATTATAATAATATAAAACTATAAATACCAAGCACGATGTTCGTGCGTAGCGCGGACGAGACGATAAATAATATATTAATTAATATATTATTTGGGTTTACTTACTCATTATATTGTTTAACTATATCTTTTTTTATTTATAGTAAAATAAAAATAATCAACTATTTCTATGTGTCAAATTATAATGTAGGTGTTTTATGGACCAAAGTGATATGGATTTTTTATTTTATTGTGCATTAATAGTTATTTTATTTTTTATGTTAGACAAAATTTTTAATAGACAAAAGCCAGTCGTTAACCAACTGGAAGTAATTACAAATAAAAATGGATGGATTCATTTTAATTGGGATATTTTATTAAATGATAACGAAAAGAAAAAAATTTTAGATGACTTTATAAATCAAAATTGTGGTTGGTCTGATAATTTCATTAAAAATTATTTCCATCAAATATACCATATGAATTCGACGTATTTATTAAATATATGTAAAGAATTACACACTAACACAACTTTAACTGACACTAGCAAAGATAATATTAAGAGATTGATTACTGCGTGTGCTGTATTATTTAATTTTAGTATACCGCAAGTGTTATTCAATTTAGATAAAACGACATTAACAATTATATTACAATATTACGCTATTACGAGGTTAATTAAAACTGACATAAATGATATTGATGTTAACTTATTGCAAGAATCAACAGGTGCAGATATACTTCAAATGAAAGAAATTATTGATGTAATTGATCAAGGATTTTTTTATGTATCTAGAAATGCTAATAAGTGTCCAAATATTATTCGTTTGATGTCACTTATAGAAAAAAATAATTTAAAATTATTTAAAACACTTAATGGCGATATTAATAATTTAAAAAAATTATTAACTATATGCTACTTTTTATCTGGTATATATATTCCATTAGATTATTTCATAATGGATAAGAATATCTATTTGTATTTAAAAGATAGTCAATATTTTTCAAAACATAAATATTCTCATTTAAAAATAGTTTAAATATAAAATCCACTATTAGCTAAAAACTAATAGTGGATTTTATTAATACCTATGTGTTATTCTTTTAAAGAAAGAATTTTTTTTACAATTTAATTTGTTATCTTGTATCATTGTGGATAACACTTGTTTAACTTCATCTATACTAACATTTGAATTAACAGTGTGTATACTATATTTAGAAGAATCTTCTATGAATTTTATTGATTCAAAATGTTTTCTAAAATAATATACTATTTTTTCTCTTTCATCCAAATACTCTTTATCTAATTGGTTGAGTTCACCTCTGGAGGTAGCTCTACTTAAAGAAACATCTGGATCTACATTAAAGAAAATAGTGTGGTCTGGGCGCTCTTTTAAGTATCTTAGTGAGTCTATACTAGACAGTGATTCGATAGTCCACTGTAGACCCTTTAAACAGCCTTGGTAGCATACTGCTGAATCCATAAATCTATCGCATATTACTATTTTATTTTCTAGTAGTGCAGGTATAATTATATTTTGTATATTTTGTATCCTAGATGATAAAAACATTAATAGTTGTGCGACTGGATCTATTGTTTCTTTTTCAGTATTAATTAAAATATCTCTTAATTTAGAAGAAACAATAGTACCACCTGGTTCTCTAGTTTTAACTACTACTCTACCCATTTTTTCGAACTCTTGTGCAATGTGATCTACCATTGTACTTTTACCACTTGCATCTACGCCTTCTAACGATATAAATATTCCTGTATTCATTTTACTTCCTTTGGTTTATTTTGAACAAAGATATATAGATTTGTATTTGTAGTATGTCGTTTTGAATTAATTTCACCAATTCTAAGACTAGTACTTTTAGTACCGAGTATAACTCCATATATCTCTACAATATCTGTTTTATCAAAGTATATAATTTTAACTAGCATACCTGGAAATATTAAACTAGGGTTTGAATTTTCCCATATGCATTGATATAATCCACCTTTTCTGCAACACATATCTGAATATACTACAAAAGGATTTGATGTAATTCTATTACCAGTTACATTAACAATGTTTAATTCATTATCTCTTTTATCTGTAATAAATTCACTGTTATTTTCTATTCTAACTACTTTTGTTTTATTATCTTCTGTTGTGCTATAATTATTTAAAAATTTTCTCGAATCACCTAATCTAACACCATTACCATTGTTAAGATATTTCTTATCTGTTTCATCTTTAAAACTAGTGTCACTTGATATAAGGATAGTTAAAGCATCACCTTTTTTCTTATATGATTTTTCTATTTCAGGACATTTAGTTATAGGGAGAATTAACATAGTTAATGTCTTTTCTCTTTTTTCAAATTGAGTTGTATCGTATAATGTAAAAATATACCAAAAATTATTTTGTATATAACTACCTAATCCAGAATTATAAACACCATACTTATTTTGAATATAATTAGGTAAATCATAAAGTTTAATTCCATGAGTGATTACAACATGTTCTTTTTTTTCTTTGTTAGATATTGGTATTAAATCTACACCCTTTAACATTAGTTTTTTATCTATTTTTATTTTTTGTGTTTCTTTTGTTAAAATACCTTTAATAACATCATCGAGTTTTGTTTGTCTAAATATACCACCAACAGTTATCATTCTTATTTGTTCTACTGCTTTTGTATAGAGTTGAAATTTAATAGGTGGAATACTCATTAAGTCTAATGCATATTCATCATTTGTTTCTGTACCTTGGCCTTCTACAATTGATCTACCCTCATCTATAAGAGTAGCAGTATACTTTTCAGTATTTTCTGGTATTTCTTTATTTATATCTCTACCATAACCAATTAATGGTTTCTTTGTTAATGTAATTTCTAAATGATTTCTATTTGGGTAAATTCGTCTAGCATATTTACCCAAAGGTATTTCTAGAGTACAAGTTATTTCATCAGCATAGCCATAACAATAGTCTCTACTGATATCAATAGCTTTAACTTGTATAGGTTTATATATTTCTTTTTCCTCGTTATTAAGATGTATGATAGCAGTCCAGCCGACTTTAGCTTCATCATCTCCATTGAGAATAATATCTCTGGAATCTTTCCATAGGGGTGTTTTTTCTATTTCCACACTTTATCTCCATAATCTTGTTTTTGCTGAGTATATTTTATTTGAAAATGATTCAGCTAAACTTTCACGGCGCTTAACTTCACCAGTACCTTCATGTATAACTTGTTTCTTTTCAAAAGTAGATCTACTTAATTTATTATTGCTGACATACCTTAACATACTAGATTGAATGTAATCTTCCGTAATATGTTCCACCGCATGATCGTAAACTGAACTTGCAAAACGATCTAGTGCTATCAAATCTTCTATAGGCGCACCACCTATATTTATTCCATTATCTAAATAGCGTTTCCAAGCAAAAAGATATGCAGATATTATATTATAAATATCCTCTGTTTCAGGGTGTATTTTAATTGATACCTGAATACCTTTTTTAAAATAATCGACCATTTGATTAATGGTGAGATATCTATCAACTACTTGGTTATGAATATCATTATCAATTGTAGTATCACCTACTGTTGGCATACCAAATAACCTAATATGCTCTACTGATAAAGTATCTTTATAACACATTGATGTTAGAAATAATCTCTCCCATATTAAAGATCCAGTTTTTTCTAAATCACTTGATGACAGTACTTTAGCATCCATTTAAAATCCTCTAATTGCTGATTTGATTAAAGTCATTATAATTGGTATATAATAAAATTGTTCTAATATACCCCATCTAAAATAAGTTTTAGTAGTATCAAGAAGTTGAGCATAATCGATAGGTTTATTTTCTAAATATTCCCAAACTACACTTTCTAATACAGATTGCGTATTTGTTCTATCGTAGAAATTTCTACTAAATACATAGAAGTCATCTATTGTAATAGGATATACTGATTCAATAATAGTACTGACAGTACCTCTAAGATTAATAGCTCTGATCATTTCGTTAGATGATCCAGGTACTATTGGACTAGGTGATAGTGTTTCTATGTCTAGTAGTTTACTCCTATTGATTAAGAAATAATCCGTAATGACTGTAGGGTCAGATGGATAAACAACTTTATCAATACCTGTATAACGTATACCTTCTAAAACTGGATCACTGGTAAATTGTCTAGTGTTAACTAAACCAGACTTTGCAAAGATTGTATTCATATAAGATACATCTCTGTATTTTAATGCTTTCCAAAAACTATCACATTTCATCGTTAGATCATCATCTAAGTTTAGTTTTCTAATATATCTTATTTCTTGAGAATCCCTAGTATTAAATTCTGATAATAGATAATCTACTAAAAAGTGATCGTAAACTGTGAATGGTTGCGCCGGAACCATAATAGTTTTAAATTCATCACTAAAGAATTTTCTAAAATACTGGTGTGCAAGATTTCTATATGCTTTATCTAGACTAATTAACACATCGTTATCAGTACTGATTAGAAGTGGATTCTGTCCAAATGTTAAAAAGTCTTTATGAAAGTAGTATGTCTTGACTGTTTTTTGTGATAGATCTTCTACTGTAAGAATTTCATCATTATTTAAACCATAACTTATTTCGTAACAAGATTCTTTAAAAATACTTTTCTTAATAGAATCTGTAATTCTGAATATACCGATTTTACCTTCACCTATATCGGCTATAAACATATCACCTTCATTAGGGATAATGAAAGGATATAAAAGTGAACTACCTGTAACCAACATTGATTTTGATTCAGCATCTTGTGATGTAGAAAGTGGGGACGACACTTTCATCTCCATATTTTTAATCAAAGTGTATGATTGGTAAACGGGGTTTTTTGTATATTGTTGACCAGAAAGATTAGAGTCAGTAGTAATAATCTGACTATAGTAATCAACTACCCAAGAACTACCTTCAATGTGAGTTAAAAGGTTAACTCGTGGTTCCCATTTTAAATCAACTACAGTAGATTTATAGTTTCTATCATTAACTAAAACTGTATTGACAGCACTGGATGGTAGTGTTAATGGGTTTGATTTAACGATACCATCTATTCTTAACGGGTCTCCAGTAATGAGTGCCATAGATTAATCCTTTCTAAATGCTTGGACAAATAAATATTGCATAAAATTCATACGAGTTCCTCTACCAGCAGTATCATTTGTATAAATAAGATTTTCTTTATCATCATTAGCTCCAATAATTTTAGTGATGGTTGCTAAATCTGATCCACTCAAAGTATTCTTTTTAATATCTTCTTGTCCGCCTAAGTCAATAACTGCTGTATTAATAGCATTAATGATTTTTCTAGCCGCATCAGGGTATTTTCTTAGACGTGCTATTGCATCTAATGGTAAATAAGATAAATCCGTAACTAAACTTAGTCTAACATGGTATGTTTTTCTAAGGGATAATTCGATTTTACTTTTAACAATTAAATTTTGATCTATCTCTAAATTGTCTGATGATGTTAAAAATCCACCTCTATATAAACTTAATGAAAATATAGATTTAAAATATTTACATATATAAGGGTATTCCGAATTAATTAAAAAATCTAATATAACCGGATCTAAACTAATATTACCTAAATCTTTTAGATCAAATAAAGTTAATTTATCTTCTTCATTTATTACAGTAAGTCCAGTTAATACTCGAATAGTAGATGGCAGTATACTGAATGGCATAAATTCATCAAAGTATGGAATAGCTACGCCGTCATTACCTTTAATTGAAAGTGATTTCATATCACTTTCAAATTCAGCAAATGCCCTACCGGATTTTGTAAAAGTTCTTAACTGATCTTCGATTGTATAATCTTTATCTTTTATTCTGTAATCTTCAGGGATGAGTTGGTTATGAATAACAATTGGGTAGTACATATTACACTCAATTGGTTTTTGATATCCAAATGTATACACAAAACTAGTACCCCAGTTATCATGATCACCATCTCTATCTCCTTTTTCAGGTGCGCCTTCAAAGTCAAAATAACCTTGTACTCTAATTTGTTTTTCTGCAATTGCCCAAAGTACTTGTTGACCAGACATGTTTGATATAATACTGGCTTTACTAGTTAACCTATTAATAAAGTAATCATCCCAACTCTCATTATAACCAGCTACATTTTCTCTTAATCTATGAAGTTCTTTTAAAATAACAATGAACTGTTCTTGTAAGTGATAATGATAAGTGATTTCATGCAAATTAATATCTCGCATATTTGCAATGTTAGTGCGAATATCATTATGCCATCGGTTAGCTTGATTTTTATCACGAGTACGATACTTAACTGTTATCTTTACTTCGCTCATTGAGTAAACTGGTTTGATATAGATAGGGATATCTTCGTCTTTGAAAATATAATTTGTTTCTGGTTGCTTGATGTATGTATTGATAAGATGATTTCTATCATAATCTTCATCGACTTCAATAGTTACCTTTTCATTATAGTTCCATCTATTCTCAAAAAAGTTATTTTTATCAATAGTACTATTTTGCTGGGCAGCTCGACCCTCATCACCAAGAAACATAATTTGTGTCTTATGTGATATTTGTGTGATATCCATAACCTGTCTTATGATATCAAATATCACTGGTCTCTTAACACTGTCTTGCAAGTCATCAATTGGTAATATAATATTTGGCATGTGTATCCTTTTGTAGCTCACACAATGTTTTGCTTTGTTTTTTAATTCACATATAAAACATAGCTCCACCTATATTAGTCACACTAATATAGGTGGAGCTAATATGTTATTTACCCGTCTAGCTTAATTACTTTGTTGGTGCTGGAAGAGCTTTATCTGGTGCTGGCAGTGCTTGTTATTTATCACTTCCACCACTGATAGAACTTGCCGCATAGCTAAGAGCTGCCCCGGCTACCGACATTTCATAACTACGAATTTTAGTCAGTGATATGTTGGTAAAACGAACTACACTATTCACGCTGGTGATAACAGCAGTTAAGGTAGTCGCAATATTACCGGAATCTGTCTCGCCAGTACCTTTATCATGTAATGTTTTATCGGTGTCGTAACCCGTTTTTAAACTGCTTAAAAATGAAAACGAAGCATCTTTAAGATCTTTGATTGTTTTCTCTTTTTCAAGAAAATCATCCATTATTACAATGATATTTTCACAGACAGCAATAGCTTGTTCGGAAGTTAAGTTTGTAACTTCAGCATCAGCTACTTCTTTGAAATCTTTTGTATTTTCAAATCCAAACTTATCAAGTTTAAAGAACTTGCCGCTAGCTTTAACAACATAATTTTTATCACCTATGAATGCAGCTTTGCTTGTAAATTCAACACCGCCATCTTCTTCTTTCCTGTCACCCCAGGCAAATTGCGATTCAACTATCTTATTGTATTCAGTAATGTTATCATTGATTTTTTCAATATCAACATTTTTCAGAGAATCAACTGCTAAATTAATAACTTTTTTAAATGTATTAACATCAGATAATGAGCGTAAAACACCATTGTTAAGAAGATTATGATTTTCTTGTAATGTGGATGCTAGCTTATCTGGTGCAATGAATTTGCCACCACGAACCAATAGCTTGTTGCCTTTGATTTGCTTAGGCGCTAGACTTTTGGCTTTATTAGCAGCAGCAATAATTGTTTCTGCGCGTGACTTGTTTTTCTTAGCAGCATTGAATAAATTAGCGAAGAATTTTTGCACTGCTTCGATAACTTTTCTGATGGCTTCCATGATAGTTTTACCAATGGCTTTCACCTTGTCCATGGCTGATTCCATGGCAATTTTGGTAGCTTGTACACGTGTTTCTTTTTTGCTGAAACCTTCTAGTGCAAAACCGCAGCGATGAGTGGGAAACCCAATGCGTTTGCACATATGTTCAACAGCTAAGCTAATAGCTTTTGCACTATGTTCATCCATTCCACCAGCGAGCATACTAGCTCTCATTTCGGTAGCAATGTCTGTAAGTGCATCACTTACTTCTTCTGACTCAACGACTGCATCATCAATATCGGTAGCGGTATCAGCTTCTTCGGTCATTTCTGTGACATCTTGCTCAGGTGAATCAGCAATTGTATCTACCGCTGCTTCTTCTGGTGCACGCGTGTCTTTTTCTACTTCTTCTTCCATACCTTCTAATGCCATAATTGCAATTCTAGCCATAATAATTACTCCAAAACAATATCAAATAAAAAATTTACGTAAATGCTTTATCTAGCATATAATAGATTAATACTGCCTACGATAACAGCAGTTAAGCTGTTATCGTAGGCAGTATTATATTTACAGCAGTTATTTCTATTTCAGATTAAGCAGCTACTGGTGCTTTTTTATTAGTAGATGCTTTGATGTATTCAATACCAGCATGACAAACATCGTGCTGATTTTTTAGAATATTTGAAACTTCGCGTGCCAGATTGTTTATACTATTAATAGCATTTTTAGAACTATCAATATCTGCGGTACTAGTGCTCATAACACGCGTAAATTTAGTTTGTATAAAAGTAGTCCACGTGTTGCTCGATATTGCATCTTTAAGTAGTTTAACAGAAGTTTTAAGTTCTTTACTTTCTAGTAGACTTAGTATTGTTGCAGAAAGTTTCTGTTTGTCGCTTTTTGATATTGGTTCAAAATCACCATCGTAAATGCCTTTACTTTTAGTATGAAATGTTCCTTCCATATCGCTTGCTATACCAGTAACAACTCTCGCTGCTTCAACAGTCTTATCTACATCAGCCTTTAATGCAATAAAAGTTGATCCTTTAATTGCTTTTGTAATATTTTCCATTCCGGCTGTCGCGCTAGTTAAGGCATTAATAAGTTCCTTATTGTTAACGTTCTTTGTGACATTTTTGTAAATACTTAAAACGTCGGAACCCGTGACGCTTGCTTTACTTGAAATGTTTAGATACTTACCAAACGCTGGTGCCTTAATAGGTTCCGTACCTAATCCATTAGAATCATAAGCTGAACTAACTGCATTTAATCTGGTAACTAATTTATCATTATTTGTTAAAATCATGTCGATTTTATTCTTAATGCTATCTAAGATACCTTCTTGTGCAATAGTGATACGTTTTTGAATCTCTTCTTGAGCAATGCGAATTTGTTTAATGGTTTCTTTGTTAGCTGACTTAGATGTACCGTATGATTCTAAAGCATATGTCATACTACGCTTTTTGTAGCCTAGACGCTTTAGAAAATGCTCGGTAGCAATCTTAACTACTTCTGCGGTTTCTGGTGACACTTCTTTAGCTTCCACTGGTGTTTCATCTACAGCAACGTCCGGAGGTGCGCCTTCTTCAGTGCCAGATGTTTCTGGTGCTGGTTCATCTGTACCGACAGCTGGTGTTTCTAAAACATCTGCCATTTCACCCATGGTGTCGCTTATTTCAGTGGCTTCATCGATAGTTTCCGATTTATCTTCAATCTCTGTTGATACTTCATCGACTTCTGTTGTATCAACAGAAGTGTCTTCCACTTCGACCACTTCTTCTTCTTCTATACCCTCTAATGCCATAATTGCAATTCTAGCCATTTTAAATACTCCAAAACAATATAAAGAAAATTTACGTAAATGCTTTATCTAGCATATTATTGAGGTGATTACCTACAATAATAACTTAATATTAAGTATTGTATTTTTAAGTTGTTGGTTTATCATCAGCGATTTCTTTTTCTTTTTTGTATATTTCTTCTAACAATTCGCACCATGCATTACATTGATCTATCGCATAAGTGTTAAACTTAGCACTGCTTTTATCCATTAATCCAACAATATTAGTCATTGCAGCAATGACTAAATTAGTTGTAACCATATTCGGTGAACCATTTTTATTCTCAGGAGCGGAGCGCGCAAATGAAGCGATATCAGTTATGTCTTTTTTAAAGGTATCTATTTTATCTAGTGACTTCTGATATTTCCCAAGATCATCTAAAATCGATAATACAACATCAGTTGTATTTTCAATTATATCGTCTTCAAGGTACTCGATAAAACCATCATTTGATTTCTTTGCTGCTACACTTGATGTTTGGATATCCCATGACTTTATGTTTTCTAACACCTGATCATTGTTTAGAGTTGGTCCTTGCCCAGCTGGATAACACTTGTTAAATTCATAAGCTATTACAAAGTTTCCTAGATATGGTTTTCTTATATAGAACACATTTCCAGCTTTAACTGGTTTATCATAAAAAGAAGTTTCTACTATAAAATTATGTTCATCTAAAATAAGGTCATATGGATCAAAGTTTAATTTTTTATTAAGCGCAGTACCATCTATTTGACTTTGTACAATTTCTTTAACTGTCCCAGTAAATGTTTTATCAAACATGTTGTTAAAGATCTCTGAACTTTTTTGATAGCTCGATTTACTCGGATTAACCAACCAAGATATTTCCGTGAATTCACTTACAAATTCACCGCTCTTAATCACGTCATCGCCGACCGTAAACATACGAGCTATAATTGGACAAAGTAAATATTTGCTTCTATCAAAATGGTATTTCTTGTTTTCCCATAGCTTATCGCCTGACTTATTAACTCCATTGCTACTCTTAGCATTAGATTTATAATCGTTTCTTTGTTTGAGTATGTTTGTAGATAGCTTTTTAATGGTTTCAGTTTTATCTTCTAATTGATAAATCAAATGACTAAAGAATCTTTTTAGCCATTCGATAGAAGATTTAATGGCTCTAATAATAACATCCCATACTGTCTTTAGCACATCTTTAATATCTTCTAGAATTATTCTAGAATTATTATTTTTGTTTAAATTAAAATTCTCTAGTGTAATTATTGGTTTCTTTTTTTTAAAACCCATTCTAGTTTTATGTGACTCTAGAATAATTGATGCAATGGATACGGAAGTGTGATCAACATGGCCATTTTTTTCTATAGCAAGAAATAATGCTTCTGCGACAGCTGCTAAATCAGTAGTGCTAGTTAGAGCATCATCTACACTTTCTCTTTTAATATCATTTTCTTCGTTTAACTTTTCGATTTTTTCTTCGTGTACATCGTCGACATTTAATTCACCAATGACCAGTTCTTCTTTGATTTCAGTGTCTTCAGTTTCACCAGTTTCTTTTTCAATAGTTTCATCTGTTTCATAATTTTCATCGTTAGAATCATCTTCAAACGAAAGATATAATCTACTCATATTTTTATTCCTTAGGTTTATACTGTTTAAGTGATTTATCTGCGTAATTTATCATTGCACCATACGTTTTAAATGCATAAGCATGAACACCGATAGTAGTTGAATTCATTAGATTTAATAGTGCCATACAATATCTTTTCAATGCCCGGAAACTAGAATTGTTATTAACTTCAATTCTATCTAACCCAGTTATATTGTTAATAATACTATCAAGTTCAGGTTTCTTCCAGTTGTTTTCAAAAACATCATTGTGCCAATTATGTAACTCTTTGATACCTTTGTTTACTTCATTTAACACATTCTTAATTTGATCAATAGTAAGTGTTTCAAAAACCATACTCTTATCAATTCGAACATTATTTCCGGTTTCTGCAATAGCAGAACTTTTATAAATTGCATACAAAGCAGGACCTAAAGACGCTACACTTGCGCCTACTGTTACACCAATTAGTGGAAAAGTTAACACCATTGAAGCTACCCAACTTATTGTACTTATTTTGGATATATTATATAAATTTAACCTATTTAATCTATAACTTTGTGGGTCATAATCGTATATACCAAATCCAACATCCGCGATTGTACCAATAGACGATATCCCTATTTTATCTTTAGGTCTCACTTGGGTATAAAAAGCTTTGTTACCTGGAAGCTCTTTCCCTCTGTAAAATACATTATCCCCAAGTGGCCGCTTAAGCCCAATAGATCGATTAAATTCAGAAGATCCCTGTAGTATAAATTCAGATGGGCTTATTTTTAATGTACCAAAAGCTTTACTATCGGATTGCGCTTGTTTATAATTAGCTAAAAGCCACTTAGTATACTTGTTTACACTGGTTGTAGCCATTTTACGATGACTGTGTATAAGGTCTTCTATGGCTTTTCCGATACCAGTTAATCCAATTGGCATCCCTTTGTCGGAATACATCAAGTCTATAAACCAGTTTTGAGGTTTAAGGTATTTTGATTTAGCCTGTTCTGATCGATCAATTGTACCTAGAATTTTTTCTAATCTAACTACGTTTGCTCTCATATTTGATAAATTACGTTTAAAATAATTCATCTTTTCACCAAGGAACTTAGCAAGCAATGTAATTTTTTCTTTAACTGCTAACCAAAGTGCAGCCGCTTTTTCTTTAATATCTTCCAATGCTAAACGAATAGTTTCTTTCGGATCACTCGAATAATTTTCCATTGAAAACGTAAGGTTTTCTGCTCTAATATTAACTCTATTATAAATAGCCTCAATAGCAACATTGGTCATATTCAATGTATGTTTATCGTATATACTATTAACGGAAGATTGTTTTAAATAATTACTTATAGTTTCCAGTGCCACATCAGCATCTATTTCATTATTTATTTGTTCTGATAAAATAATACCTTTTTCATCGGACGCTAAAAGGTCTCCGTAATCACTATCTGTTTCAATTGGTTGTATTAATGAGCCTGTATTTTCTATTTCATTTATTTCTTTGTTAGCTTCATTCTGTTCAATGTCTAACAATAAAGGCTTAAGTTTCATATTAATTTAATCTCCTTTAACGTTTACCATATAGTACATTTAAAGATGCCATTAAATCATTTATTCCATCAGTGTTTCTTACCCAAGATAGTATAAAACTACGAATGGTCATATTACATTTATTTTCTAGAATACCTCTGTTAAATAAATAATATTTTACAGTATCGCTATAATTAGATTTTATTCTAATATTATTTCCAGCTGTTAATAAAGTAATCCAATTATTGTGGCTCAAATCTCTTACCTTAGAACTAAATACAAAATTTAATGTTTCATCAATCCATTTTGCATGTTTATCACTATATTCAGGACTATTAAGTTGAGCTTCAATCCAATCAATTAATTTCTCTGTACCAAATACAGATAATGCACATTTAATAATATTTTCTTTGAACTCAAATGTACTATATTCCGGTTCATCATTAATAACTGTGGACCATAATTCAATAACATCTAAGCTTGCTGTATACGGACTTACTTTTGTTATTAATGCATTATTAAATAATTGTTTAGCTTTACTAATCAAATCCAATGGCAATGTTTGTGGGTTTGTGCTAGAACCATAAAACCCACTTGGATAAATTTTCAATTGATTATCTGACATATTCTTTTTCCATTTCCTCAACTTCAAAAATTAAACCAGATAAACGATTTTGCATATAAGCTATTTCTTTTTCCAATTTAGCATCAGGTTCTTTATTGTATTGTTTTTCTAAATTATATTTTCTGAGTTGAATTAGTTCTACTTGTGTTTTAGCCGCTTTATATTTTTTTGCTTGTTTTTCAGCTTTAAACATTCCGTATAAATAAAATGGATTTACTTTTGCACTAAAATGTCTTAGTTCAAACGGATCTAGTTTGCCAGTACCAATCGTAGTCGAGAATGTTTTTTCCGTTAGTTCAGTAATATTTGCGTTTGGTAAATTTTCAAGGTGTTTACGTATAACACTCACATCCATACTCATGACTTTTATACATAGACAAAAATCCATTAAACCATCTTTAAGCCATTTTATTTCAGCAGGAGATAGACCTGAATAATATGCTTGAGCTTCTTCTTCAGGGGTAATATCATCTGGTTTTTTGTCACCATTAACTTCAATAGTTTCAAGATAATAAATATAGTTTAAAAGACATCTGGAATATGTATTAGCATATTCAGCTGCTTCAATAATTCTAAGTGTTGTCACTTTCAGGTAAGTCATGCTAATATTAGCTTCTTTTTCTGAATATGTGACTTTACTATCATCAGCTAGTGCATTTAATATATTTAATGAGTTTACCAAAGCATTGTGTATAGATCCGACCATATTCTCAGTTCGGTTAACACCAACTGATCTCTCGTAATAAGCGACATAATCTCTGATTTCAGATGATTTAAATTTTTTACCTTTCCACAGTTCAACTGCAGCAGCATATGCCGGTATTGTGTGCTGAGATAAACTACTTTGTGTAAGTTCACAGCTTTTGACAATATCGTCTTTACTGAATACTGACATTAATGATTTAATATAATCTAGAAATTTCATTTTTTACCTTTATTTTTAAACTCAAAGACTTGGACCTGCACCAGCGCTATATGCTTTTAGAATATCCCCGATATCTGGACCATTGTTTTTATTAGATACTTTTATATCTTTAATGCTTACTTCACTACTTTCATGAATACCACGGTGATAAAAAATAACCCTCTCCCAATCTTTATGAACAACAGCCATAATCATTAAATTAGTATTATCGAATATTTGTTGCCGTGTTTTATAATTAGAAAATTTAGCCCCAATCTTTTGTTCAATAAGTGCGATAGTATCACTAGAAGTGACAACCAGATTTGATGCAGTTGCGAGTGAAGGGTTTTGAGTAAATAAACCAGCTCTGAAATTATTGTTTTCTCGATTAATAATTTGCTCGTAAATTCCAGATTTATCTTTTATTAAAGTGGAACGATGTTTGTCTATAAGATCCTTACAAAGAATTAAATCTTTAATAAAACCTAGTCTACCAGCACGCCATGCATGATATCGTTCCTTCATATCCATGTCAAATTGGTCTTTAAATGTTAATAAATTAACCATAACATTAGTTGATATCCTATTAACCATTAAACGAATAGCTACTTTAATTTTAATGTCATTTTGTTTTTGTCCGTCACTAAGTGTAACATCGTACAATTTACCTACACTAAGATTATTCATTTCTGAAATGGATTTTGTTACATCGGTTGATGTTGAGTTTTCTACATTATTTGATTCTAATGTAATAGCTAAAATATTTTTTCTAGTCGGAAGACGGTATCTATAAGACTCTTGTGATAACCTAATATCAGGTTTTAAACATTCAAAATCAAAGATATTACCTCGATTTGGATTGAGAGGCTCTAGTATTTTTGAAACATTTATGTTTCCGACGTTACCTGTTAATGCAATTGCTTGTAAATAATAACCCGAAAACATAGATTGCAATGATTGCATTATATCTACTATATATTCTAAATTTACTACGTCTGCATCTACTAAACAAATTGGTTCAACACGTGCCATTTTTGAGATGTCAATAAGTGACGATTTTGTAACACTTTTTGCGGCGCTAGAAATTGAATCTCTGTTTTTATATATCTGGTTTGCAATAGTGATCGCACCGGTTGCAGCTGTCATTGGGTCCATATAAATTATCCTTAAAATAGAAAATGTTTAAAAAATGTCAAAACTAATAAATACTACATTAGACGATATATTTAAGTCCACACAGTTGGGCACACTTGATCGTGCTATAGGTAATGTTTTTTATGGAATAGACCATAGACAACAACCTGGTCCAGTACCAATTAATAAAGATTATTATGGTTTAACTTTTTTTACTAGACCACAGTTAAATTTAAATTCTGGAAATATTCGATCACATAGAAAATTTATACCATTACTTAATACAAAAGCCGAAAGTATACAAAGAATAATACGATGTTATCTAGACCCAAGATTAAATAATGATACATCGAGTGTTAAATCCCCATTTGTGGATCCGATGTGTGCTTTTATACCTTTACTAACGAATCACTTATTATCTTGCAGTGGTTGGCCAGATATAGCAATAGATACATATCAAAGTAAACCGGGTGCATATAAGGAAGTTTTTACTCAAGTAGACAGTACAGCTGACATTTACTCGTCATACGATATAACGGCTAACTTTAGGAACATGGTATCAGATCCAATTACTTCTTTATTTCATACATGGACTTTATATCAATCTTTAGTGTTTCAAGGTATTTTAGTTCCTTATCCTGATTTTATTATTAAAAATGAAATCGATTATCAAACTAGGATATACAGATTAGTACTAGATTCAAATAAAAAATATGTGCAAAAAATTGGTTGTACTGGTGCAGCTTATCCATACTCTATACCAATGGGGGCTGCATTTAATTTTGAGAGTGAGGAACCAGTTAATCAAACAAATAAAGATATTACTATTAATTTTAAATGTGTTGGGGCGTGTTACCAAGATGATATTATTATTCATGAATTCAACACGGTTGTTGAAATATTCAACCCAAGCATGCGTAAAAGATCGGATCTAATAAAAGTAGATTCCAGCTTTTTACATCTATTTAATTTTAAAGGTTACCCTCGAATAGATACAAAAGGTTATGAATTAGAATGGTACGTGTTTTCTAGTGATTACGAGAATGTTACAGATAATTATAAACGACATTCATCTTCAATTAATTTAACAGTATAAAATAAAAGGTTTAAAAAATGGCTGACATAACTATATCTAGTGTTATTGGTGATATTGAAAAATATAAATTTAACCCGGTTATGATACAAAGAGTCGCACTGGAGGCTTTAAGAATTGCATCAAATGATGAAGTAAATATAGTGGACCCTACAAATCCATTTATATTTTGCTTGGAAAATACAGCTACAAATACAGCTGCATTTATGCAACAAAATGAAGCTAGTACCAGGCGACTTTATCCATCTGCATCACTTACAGATGAAGACTTGTATTTACATATGAGCGATAAAGATTATATAGGTCGATTTGCTTCACCGTCTTCTGCAATATTTACAATTATATTACTTAAAGATGAATTGTTACCAAAGTTAGTATTAGAACCAATTACAGGTATACGTAAAATAACAATACCGAGAAATACATATTTTACAATTGCAGATGTAGTATTTAGTTTACAGTATCCAATTGATATTCGGTTATTAAATCATGGTGGTTTACAGATTGTCTACGATACATCACAAGTGTCCCCATTGCAAACTTTGTCTACAAATATAGTACAATGGGAAGAAATTACTGATTCTAGTAATTTAAAATATATAAAGTTTGATGTAGAGGCTAGTCAATTTAGTATTATAACTAGTTACAATCAAATTACATCAGCAAGTGGTTTTAAAACAGATATTGCTATAGAAGATGATTTTTATTATGCAAGATGCTACATTCAAGATAGTTTGGGCGTATATAACGAAATTCAAACTACACACACTCAACAAGTCTACGATATATATACACCTACAGCAGTTATTACCGTTTTAGATAAATTGGTTAAAGTATCTATACCTGTAATATATATAAATACAAATATGATAAAAGGTAAACTTCGCATAGATATATACCAAACTAAAGGTTATCTCGATATGTTATTGGGTAACTATAACCTAGATAGTTTTAACGCAAATTGGTTTAACATTAATAAAGTAGACGATAATACTTATACAACACCTATTCGTAGTTTTAAAACAATTGCTGTATATTCAACAACACATGTATTTGGTGGAAGATCCGCATTAGGTTTCTTAGAGCTCAGGAGTAGAGTTATTCAAAATGCAATTGGTGTTCATAGTTTACCCGTAACAAACATACAATTAAAAACTACACTTGAAGATAACGGATACGAAGTAGTTAGGAATATTGACACAGTAACAAATCGTATATATTTGGCTACACGTAATCTACCTAAACCAGCAGATACAAAAATTATTACAGCCGCATCTGCTAGTATGTCAAGCGTATTATTTAAAATATCTGAAGTTATTAATTGTTATGGTGTGATATCTAATACAGATAGTATTACATTAACCCCAGATGTAGTATACTCTAACGTCAATGGTGTTATTAAACCTATTTCAAAAATAGAATATAATTATATCAATGAATTACCACGTTCCCAAAAATGTGCAAAAATAACAAATGGTAGTTATTTTTATTCACCATTTCACTATATATTAGATTACAGTGGTGAAACTTTTGAAGTTAGACCTTATTATTTAGATTCTCCAGTTATAGAAACAAAAAGTTTCGTAGAAGAAAATGTAAGTACTGGTCTACAAGTATCAATGTCATCTGCTTATTCAGTAAGGAAAACTGAAAGTGGTTTTACGTTAACATTTAGTGTAAAATCATCAGCTACTTATAAAAATTTACTTGATAACCAAGTAATGGTTCAAATTGGTTTTAATTATAAAAATTATTTTGAAAAATCATATATGTTGGGTACACTTATTGGGGTAGATGATAACACGAAAGAAAGAATGTTTAAATTTGAAATTAATTCAAATTTTAATATTGATGCATATGGTTATTTGAATGTAGGATCATTTGAATATATTTCTAGTTCATTAGAAATAAAAAGTCAGTTGCTACAAGAAATGGATGTTTATTTTATTACAACTGAAACTATGCCATCTGGTTGGGTTAGGAGTCAAATAGATGATGAACTAGGTGTATTCCAATTACCATTAAATGCTAAAGGTATAACACACGAAAAAATTAAAATTAGATTTGGTTTTTCATTAGATAACCTATGGGTACAATCTAGAAGTTTTGTTGAAGAAATACCGTATCAAAGGTACACTGCAAATATACCAGCTGTTTATGAAAATGATGTCTATGAAAAAGATCCTATAACTGGATCTATATTTAAATTGGATACAGATGGTAAAATACTCTTAGATACAAATGGTAAACCGGTTTTTGTTTTATTGCATTCAAAAGGAGACCCAATTTTAGATCAAAATTTGGTACCTGTCTTTAAATACAATATTGGTGAAATTATGACAGATTCATATGGTCTACCCATACCTGTCCAAAACTATAAAAGAGAATTAATTAGAGATATTGATATCTTAACAATTGATGGCGCTTACTATTTTTCAAATGACCCGGTTGTAACTGATTATATTAAATCAATTACGGATTCACTGTTAAATTGGATCACTGTTGATTTAATCAAATTTAATTCTACACTATTAGATCAAACAAAAATATACTTTTTCCCGAAAGTTACATTGGGTGATATACGTGTATTAACACTTAATGGGATTGAAGCAACAATACCTGCAGGACAATCATTGTTAGTTAAATTACATGTAAATACATTAACTTATAATAATCAATCACTTCTAGATTCTCTTAGCAAATCGACTATTAGAATATTAGATGAAGCACTAAAAAATATTGTTATTTCTGTTTCTGCAATTGAGAGTAAATTAATGACAGAATATGACTCCGATGTTATTAACGTAGAGTTAAACGGTATTAGTGGTAATAAAGATTTAAAGGCTTTCACTATTCTCGATAAATCAAATAGTTGTAGCATTAAGAAAAAATTAACACTTTTACCTGATAACAAAATGGTAGTAGAAGAAGATATAACGATAGTTTATATTAACCATTCTGTAAATAAATAAAAAATAAAATACAGCATACAGGCTACAGTGCAATTGCACTGTAGCCTGTATATGTTACATTTCTTCCCACACTGTGGCGGGCGGGTTGATACCGCGATTTTCAACCCAGTCTTTCTTCCCACCCTGTGGGTGGATATAAATGAGCTCATCGCTCGGGTTTGCATACTCAAATTCACCATTTTTGATGAAGTTATTAACAGAAAAAGAGCCCGGGATTTCACTTGGCTCTTTTAGTAATACACACATACTTTGAAATAAATAGGACTGTGTATCATTTACAAACTCAATCATTTTTATACTCCGTTGAACACAGCCAATAAAGACATTTATTGTAACCTATTCAAATTAGTGATATGTGACTGAAAAATTCTAGTTTGTAGTATTTTTATCTTTAAGTAACCGGACGAGCCTGTTAACTAAAACGACCATTAGTTCTGAATTAGTGTCGCAAAATTTATAAGTATCTACATTGATATATCTGCCCACATTGTTAATCTTAGATATGAACCCAAATTCACCAATAGCTAACATAGGTACATCAATATCAGGATATGCATATGTGTATCTGATCATCCAATAACTTCTAGCAGTTTGACCTACTAAATCGATATCGATAACAATATTTTCATTGAATTCACATGCTATTAAATTAGCAGTATAAACAACTGCATTAGAATAATGTGTATCCGGAGAAACTACATTAGATGTCGGTAGTGGCATCATTCTAGAAATAGCAATGCCTAAAGCAATACTGGTTGCTTTTTTATTGATGCTAACATCTTTAATCTTTTCTCTGAGGAAAGATTGTAAATTTATATATTCTGTATTAATCATAATTAAAATTCCTAAAAAAATAAATGGTGGATGATTTTGCAGTTGCAGTAAACAATATAGTTATTTCATTGTAGTAATATAGGATTGAATATAATTAAATTAGGATAATAAAGATAGTTTAGCTGATGTTTCAAATAATGAATTTCCAGCAAGCTTTTCCAGGTCTTGCTGGAGAAGTTGATATTTATGTGCATTTCTGTAACTAGGTTTTAAATAATAAGCAAGTGTTTCATAGAAACCTAGATTATCACTATAATTTTCAATAACCTTGTCAATTATAATATTTGTTTCTATTACAGATTGCTTTCTTTCTTTGCTTATTTTTTTGTCTTTTAAAAGCTCAATATTTTGCATCTTGATTCTATTAGCTCTTGCCTTTGGACTATCGTAAGTATCGCATTCTTTATTCATAAGTAAAGTCATAAAACAAAAACCTATAAACCATACAGCACCAACTAGACTAAGTGAAACAATTATATTTGGTAAACCAAATAAACCTACAATTAAAGACGCCCGAAGAACATAGCCATTGTAAGATATACTACCATCATTATCGAACTCAGTGTATAATTTATCAAGTGCAGTAACCATTTCCCTACCTGCACCGTGCCTGGCAGCAAACATATCCGCTAACTGTTCACATGAGTTAACATCATAAATACTTTTACCTAATTCACTAACTGATAATTTAATATTTGCATCTAGCACAATAATTGCTAATGTTTTTTTATCTTTATTATTTAATAAAGCTTGTCTTTGATCATCATCGAGTTTTAGTAACTCGATCCCTTTTGCAAATATGACATCTCGATCATTACTTGGAACAGTTTTATCTAACGCTCTTGTCATACTAGCTAAAACTTGGTTAGTTGTAATAGTTCTGGATAAAAATTCCATACCTGTAAAAATATGCCCAATTTCATGCAGCATTATAGCAGCTACTTCGGCTGAAGTGTAGTTGCAATTTTTATTAAACATAGTGTTAACCATTATCATTGTTATTGGGATTTTAGTAAATACACCAGTAACCATGGAATCATTTAGAGACACTGATCCATTTATTATTTTAGCATTCATATTTTTAAGCACTAAACGCACATCTGCAAAACTATCATTATATGTTTTGTATTGTTCAAGTAACTCCTTATAATAGTTATCAAGCAGCGTATGGTTATTGCTCATTGTAGGAAACAGCACTGCGAATCCGTCGCCGGATTCAAAATTGACATCTAACCCAGTTTCACTTTGAATAAGTTTGCTAAGTTTTTCAAATGGTTCGGAAAAAAGTATAGGTACATTTGTACCTGTATTAACTGAACGAATTTCTTCTATCTGTGCAGTTAAATTCTTAAATAGTTTACCATCCTGGAAATCAATTGTTTCGTTTGCAATATCATATTGCATTAATTTTTCTCTCATTTTTTACCCAGTTTAAAAATATAAATAAGCCTAATTCTTTGTGAGAAATTAGACAAAAGGAAAACAGTATGGAAACCAAAACGCCAGAGCCCATCATAGAATGCCGCTTCGCAACTTACGTTAAGTCAAATGCAGATCCATATAATGATCTACATGTAGTCAAGGAAATCATCCATAACCCGGACGGTAGCACTAAACCCAACCTAAGGCAGATTTCAAATTTTCAGCGCGACTACTATATTACAAAGAAAGGCTTACAAAACCATACCTCCAAGAAGGAGTGGGCTAGTATAGATGAATTAGATCAATTTAAATCTACTCAAAGAAATCTGGTTAATTCCGTTGCTAGATCTATAGGTAAACCATGGTTTAAAAAAGGAATGAGGGAATTACAAGAATCTCCATTTATTTATGGAACAGATATTTCATCTACCGCTATTATTAAACAAAAATATAAAGATAAGTGGGATGTTACTACACCTAGCACCAATGCCGTATTTGATACTGAAACAGATGTTATCAATGGCACTGAACAAATCATAATGGCTACAGTGTCATTCAAAGATAAACTTATTACTGTAGTACAAGAATCATTTGTAAAAGGGTTTATTGATGTAGAGCAAAAAGTAAAAATGCTATGTACCAAATACCTATCAGAAATTTTCGAGAAAAGAAAAATAAAGGCACAGATTGTTATAGTCCCAAGCGAAATAGATGTAGTTAAAGTATCTATAGCAAAAGCTCATGAATGGATGCCAGATTTTTTATCTGTGTGGAATCTTTCTTTCGATATGGGTAAAATAGTTAGTGCATGTGATAGAGCTGGTGCCAATATAGCAGAAATAATGAGTGACCCCAGTGTACCACCAGAATACAAATACTTTAAATATAAAGAAGGTTTACCTAAAAAAACTACTGCATCTGGTGTGGTTATTTCTTATAAACCCAGTGATAGATGGCACAGTGTATTTGCACCATCTTCTTTTTATTGGATAGATGCCATGTGTGCATATAAGAAAATTAGAACGGGTTCACCTGAAGAAAAAAGTTATTCATTGGATGCTATTCTTGGTAAAGAACTCGATATTGGTAAATTAAGATTTAAGGAAGCTGATGAATATACTGGTTTAAAATGGCACCAGGTTATGCAAAAGAATTATAAACTAGAATATATAGTTTATAATATGTTTGACTGTATATCAATGGAGATGTTAGATGAAAAAACAAACGATTTATCCCTTTCTTTGCCTATGTTTTCAGGTTGTAGCGATTATAATAATTTCAATAGTCAACCTAAACGTTTAATCGATTCACTTCACCATTTTTGTTTAAAGAATGGTAAAGTAATAGGGTCTACAAGTGGTGAAATGAAAGAAGATGTAGATACAGAAACTACAAGTTTATCGGGGTGGGTTTTAAATTGTTCTTAACATATTTTATGAGACCTTAATATATATTGTATGATAATCTACAATTAAGGTTTCGTATGTTTTATTTTGAAGAAAAGAAAGTTTTGCCGTTTAGTAACGGAAGATATTACCTAAATAAATTTGGAGATATTTTTGATTCAAATGAAAACCTAATTGAAGTCATAAAAATAGATAGGTGTAAAAAAGTTTGGATAGAATGGGTAGACGGTGCAAAATATTACGAGTTAGGAGTAATAATAGCAATAGTTAAATATTCAGTTAATCTACCAACGTGTTTATGGAATAGAATCGAAGCACGTTATATCGATGAGAATCCAAATAACACAAATACTATCAATATTTATTATGGTTTCAATAATGGCCCAATTGAATTAGAAAACAAACCTGGGTTTTATTATGTTCCTTATTATACTAGATACGCTATTTCAAAAGAAGGAATATTGTACAGTATAAGAAACGATAGTTTTCAATCTTGGTGCTTTACTAAATACCAAGAAAAGAAAAATATTAAAGGTGGATACGCTAAAGCGTGGGCTAATTCGGATAACGAGAAGTCAAAAAACATTTCTCGGCATAGGGCACTTGGTTTGACTTTTATACATTATCCGAAAAGTCCATTTAAATTAGTAATCAATCATAAAAATGGAATTCCCGGATTTGACAATCTAGATAATTTAGAATGGGTAACATATTCCCAAAATAACCAACATGCATTAGATTATGGACTTATGCCTAATAGCACAATTCCTGTATCAGCTAAAAATTTAATAACTGGAATTACGTTTGAATTCATGTCACTGGAAAAAGCCTCAAAAGAAACTAATATTTCTCCACAGGTTATTTCTAATAGATTAAACGAACAACGTAGATACTTTTATGAAGATGGTTGGATATTTAAACGGAAAGTAGAAAAGGATTGGCCGATAACCGATCAGAGAATAAAAAACTCTGGTGGTTATTTCACTGTTATGGCTAAAGATATATTCAGTGGTGAAATAATAATTTTCTCAGGAATAGATTCTGCTTCAGATGGTACTGGGGTGCATATAACAGCAATCCGAGAACACGTAAACGGTGTTCGTTCTCGACCTTTACATGGTTTTATTTTCAAATACAAAACTCTTAATATAGAGTGGCCTGTGTTTTCTGATAAAGAGCTTCTTATCTATAGAGAATTTCCGACTACCGGTGGTAGAGGAATAATATCTAGAGATGAGAATGGAAATGAAATCGCTTTCTATGCATCGTCTAAAATAGCAGCTAAAGAATTAAATAGTTCAATAGCCCAGATTGAAAAGACGTGTCATGGAATTAGAAAAATTAAAGGTAAAAATTTGTCTTTTTATGAATTAAACAACTAGAACAGATGGCCCCTTCGTTAAGTAATTAACGAATGACAAGTTATTTAATTGCTGGAACCACTCGCTAGACTTACTAACTACTGCTAGATGAAAATCAAAGCCACAGTTTGAAAATAGTAAGGTAGAGTCAATCAGCAGCCAAGACCCTAAGTCCAGTTAGGATATGGGTAAGGTTCAACGACTATCCCGAGAGGGAGTACACTCAAGTGAGTGGAAATAGTAACTACCCTACGATAGATATAGGGTAATGATATAGTCTTTTCTATATGGAGACATATAGCAGTTGTCACTTTTGTAGACAACGGGTTCAGAATAACGAACTGATCCGGAAACAAAGCGTGATGCTTCCTGCGCACATGGTGGCAGATAATGGTTTAAAGATTGTAGAAGAGAATCCAAATCTAAGTACAAACATCAGAGCATTTACAGCTGACTTGGACGTAAGTAGCTCGTTAACTTTCTAAATAGCTGAATAAATTAATTAATTTATTTTAACACGAAAGACCCGAACGGGGGTATTTGTTTTAACATATCTAAAGAAACTACCAGTAGAGAATTAATACAGATAGATTCAATAGAAGATAGAGCTAGAAGAATGAGTGGGATAAATTTATCAGGTGGTTTTACTAATTCAGTAGAGATCGCTTGTAGTCTATTTAAATTACCCTCACTCGATATGCTTTTAACTGAATTTGAAAAAACAAATACTAGCGTCCTGTAATAGTAATATTACAGAAGATAATCTCTTTAATTGCTGGAATAACTTGCTAAACTAATATACTACAATATCCGCGAAAGCAGGTTATGATATGTTTGAAAAATATTAGGTAGAGTCAATCAGCAACCAAGACCCTAAGTCGAAAGATATGGGTAAGGCTCAACGGCCAGAGCGTAGCTGCTCGTACCTGCCAAGTGGTAGGGAAATGGGAGACACCCTAACTAGCAATAGAAGGGTGAAGATATGGTCTGTTCTACACAGAGATGTGTAGAAGCTTAAAAATAAAATAATTAATAATAGACAATTGGAATATTCCAATTGTCTATTATTAACATCAAATAATTTTTTCAAATTTATAATTATCGACAATACCTTCACGATTAATAAAAGCAAATTCTATCCGACCAGTTGTTATATTTAATTCTCTAGAAGCACTATAAGTACTTGGATAATTAAATATCTCCCCGGTTACCGTGTTTGTTACTTTTAGAGGAACACCTTTAGCTCTGGCATTTTTAGCTCTAGCAGGTAATTGTTTAAGTATATGGGCTGTTGGTTGGTGATCGTATGTAAATAAATACCCTTTATATGGTACACTTTCACCATATTTAAGTCTTGCAGAACTTACAGCGGAAACAGTAAATCCGTGCTCTTTAGCTGCATCATTCAATGTGTGAAATATGAATGTAAATCCTGTACTAACATTAGTTACATACCACACACCATAATCTACATCCCAATTGTTTTCATGATAATTTTTATTTTTTAGCGCGGGCCATAATTGACCATCGTCATATTTAAATACATTCCATTTTTTGGTTATGGTTCCAGCAAGTGAAGATTTTAAATGCCGCCTCAAACCATCTGCATTTATATCAAATTCCTCAGCGCAAAAATTAACACAACCATATTCACTAATTACACCAGTTTGTATGTTTCTAGCTAGAACACGTCTATAATTTGTTAACCCTATAGTTATTGCGTGTATTTGGTTTTCAGATGTAGTAACCCATTCTAAATTTGTTAATGTATAATTCGATTTATCACCGTCAATATGATTAGTTTCTAATATATCAAATGATTTATCTTTATGTCTATGCGGACGACCAATAAATGTTTCTGCTAAAAGTCTATGAATTTTATAACTTTTTATTTTATCAATTGATTGATAAGATGTTCTTACGTATCCGTCAAAGCCTATATTATTTTTTAATTTATTACCTGTATTTAAATTTATAACTTTACCATCTCTAGATATTACAAGATCCATGTTATTCGGTATATAATAATATCCGATATATATTGGGTGCTCTTCAGGTACTAATATTTCGTCTGTTTCATTAATCATTTTAATCTTTCATTAATTGTATTCCAGATTTATTATATACGACTGAAAAATTCCGTAATGCAAAATAAATACCTACTATCCAAAATAAATGGATAGTAGGTATTATGATGTAAATTATTTAATTATAGGTTGCTGTTTTACAATGTTTATTTTTTAGATTCAGTAGCAATAGTAGCAGATATTTTATTAATGTATGCTTCTATTAAAGCATATGCTGCTGTATAAACATATGGTTTTAAATCATCCAATCCTTCATATATTTTAAACCCATTTGTAATTAAAATTTCTCTAATTTCATCTCTAGTAAGCATTTTTATTTCCATTAATATTGAACCATATCAATGATTAAAAAAATAAAAAAAAAAATAAACATATGTTTATTTTCCAACATCTTAGTGAACATGCAGCCCGTGTTGGCAGGGCTGCATGGTTTGGGTAGCGGTTAGTAAAGATCCTTCTCTTTCTGAGGGTACTTTTTCCTAACGTCATCCAAGGGCATTTCGCCTCTGTAGACCAGCATCAAGTCAGTGACCAAGGCAAATACCTCGTCACTACCGTCTGCCATCGCATCCCAAGGCTCGTTTTCACGGGTGAGGCGAGCCTGCACACCCTCCAATGAAAAGATAGGAACTATCAACTGGTAGTCCTCCCCTTCCATTTTGATCTGGAAGAGAGCATCTGGACTGTCGTCCAGACGCTCACACCGTGTTATCCATTCCTTCACGGGAATGCAGCAAATCTCTAACAACGTCCTCACCGCTTTGCGGGAGCCATTGTTGGCCAACAACTCGCTGAAGTTATTGGTGATAGAACCAGAAGCGCAGAGAATTGAAGACATAAAAAATTCCTTAAACCTTCGTCCTTTGGGGATATAGACCTTAACGTAAGTAGACACTCCATACTAAGATCAAAATAGTCATATGTGACTGAAAAAATCTGGATTCAAATGTTTACAGCATATGTAGCTATCATATTCGTGATGTCACGAATATGATAGCTATGTAAACATTAACTAAACTGTTTATAAGCAATTTCCATTTTAGAATCATATTTATTTTTTAAATATGCAGGTCCATTATAAAGCCGAGCTACAGTACTCCATTCCTTATCAATTAGAGCTTGGTGTAATACATTATTAGACTTAATAAATTCTATAAATGCATGTAAATGATTTTTTTCACTCTTCATCATAGCATCTACAAATTCTTCTACACTAGAATAACCACATTCTTTATAGTTAGCAGCTAAAATTTGAAACATACCCCAGCTACAGCTAGCCATAGCAGCAGTAGAATTAATAGCACTAGCTCTCATATATTTAGATATTTCGCCTTTACCACCAATATAACCACCAGGTTCTTTATTACAAATATCTGGATTTTTATTACAACATTCTATTAAAGATGCACTATTTAATTTTTGAGACATATATTTATAAAATTTATGTCTTTCAAATAAAATTATAGGGAACCCGTCTTTTAAAAACCCAAACTCTTTCGATTCAGTTTTAGCAAAAGCCTTTACTGCAGCAACTTCTACTTTTAAAACATTAGCGGCATATGAAAAATCTTGTTCATTTAAATATTTGTTTTTAATAAATGGTGCAGCACATTCTTGTGTTTTTTCACCATAACAAACACCATGTTCATCTATTTCGTTTAATCCGTTATCTTCTTGGTATTTGGCTATAGCAGCTTGGGTAATTTTACCTATGTTACCATCTACAGTTAAATCTAAATTATATTTTTCATTTAATAATCTTTGCAAAGATTTAATGGATTCATCGGTATCATGTAAACCAAATATTTTTAACATTTTAATTTCCTTTTAGATTAATTTTAACATAACTTTATTAAGTTAACCAATGGCTACTCGTATAAGTTCCATTGTGGCAAACATAAGCCGTTGTAGGCGACTCTTTTTTATCTTTAATGTGGCAATGGAATTTTGGCATTGTATATTTTGTTACTACTACATCAGCAATACTGTTTAAATGTCCGTATTTCTTAAAGTCACTTAATAACTCTATTGCAAATCTTCTATTAAAACTCATACTGCTACATTGACCACCAGGTCCATGTGCAATAAATTCCACTGACTTGGATAAACTAAATTTGTGCGAATATACTTTTAATAAATGGCTGTATTTATTAACTGTAAAATCAAACCCTGCATTTAATATACAGATGCTTTCTTTAATGTGTGTATTGAAATATATATCATCATCGTCTACCCAAAAATAATGAGTGCAATCTTGATCTATCAAATATTCTAAAGGTATTTGATAAGCTTTACTGGTACATATATTCTCTTCAGTATGTAACCATTTTATTTCAAAATCCGTTTTTAAGTCAAATACTGCCCACTCGTAGTTATCAAGTAATCCATTTTGATGTATAGCCATTACATCTGGTTTTATAAATTGATTTTGCATCTGTAAAACAGTATGTCTAATCAAATGTGGTCTACATCTAGTAGGTGTAATTACTCCTATTTTCATATTTATTCTTTAAGTAAATGACTAGACGTTACAGTATGTGAATGACACACATAAACAGTCGTAGGATGTTTGTCTGTATTTTTTAATAAATGTCTAAATTTTTTCTTTGTTATCTGACTCACTACTACATCTGAATTTATTTTACTATTATTGTTATATAAGTCACTCAGTAATTCTATTGCAAACTTTTTATTAAAACACATTGAACTTGAATGTCCATTTTCTTCATGTGATTTAAATCGCATATTTGGATCAAAAGTGTAACCTGCTTTCTTAAGCAGTAATAAACCAGTATGGCTATTTATAGTATAATCGTACCCCGACATAAGGGTACTAATACCTTCTGCTATATGGTCATTAAAATAGATGTCATCGTGATCACACCAGAAATAATACTCACAATCCACATTTACTAAATGTTGTAATGGAATAGAATACCATTTGTCTTGAGGTAGTGTTACATTAGTATGAATCCATTTTATTTCAAATTGTGCTTTAATGTCTTTAATAACCCACTTATAATTTTCGACCTGTCCATTTTGATGTATTACTAAAATACTAGGTTTTAATATCTGATTATTTATTTGTAATACTAGGTTACGAATGAAATCAGGTCTGTTATATGTAGGTGTAAATATTCCAATTTTCATATTGTTTTATTAATTAATGCATACAATTTAAACAAAAAAGAAAACCCGGAGGGTTTTCTTTTGATTAACCCCAAAGGATCAATCAATCAATAATTTCTACCAGAAGCCATATAATTGTAGCTCCTTCAGGGAGAGTAGTTACTCCCACTTCTAACCGGGGTCCAGAATATTGCCCAACAATAATTGCTTCCCCGACCCCAACTTTGACAGTCATGCGCCCTTCTGGAGGTGTGACATCCATTCCCAGGAGGGCTCCGAAGAGCCCCACTGAGCTTGCATGTCCAATAGCTGACACATAACCAGGAAAGTCAAGAAGATATCCGCGCGCTCTTTGCGCATTCAACACAGTGGTTTTCACCGTGGCGTCCATGCTTGTAAGCATATTGAAACTAAACGCAGAGGCGAGAAATTTGACTATCGACATGATATATCCTTTCAAAGATACGAACCCTACAGTAAGACATTACTGTTTCTAATTCAATTTAGTGATATATGACTGAAAAATTCTAGAATATACTATCGTTTTCCTATAGTTAGGAAAACGATAGTAGGTATTCTAATTAAACATTAAAGAATGATAATACTTTTCTTCTACCTTCGTCGCTAAAGGAATGTTGTAAAGTCTTTTGAAAATTAACTTGACGTAAAGCTTCTTTTCTACCTTGAACAGGTGCAGCAATCTTAAGTAAGTTAACAATGCGCTCATATGCCCAGCGCTCTTCTTGTGGAAGAGCAACGTGATCCATAAAACGAAACACATAACGTTCATGGAATACATCATCTTTAAATTCATCGAATAAGCGCAATAAAGTTACAAAACTCAATTGAAATTCTGCACCAGTAAATTCAATAATAGAGCGAATAGTTCTAAAGAAAGTAACTTGATTGCGGCTACCATCTTCTTGAGTCATAGTGCGACCAGGTGCCATAGCTAGCATATATGCTTTAACTTCTTCGATGTTGTTAATTGCTACTTGATTTTTAGTGGCGGCTATTCTATCAATTAAAGAAGAAACTTCTTTAGTTAACATTAAACCACCAGCGTGCAATTTCTTTTCTTCGATAACTGCTTTTATTTCTTCTTGTGTAGATACTGTACCTACAGGTACATTAGATTTTGCCACCACTGTACCAGATGTAGTTGGCTCAATAATAGGTTCTAGTACAGGATTAACAACAGGTGCAATAATAGCTGTTGGTTCTGTTTTTAAAATGATGGGTGGTTTAGCTTGTACTGGCTTTTCATTGGGAAGAGACATTTTTTAATTTCCTAAATTAATATTAAAAGATATAGCGCTAATTAGCACTCAGACTATGTTGAACTATTTTTAATTTATTGCTGTTTTATAATCCATTTTAGCTAATGATAGTGTTCTCCCATGAGCCGCCTTCAAATATATTAACAAAAATGAACTGCCATATTCACTAACAGCAGTACTTAAACCATTTGAATTTAAAGATAAGCGTTTACCTACGCAAACCTTACATAGATCAGTTAACGGTAATTTACAATACATAGGAGATCTCACCATGATCTTTTTACCTAGATAAGAAGATGCATCGGCTTCGTCCACAACTGTTTTACTACCTTCATTCATAATAACATTAAAACCAATTAAGTCTTTTTTATTATTATCATCTACAGTTAAAACTTTTCCTATTTTACTACCACAGTCATCTTCTGTTACATTTAAATTGGTAGATGCTCTAAGTAACCATTTTACTGCAACACCACCTAGTGCAGTTTCTTGACCGCGATTAAATGAAGCCATTCTAAGTGAATTATTCATAGCTGGAAATGCATTTAAATCCCAACCTTCATCCAATGAATTCTTTATCAATTGAACATCAATACCATTTCCATTTGGATCTACTTCCGCGCCATGCATTAAATAGAGTTTTTTTCTAGTGCTTCTAGATTTACCAGATATCAGAAAATTATTAACTGGATCGCCTTTAAGATATTCTTTATCAAAATCCATTAATTGTGAATCTATTTTTGCAATCACACTAGCTTTATTTAATTGACCTGCATTTTCCGCTAACAATTTTTCTTTATATTCATTTAATCCTGGAGGTGGTACTAATGATTTTTCAGTTGCAGTCCAAATACATATCTGAGAAAACCCAGTTAAAAAGAAAACAGAATTTCCAAATTTTACATACTCGTCAATATATACTACATCATCTTTTTTGTCAGCAATATTATCAGGTGTAGCTTCAATAGAATTAACTATCATCTTTTCTATTTTAGATATAGAAAATAGACCTTCTTGATACGGTATTTTTTTACCAAAAGAATTTACCAAAGTAATCCAATTTACAAGTAAATTACCATAACTTGTATTTATGTTTTGGGTTAAGTTAGGTATATCGTCAGGTGTAATATCTAATCTATCTTTTGGTTTATAAAGTGGTTCACCTGCTACAAAATCATCGATTTTTGTTAAAGTATTACCTGATTCTGGATCACAAAAGAAAAAACCAACTGGTGTTTGTACTAATCTATAAGGGTAGGGCTCTTTCTTGTATTCTTCTTCGTTTTCTCGAACGATACAAAAAGCAGCCATACTCCAAGCTAAACGTTCGTAGCATTTAGCTTTCATCGCTTTTATAAATAAATCTTTCTTATTCATGGTTTATCCGGCGAATAAATTTTTTTCTGTTTAAGATTCCATGCACGCAGTTCTTTAAATTGTATATTACAAATGCCTAGACTCATCAATAGTATATTTGAATATTCGTACAGCATTCTTTCTCTTTCTTCAACAGGTACTGCTAAATATTTTTCCTTACTGGGTGGTTTATCTACTTGACAATTTACCATTAATGCTTCTGGTGGTTCCACATAAACATATTTATCAGCATATTGTATTTTGACTACTTCTTTAGTTGCGCATCCAAGCATAAAAACACAACTTAAAATAATTAAAAGATATTTCATTTAACTTCCTTTTGTTTCGTTACAAGCATCTACATCTGTGGAACAATACGTTGCATATAAATTATCTATATATACAGCGCTCTTTTGATTTATTTTTTCATCGTTAGTAATATTTGATTGGTTTATATAATTTAATTTTTCCTTGACATATACTTTTTTTTCTATAATTTTATCCTTATAAATTATTTTTTCTCGTGCATTTTCAGTAACTGCATTAATACTAACTATACCTGATGCACTATTCTTATTAAGTTCTTTTTCTAAGTTATTTATTTTATCTTCTTTTTTACTAACTTCTATTTTGTTTAAGTTGGATTGATTAATATAGTTAGTTATATATGAGTATGCAAAATAAACAAGAAGACACGAAATTAGAATAAATAAAAACCCTTTTATTTTGTTTAGAGTAAAAAATAACCTAGATAAGAAAAACATATTAATACCTTTTGAATAAAAACTTTAAATGCACATATTATCACTAGCTATAGGTTTTTATAAACATAGTACCCTATAGCTAATGCATCGATGCTATGTTCATCTAATGAATCAAATGGTATATTTCCTGTATATTTAAGTTCTGTTAATAATTCACGTATACTATCTTTCACTGTTATCTTAGTTGCATTACCTTTTGCAAAAACTGCTTGCTTAACTTCTGATGGTGAAACTAATCTTAATGTTCTCCACGGATCGAATTTATACACCGTATTTCTAATTGCACATATTACTTCCGTCAATGCTTGAAATGCACTAGGATGACGGAGTCCAAAAAATGGAGATTCGGCACAAATAATTAATGGATTATACGATATAAATATATCTAATAACTCAGTTGTTAAAAAGTCTATTCTAGAAAATCTATCTCCATATGTATCAATTAACCAACTACTATTTTTATTTAACTTAGACGCATCTATAGTAAAAGCAATACTGCCACTGATTTCTCTTGTTTCCGCGTCTATTGATATAACAGAGACACCTAAGTGTACTGTACCAGGATCAATACCAATTATATTAACTGTATTTATAGAATCGTTTGGTAATTCTAGCATAAATTTAAACCCTTTATTAATCTTCATCATAACAAGTGTAATATAAATATTAATATAAATACACCACTAGAGTTTTAATCTAGTGGTGTATTTATGATTAAAACTTACTTATTGAAAAATAATTAAATCTAACTCTTCAGTTGTGGTAGCATTGTCCACCTGCTCATTAAGTGTTTTCTCTTGTGTAAAACATGACTGAACATGTGAAGCAACAGCTGTGGCGATAACTGTTATTTCAGGTAACCCTAATTTAACAAATTTCCCTGATGTAGTTTTAAAGTCAACTTCAGTTAAAATATTATTTGCTAAACTAGTGAATGCTGAATTAATTAGTGATTGCGACTCGCGTGTAGTCGAAATACCAGAGCCATTTAATTCTATCCCGCCAATTTCTTTATTGTAACGCAATCTAGCAATATCTAATTTCTTAGATTCTTTAGCAATACTGAGGTTAGAAAAGATTGTATTGTTTCCTGTTAAACCAATATTACTCTCATCTAGAATTGGAATCACTTCCATATCCCACATATGAATAATTGAGCTATTTTCAATATATGTCTGAAGTATTACATTACTCGGCGGTATTGCTAACTCTCGCAAATATTTTTTATTTGTATCGAGTCGAGTATATTCTACAAAGAAATTACCCAATGTTTGGTTTATTTCTTTTATTTCCCATGTGAATTTATATTTCATAAAAAAATCTTTCTATTTAGTTTTAAACGCCACTATTACCGTTAGGTGGATTTACAATTACCCAATTTGATGTTGCCAGAGCCGCTCCGTTAGAAGGATTCTGCAGTTGTAATTTAAATGTGAATCCATTAAACCCTGCAGCTCCAGTTCCACTTGCATATAGAGTAACAGTTTGATGTGTTCCACTTCCCAATGTAACATTGAATACAGTAACACCACCGTTACCTAAAGCTCTGTCTGCACCAGTACGTACTTCTAAGTCATGAGTATAACCTAAAGTAGAGTTAGCCATTACTATTTGAATTACACTACCGGGAGTGTGGCCAGATGGGTATATATCCAATACAAAATTCATATCTGCATCTACAGTCACTGTATTACTACTAGATCCATTTAAACCTACTGTAAAAGTACCTAACCCAGCTGATTTACTAGTATCATTAATAGTGATTTTAGGTGCAGTTCGAACTAAAGTCATATTAACACTAGGGTTACTCATAAGGTAGATACATGGCCTGAACGATTCAACAGCGGGTTCAGTGACCGCGTCTGCTCTAATACCTATTGTACATGTAAAGCTACCGCCACTAAATTGACTACCAGTGCCAGCACCTGGCAGTAATAAATCATTGACAGTTACATTACCAACAACATTGTATACACCTATCCCAAATGATCGACCAGTTGTATCATTACTATTTACTTTAATTGTTATATTTGCAACGTCTAATTCATCGACAGTTATATCAGAAGTACTGTTGTTTACTAATATTTCATATGTATTATTAACAGGGGTATCTAGACTAGTATCTCTGATAGTAATTGTGTCACTAGTTTTGAGTACAGTCGCTGATCCTTGTTTTATAAGAGCTATCACAAATGACTCTGGACCTTCGGTTTTATTGTCTTTAACTATATAAATAGTATCAGTAATACTTCCATTAACGAGAGTTTTATATGTACCAATAGGTGATGAAAATGGTGTAGTTGGACTAGTCCCAAAATCTTCCATTGTTATATTACTACTCACCGGCATAGCGTATGCTCCATATGCAGAACCACTAGTATCATTAGATGTTACTACAATAGTTAATGGTTCGCCTTCTGCAATATTCGTTGAAGATACTTGAATGTTATATGTAATTGTACCACCACCACTAGCTACAGTTGTGAAGGGTGTGTATACCTTAGTAGCTGTTATATTAGCATCGGCAGATTCCAATGTACCATTACAAGCAATTCCATTACCGGCACTACTGGACAATGTCGATGAAAACGTTTGATCTACACCTGCTACAAGTGATATGGTACCCTCGTTAGGTGTAAATATAGAATTACCACCTCCAACTGTCACGTAGGATATCCCCCATCTAGCGGACATTGTTTTTGTAGATCTTCCTTTGAATGTAATTTGATTTCCGGCTGTAACTGTTGAAGGACCTGATATTGTAAGCACAGCTGTTTCTGCACCAGCTGAAACATCGAGGTATTGGGTAATTCCGACTTGGTCACCTAATGTCCCAGTTGGTGCTGCTTTTCTTATTTCAATAGAATATCGACCTGGCCCACCATTTGTAGCTGTAGCGTCATTGATACTAAAACTATAAGGCGGATAGGATGTATATTGTATACCATTGGCCAATGAGATTGCCCAATCATCAACTATTGGACTGCCAAATTTAGCTGTGTTTTTAACAAGTAGTCGATACCACCGACTACTTGAAGTAGTTAACCCTGTATTAGAATCTATCTGTCCATTTATTGTTAATATAATTCCTACCTTATCAGTTGTTACTGCGCTAGTTTTAGTCAATGCTTGAGTTAAAATTAAAGTTTCAGTGTATGATGGTGGGGGAGTTCCGCTGCTTCTACTAGTATCATTAATTGTAACCGATGCTGATACCGGATTACCTCTAGATGGAGTAACAGTTAGGGTTAACGTTTCAGCACCTTCAGTTGTAACATCCGATTTGATTGGTATTATAATAACAACGTTATTAGTAAACGTTATAGGTGTACTCGATGCTAATAATCCGTTTGTGATATCACTAGCACTTACACCAGTAACAGCCCATGTGTAAGTTACACCAGTGCTATCTCCTGATATTTTTCCAAATTGAAATGCTGCATCTGAACCTTCGTCTACAGATGATTGAGATGGAGTTAGTGACCAAGTAAGTGCTGCTGGTGCTGCTGTACTGGTATCTTTGATATTGATTGAAGATGTGACTGTATTACCTACTGCGGGTCTAACGGTGAGCATAAAATATTCATTGCCCTCTGTTAACATATCTGCTTTAATCGGTATTGTAATTGTATCTGATGGGCCGGAGTAGTTTTTCATAGTTACAATCGAACCATCTAAATCAGAAGTATTTGATACGCCACTAAGTTCAATAGTATATTGTACACCTTCACCTGAGCCGGATCCTGCACTAGTAGAGAGTGTAAATACAGCACTTTGACCTTCATTTATATCAACATTATCTGGCGTTAATGTCCATTGTGGTACTGTTGGACTTGGTGGTGCTGCTGTACTAGTATCTGTAATAATAAGACCTGCTTGACATACATTACCTATAGCTGGTGTAACGGTTAATATAAATGTTTCCTGACTTTCCGTTTTCATGTCTTCGGTAGCTTTTATAGAAATAATAGCATTTGATCCTGTGTAAGTAAGATTAGTGCCAAAAGAACTACCAAATATATCTGTACTATTTCCAGAACTAGTTTGACCTGTAAGAAGCCATGAATAACCAACACCAGCACCTGAACTTGATCCTGTTTTTGTTTTGAATACGTAATTAGCTGTACCGCCTTCATCTATAACTGTATCGTTTGGAGTTAGTTCCCACTGTGGTGCATCTGGAGGCGGAGCAGTTGCGGTATATTGAATAGAAAAAGATGCCGAAGAACCATTTGTAATACCACCAGCATTCACTGTGACCGATTTAGTTCCACTCGTAGTAGTATCGGTTGTTGCTTCAATCTCCCATGTTGCTGAATCATTATATACATTTTCATTACCACTACTATATCCTGCTGCAATAAAACTTGTATCGCCTGATATTGTCCAACTTAATTTAGAACCATTAACATAACCAATGGTTGTTGCTTCACATGTAACTCTACCGCCTTCTGATATTGATGTAGGTCTAATAATTAGATCTATTACAGTAGGTACAACTACTGGAGTTGTATATAAGACATATGTTTTTGTAGTAATAGTACCGCATTTTATAGATATTTGTTTTTTACCAGAAGTAATATCATCGCTCTTTGTTTGTATAGTCCATGAAGCTGCGTTATTATTTATAGTTTCATCCCCGGTCTTAGCACCATCAACAAACTCGCCTCCATATGTAATATTCCAAGACAACGTAGTACCATCTGCATAACCAGTAGTTTCTGCATTACAAGTAAAGCTTTCACCTTCATTTATATCATTTGTTGGATCAATAGTTAATTTAGTAACTACTTTATTCACTGTTTTCTCTGTTACTGTAATCACACTACTAGTAATAATAATAATGCCATTCTTCTTTAATGAAATTATAAATGTTTCATCTGGATCAACACCATCGTCAGCTGTAGCACCTATGTTTGTAATAAATTGGCCAGACGAAAATAATACTTGCCCAGTCGATTTATTTAAATCTAATGGAGATAAGCCATTACTTGGTACTATTTCCCACATGTAAACTGCTGTTGGATCATTTACATTAGTCGTAAATGTTACGGTTAATTGTGAACCCTCTTGTACTGCGTTATTACAATCTATTAAATAATAAGGTGTATCAGTAGGTGCATCAGTAGGTGCATCAGTAGGTGCATCAGTAGGAGGATCTGTATATGTTACACTATTATCATTAATTGTAATATTAGCTGTTGCTGCAACGAGTGCATTATCTACGTATAGGTTACCTATAAATGATTCCAAACCCTCTGTCTTAAGATCTAAAATTATTGCTACTGTAAATAAACCTTTATTATTAATTATAGTTACGTCACCAGCTGTAATTGATACATCTAAGTTATCTATTGTTCCAGTTAAATCGTAATGTAGGACTGTATCATCTGTAACATATTTTGTAGTCACATAGAAAATAACATTTTGCCCTTCATTGACACTTGTGACATTAGCTCTAATTCCATAATTCTTAGCGGGTGCTTCAGTAGGTTCATCAGTAGGTGCTGCTGTCGGGACTGGCTGTTGGATAATATTAACATTTGCTGATCCTGCTACTAATTCACCACCTAAATACAATTTAGCCATGAATATTTTCAGACCTGCTAAATAATCTACATTTGTGTCAACACTAAACACACCGCGATTATTGTTAACTGTAATTACACCTGCAGTGGGCGATAGATCCACATCTTGAAAACTACCTGATACACCATAGTTGAAAACAGTGCCATCTGGGATATTTCTAGTAACGACGTAAAACAATACGACGCCACCTTCATCTACGTTTGTAACACTAGCCATAACAGTGTAAACTGCGCCTAGATATTCAGGTGATAAGCTACTATCATTAATAGTGACATTAGCTGATGTGGCTACTAATTGAGTACCCATGTATAACTTAACCATAAAGGTTTCTGCACCTTCAGTTAGATTATCTGCCAATGTATCAACACTAAATACACCCCTGTTATTAATCACAATAACAGATCCGGACATAGGTGTAAGATCTGTATTATTTGCATTACCCACAACTAAGTAATTAAATGTAGTTCCATTTAATATATTCTCAGTAATTACACTAAATGTAACAACGCCACCTTCATTAACATTAGATGTATTTGCTACAACTGAATATGTTGGAAGTGTGCTAATTATTTTTGTAGATGTATCGTTGATAACTATATTAGAAGTAGTGGCTACTAATTCACCACCCAAATATAGTTTTAACATAAATGTTTCAGAACCCTCAGTTGTTATATCTGCAAATGTATCTATGCTAAATAATGCTTTGTTATTTACTATAGATATTACTCCACTAACTGATGAAACATCACTTGAATTTATAGTACCAGTAGCAGTGTAATTGAGGAGAGTCCCATCTTCTACATGTGTTGTTACTACACTAAATACAATTACACTACCCTCATCTACACTAGATGCACTAGCAGTAATTAAGGTGTACCTAATATTTCATATAGACTAATTGTAAAAGATTCTAAACCTTCTGTAAGCATATCTTCTAATAAAGATAAAGTAAAAACAGCTCTGTTATTCACTATTCTTACATCACCGATTGGTATACCTGTAAAATCTACACTGTTTGCTACACTGTTAGGTGTAAGCATCCAGTGTAGTAATGTATAATTCGGGACATTGGTCGTAATAACAGTAAATGTTATTACGTCCCTTTCCGTTACAGTATTTGCATTTGCATTTAATCTATATGTAGATGTTCTTCTGCTTTTTCCGTATGCATTAGATAAAGATATAGTTCCTATTGGGACATCGAGTAGATCTCTACATGGAGTCCCACTCAATCGTATTAAACCATTGAGAACCAACTCAACATTAATGTCATTTAATGAGATTGGTCCCGTATACTGTAGAGTCATTTTTTATCCTTTTTTTTTTATTAATCCCATTAATCTGAAATTGCATTTAACCTGACATGCATATCCTTAACCATGTCTAAAAGTATATCCATATTGCTATTACTTTGTATTAATCGATTTTCTAAATCTATACATTTTTTCGCTAATGCAATAGTAGATACCAATGCCGCCGGACCATATGAAACCGATAAAGTATCATTTCCAACAACACACTCCGGTAGCACTTCTTTTAAACTTTGAGCAGATACACCGGCTTGTCTTGTATTAGTATCTATTCTGTTGTATGTACCTGATTTTACATTGCTTAGTTTTAGTAAAAAATCATCGGGTAAATTTTTCCAATCATTTTTTAGTTTTTCGTCTGAATATGCCGTTACATCTCCAGTTGCGATAAGATTGCCATTGATTGTCAAACTACCTGACATTGTATCACCAGCTTTATTAACCGGTGTATAACCTAAACCATTAACAATATTGGTATTGTTAAGAATCACTCGGCTAGGACTAATCTCAATAAGTTGTGCTATTAATTGCGAAATATCCACACCGGCTACTTTTAATCCATCTTGAAAATCAAATGGTAGACGATTTCTAGATCTAATAAGATTACTCATTTATATAAACTCCAATAAAAATTAAATTGACGACTGTTCAAGATACTCATTCTTCTTTCGAAAAATAGCATCATATAAACCCTGAATTTTTTTCTTTTCCGCTTCAGTTAATTTACTTTTTTGATTGTAAATAATATCTGTAAACCCTGGTGGTAATGGCGGTATTTTATTTAAATTATCTTTTACCTCTAAATCTATTTTAACATAATCTGACATTTTCATATCTGACAAAAAGAATACATCAATTTCCCATTTAAGATCAGTGTTTTCAATTGGAAATATATATCTTTTCTTATGCATTCCGCTACTGGCTAAAAGTTTGAATTGTTTAAAAGCATCTTCACTAGCTGTTAATTCAACTTCTTGTTCGCCAATATCTAGTTTTATTTTTGTGGTTAATACAAAACTCACTGTACCTTTATCATCAATACGCCTAATTCGGATTCTGCCTGATTTTGCGTTTTCATTACTTTTAGGTATTTTTATTTCCCATTGTTCTTGTATTGTAAAACTTTGTGCTTTATCTAATATAGTATCATCGGTCATTCTTGCATAAAAAACATACTCTTTTTCATTAAAAGCTACACCTGTAGGTTTATTGTTTTCTTCTAATACTTTAGGTGATTCTTCTAAAGATTCTTCTGCATATTGAAATATAGTTTTTCTCATTTATTTTATCCAGTAAATTTGAAAAGTATTTTTGATACAGCAATATCAACTTTTGTGGATATGTTAATATCTGTATATATATTACCTAGATATTTCCTAATTGTCATTAGCGGGTTACCTAATCCATCACTTGACAATATAGTTAAACCCATTAAATCTTTTGCTACTGTTTCAATATAAGCAGCACTTGAGTCGTGCAAATATTCTTTTTTATCTATCATATACTGATTAATATAATCTTCATACGGTAATCCGATTGTTTGAATTCGTATAAAAAATTTATCACAGTAACTATTTTCTTTACGTAATACGAGTTCTTTGTACTTAGCATACATTCCAATATGATCTTTAATATCAATTGTTGTAGAAGTATCTTCAATGAGTTTAATTTGTTGTTTAAAATTATCTATGAAAGTTTCATCTATATGAGATAAAAATGATAAAATTTCTTCCGTTTTATATCTTGTTAATAAGCTAATTAGTTGACAAAATTTAATTTCATCTGGCTCATCCGTAGACACAATGTCTTTAATTATTATTTTATCAAAGTAATATGGTAATTCAAATAAAGCATTAACTATATCCACTAGTTGGGATACCATAATATCTTCTTTTAATTCTACTCCTTGTATTGTTAATAATGATGTAAGTATTAAACGTAAATCATTATATAAACAATCTAAAATTGTTTCAGGTCCGTGTGTATTATTATTTGAAACTGTTCCATCAAATAAATCCATGTAATTTGGAACACAGTATTTTTCAAACACAACAACAGCTGAATCGAATATATCAACAGTTTCACTACTGCTAACATATATCAAATAGTTTCTTAATTCATCGTAGATCATAAATCTCACATTTAAAAATAAAACATATATAACTATTGTTTGTACCAATATGCGTCGGCTTGTCAAATCATTGTCAAACCGTATTTAAAATTAATTCTTATTTAGGAATTTCATGGCAGCAAAATCACTATCAAAAATACACAAAAGAGTGTTGGATAAAAATAGAAAAGAACTAGAATTGAATAGACCAACAAACAATTTTTGGGATGACGCAAGAAATCATTATGTACAATGTGTAGAAGCTATTGCAAAAGTAGAGGGTACTTTAAGAGATAATCTAGTTGATTTTGTTAAAGATGAAACAAAAGTAAAAAAACTTGATGACCCTATAGCTTTAGCTAATAATATTACAATCCTTACAAAAGATATAGCTGAGCATAGCGATAGATTAACTTCTATATATGCTAAGCATTCTGATAAATTAGGAGGTACAGTTACACCCGATGAACATATTGAATTATTGCATATACACGGAGAATATGCAGATGCATTAGAGATTTATGAAGCTAATATAATACCAACAATGGCACATATATTAGAACAAATAGGGATAATTAATGAACTAGTAGATAATGAAATGAATTTAATGAACCCAAATGTTGTTACTGATGTTGAGATTAAAACAACTAATATCAGCGAAAATTCTTATCAACCAAATGTAGTTACATTACCAGAAATTAACCAAAATACTGAGGCATCAGAATGATCAACACTCCAGATATTCAAGAAACACCGGCACCATTTACGTTATCCGAAAAAGAAGAACCAATTCCGTTAATTGAAAAACAACCAATTATAACTGAAGAAAAAACATCTACAGTTGAACCATTAAAAACCAAACAAAACTTTATTGTCCAAGTTCCGTACTCTGAAAAATTAGAAGATGAGTTTAGTTATGATAATGAAACAGCTTTTTTACCAGCAAATACAGGTAAAATAACAGAAGCAATTATCAAAGATATCCCACGAACACGACTTGCTGAAACACAGCAAGGTAAAGAGTGGATTGGTGCAGTTAATGCTGGTATGGAAACAGTTGTCTATGGTGATGGTTTAAATAGGACTGTAGATAGAGACGACTCTGATTTTGTTCAAGGTGTAACTTCACCTCAAGGTGTTCTAACTGCTAGTGCTCCATCATTTAAAACAAATGATGGTACAAAGTTTACAGGAGAAAGAGCTAGATTACGCATCAGACAAGCTTTAAAATTAGGTGTAATATTTAATATACCTTTATGGCATAGTGGTTTCTGGATCAGAATTAAAGCACCTAGTGAAGGAGATTTGTTAGAATTGTATCGTCAAATTACATCTGAAAAAATCTCGCTCGGTAGATCTAGTTATGGTCTATTATTCTCTAATAATACTTCTTATGCATCGAAAGTGCTATTAGATTTTTGCATAGAGAATATGTACGAGTCATCGCTAGCTGTTGCAGAAGGCGACGATATTCGTAAATACATTAAAGCACCTGATTTATCGGTTTTATTTTGGGGTCTAGCTTGCAGTGTATATTCTAATGGTTTTCAGTATACAAGACCCTGTATTTCTGATCCAGAGAAATGCAATTACATTATTAAAGAAAAATTAGATTTATCTAAATTACTTTGGACTGATTCATCATCTCTAACACAGTACCAAGTAAACCACATGACAAAACGTCAGCGTGGTAGTATGAATGTAGACAGTGTTAAAAAGTACACTGATGATTTTATCCGTGGACAAAAAAAGAAAATAGATTTATCTGATTCAGTAAGCATGATTATTAAACTACCTACGATCGTGGAACATATTGATTCTGGATATAGGTGGGTAAACGGAATTGAAGAAAACTATAGTAAATCTTTAATTAAAGATGAAGCCAAACGAGATGAGTATTTACTATCTCAAGCAAAAGCTACAGCAATGCGCCAATATGCACATTTTGTAGAATCAATTGAAGTAGCTGGCGATGTCTACGATGATATCGATACAATAGAAGAAGTTCTTAATGATCTAACTGCTAGTGATAAACTTAGAACAAATTTTATGAAAATGGTGGCGGAGTACTTAGATAATTCTGTTATCTCATTAGTTGCAATTCCTACATTCAAATGTCCGAATTGCGGTGGAGAACAAACATCTTCAAAAGAACATGTTCATCATCCTAAATTAATTCCGATTGATGTTATTCAAACTTTTTTTACATTACTCATTTCACGCCTGAAAAAGATCGAAGCACGTTAAATGAGGTACATGTAAGTCAAGCTGACTTCGGTCTGGAAATTGAAGAAGATTGCTTATTATTTAAAGTACTTGAAGGGGTAAAAAAAACAGATATTGTTTCTAGTAAAGCTATATTACAACAAGCGTATGAGAATTCGAATGGTATACATGATTATATCTCACAAGAGATATATGAACAAAGTATTTCAGACCCTAATCTCAAACGACCGTTATCTAGTATAGCTTTACATAACGCAGAAAATATCTGCGATGGAAGTAGACTATATGAATTAATTAAACTATATGCAGATAGAAAAGTCTATTCGCATTATGGTTTATCTTTATTAGATTACCTTGATTTACCTCACGATATCGCAACATATATCATGGCAGATTGTACAAATAGGTTACAAAAAGAGTATGATAAAACAAGTGAAATTTTAGATACAATGAATAAAAAATAAAAAAAAATCTTCCACAGTACATTCCTTTTTAGGGGAATGTACTGCAGGAGAGTCTTTTCCCGTATTAAGTTTCTCAGGCTAATATCGGGGCGCAGTTTCTATAAGCATGTTGCTTAGAATACTGGCAAACATTTTTACTAACTGATATCCCGATCTTTAGTTAGCATTCAGAATACGGATGTCTTGATAGACCAGTAGGGAAGTTTTGATAAACACTTTAATCAGTTTTAGATAAAAGTTACATCTCATTTCCAAAGGATAGTTCAGGTTTACCCCATATTCACATTAATTATATATGACCGAAAAATTCTAGAATACGATTTTTTTAAATTGGAACTAATGTGGATTTTAAAGATAAATGTTTAATTATTTGGTTGAGTTCCACCATTTCATTAAAATGTTTTTTAGCAATTCTTAAAGAATCTAACATTTTAAGTTCAGCAACGGCAGCATTACCGTTGTAAACATTATGATATATCTCATACTCATTTTTTACATTTGTGCAACATAAATCCGCTCCAGATATAAATTTGTATATATATGCTCCATTATTAAGTCTGGCTTTCTTTAAACCAAACTCGTTTGTATATACAGTATACGGCGGCGGCGCGCACATTAACATTTCTATCATTAACTCATCCAAGCAAGTTACTTGAATGGGTCTATTCATAACAGGTATTCCTTTGTGATGTATCTTCATGTTAATCTTCCTTTTTGTTTAAACGATAGTCTTTAACATATGTTTTAGAAATTTCTTATCTTTTACAACCATCTGGGATATTAAAAGATTTTCATTGTTAAACATTTTGTACCTTAATTGTGTTAAATAACTCTACCTGAATGTACTTCAGTATAAGTTTTAGCTCTCTGTTCCAGTAGTTTTTTCTTTGCTGAGTGATATTCTAGTGATTTAGGTATATCATCACAGACTAAATATAAGAATTTAGTTGAGCAGCCATCTGATAACTTTCTTAATCTACCTAACGACTGAATATTGCTCTGAAGACTATTGATTGTAGTAGTTAATATAACTGTAGTTAGATCTGGTATATCTACTGCAGTTCCACTACTACCCAATGTAGATACACAAATATCAGCTTCTATTAGATTAGAGTAATCATCTTCAGCTACATACCTTCTAATATCAGCTAACCTATATTTGTTTTGTAAATACATTACAATTTTATCTATCATGTCTATACTGTATGCAAATATTAATAGTCGTTTCTTTTTCCTTTCCTGCATTAAATAACTTATTTCAATAGTATAATTAATTAGTTCCAAGTATCTATTTAATGTTGGAATATGTTTCATAATACTTTTCTCAACAGCATTATGAGAATAATTATTACTACCCCATTCAGTAGTTTTTATTAATTCCGGTTTATTAAATCTAAAATGAATTGCATAAGAATTAATATATCTATCTAATCCAATATCTTTATATCTGTCCGATAATGGATATGCTAGTAAATGCATTTTAGTTATAAATGAATCATTGCTTACCATTGTAGCAGACAAAGCAATAGTATATTTTACATGTGTATATAAATCAGTTCTAAAACACCCGTGGTAGTGTTGATGTATTTCGTCAATTAATCGTACACCAATTTGAAGTGTTCTAAAAAATTCATATGGGTAACAAGCATATCCCATATCGATTGTTTCTTCTTTAAATTTTTCATATATTCTTATCCAGTTATTAAAAGTTGTGTTGCTAATTATAATTGCTTTTGCAGTTACTTTATTTTCTTTAGCCATCATTAATAATGTCATTAATGATGCGCTACCAGCAATAACTAATATATCCTCCTTATCGATATCATAAGTTTTCATAATATCATCTATCCACTTCTCAGTATAAGCAGGTTTAATAATAACCGCAAATCTTAAACCTATTCTAGATATAGCGTTTAAAGCAGTGACTGTTTTTCCTTTACCTGTTTGTATGCTAACAAGTTTATTTCTAGGTTCATCAAGTGTTAACCAATCTGCAATAGGCGCTTGGTAATCTCTTAATACCCAATTTGGTTTAATAGGTAAATCTACTTTGACAGCTTCAAATTCATCTTCAATAATAAATTCATTTTCATTTAAACTGTACCTATGAATAATTACATGTTCTTTGAATTCCTTTAAATTATTAATATGAAATCTAAATGAATCTCTATTTTCATTAGAGCTTGCAAATACTTTTAATGGTGTTCTAACCATTTGGCCTTTGACTGGTTGAAATCCATAGTGAATTAATTTTTTAGAAAAAGACAAACAAATATTTCTAGTTTTATCTGTCAACTCGTCAACGCTAAAGTGTCTACTATATATAGTAATTAACATTTATTATTTCTTTCTTTGTTTATTAAAGAATTAACACTAAGTATGTTAATTCTTTAATAAATATTTATTATAATAATTAGGGACCCGAAGATCCCTAACCCTACTTAATGATTTGGAAAAATCTTATCGGCTATTAAAATAGAATCAAACGGGTGATCAAAACGATTTGTGTTGATATAATTACTAGGAGATATGATGCAATTTTTATGCCTCTCGTAAGCCATCACGGGTGCCACACTCCTATTGTTAAGTAATAACCTCATTACACCTAATCCAGATGTTGTCCACGGCTTAGGTAGACTATAATCCCCTTGTGTGGCAGAAACGACCATACTACTATATATTACAATATCTAAAATTGCTAAATTAATAGATAGTCTACTATTTACTAAATCATGAAAATTGATCAACATAGCACTGGGTTCAATTGTACAATCTCTGACAGTCATATCTTTCACGGTAGCTTCTAGCATATCAGATATTTCTGATTGATGTAATCCCATATGAAAATGCTGCATTGGTAATGATAAAATAGGTAGTTTAAAATCCCATTTACTCATGTCTATAGAGTACTTATTATCTTTAGTAATAGACCAACCTGTATGTTTTATATAATCTAGTAATTCATGTGTAATACTAGCCAGTCTTTTGTTTATACTTACTTTAATAGGTATTATATCTGTACCAGTTGTGCTATTAAAAACTAATGCAATATGACTTAATTCGGATATCCTAGTTGTATTTAGTTTTCTAACATTATCCACCAAATTAATATCAATAAGACCTAACGCACTAGCCGACTCAAATTCAAAATGCATATCTTTACCTTTTAAACTATCGTTCAAATAATAAAGATTACCATTTATTGGTGCATTTAAATATTTCTTTTCATATGGTTTTAATGAGATACCTTCGATGACAGCACTACTATCTAGATGTTTAATAGATAAAACCATTTGAGATATTATCTCAGTCATAGATACACATGCTGCATGACCTAAATTAGTTTTTGCAGGTATTGATTCAGCAATATTTCCAAAACATACCTCACATACACCGTATGGGTCTGGATGCATACATCCAGCTACTATTGATCTTAATTTAATAGTTTTTCCTATTAAATGTACATCATTTTTATTTACTATTTTTAATGTGTTACTAGTTTCATCTAAATAATATTTTCCTGCTATTGTTTTAAGATCACCATCTCTGTTTAAACCAACACCATCGTATCTATTATCCCTAACTGTCCATAATAGATAATTTGTACTACCACAATCACCCATATGAAGATTCTTAACGTTTTGACAAATCAATTGTTGTCGCCGAGAAAAATATTCACTCTTCTGTAATGTATCTGTTGAGAACGCGATCGATTTTGCAGCTGATCTAGATTGAATCATACTGTCATGTAAACTTCTAATACCTTTTACATATCCACGAGTAATTGGTTTTTCAAATTGGTTAGAATCGATATCAGTCAATAAACCACGTGGACCAATACATTGTAGAGTTTGATTCATATCAACAATGTTTGATTTAACAGCTTTTGCTAGCGAATTATTTATAAAGTTATTCTTATCTTTAATAGTGTTACTAATACTAGAATAAACATTTATAATTGATTCTTGAGTTGGTTGCATTGCCTCAATAACATTTTTAACACGCGGGTCATTAGTTACTTCTAGAAAATCCAGAATATCAATAGATGTCACATATTCTTCAAGTCTATAGGTAAGCTCATTGTAAAGGTGATTGGTTACGTCGTATGCTAATTTAGCCAATTGATTAACCAGTTCAACTCTATCTGTTTCAATATTTGTATATGCATCGAAACACGACCATAAAACATTTTCAATTAATTTTAAATGTGTATCGCTACTAACTAAATCGTCACCAATAATATATTTAACATGATGTTTTAATAACATAGGTGTGTTTATATATTTTCTATGAAAGTCCCATGTGTAACTACTGTAAATACATTCTTTATAATTAGTAAGTATAACACCATCATCAAATTTTACATGAAATTTACCACGTAATTTACCCCACAATTCTTCAGTGGTATACAATAACAATTTTCTTCCGTCAATAGTCAACATTATTTTTCCTTTTTTAAATGTCGATTAAATCGCTTTAAATATAAACTCACATATACCTCATAAAACTCCTACCAATTAGGCATATACTTCTTATATTCAAACGAAAAGCCAATTATCAAATCTACCAGTTGTAGAATTTGCTCTATCTCTGGCTGAACTGTTTGATAAACCGTTAGCTAATGCAGCTTCACCAATTGTATTATAACAAACATTGTCTACCATTAGTTTTTTACCTTGTTTTTCTACTATAGCCGCTTTATGTTTTTTTGCCCAATCTTCATTGTAATCATATCTAGAACTAGCCTCACTTATTTTAGCTTTAGTTTCATCAGAAAAACACCTGCCTCTGCTAGCTATCGATATTTTTTCAATGGCTTCAGGTGTATGTTTTTTACCTAAATTTTTCCCCATCATTGATACTCTTCTTTTTTCTTTTGTTTCTTCAGATTGTTTTATACCAAGGTGCCCAATTCGATTTTTTTCAATTTGTTCAGGTGTTCGTTTTAAACCAGTATGAATTTCAGAAATACGGTTTCTAAATTCTTCCGATCTAACAGCACCTTTTGAACTCACTTTTGCATTTGTTGCAATATTATAAAGCACGCTAGAATCTTTATGAATATCCAAAATACGCTGTTCTAATTCTATCGCTTTTTCTTTATTCTCAGCATGTATTTTAATAAAATTAAATCTATCATAGAACTTTAATTCAGGTGTACTGTTATATTGTTCTTGTAAATTTTTATTTTTATGAACATTATGCTTTAAATCACTGATATGCCTATCAATTCTTTTCTCTAAATCTCCAGAACTTCCGGTATAAAATTTATTATTAAGCTTGTCTTTTATTAAATATGCTCCAATTTCTTTATTCATAAATACCTCTTTAAACAGCTTATAACAGCTTATAAATATTACATGTATACGGCTATCAACTTTCAAAAATAAGAGCTGATAACCACCTTAAAACCCCTACCAATTAGGCATATACTTCTTATATTCAAACGAAAAGCCACCCACAGCCGCCATATGTTTTGCCAACGCTAATGGTTTAGACCCACCTAATGCTATAATGTTTCGATCTACTAAATTTTCTACATTTGTAGGTGTAGTAGAACTAAGTAAATTTTTAATCATATGTTTATGTGTCCGTGGATTGTTATTTCTATCTATTAATTCCGCTGTAAAAAGTTCGCCAACGTAAGATACATCAATTCTAATTTCAGCTTCACCTGAACCACGCACTGCTTGCAATCGACTTGGCTTAGAATATTTATCTTGTTTTGTTAATTGACTTAATACACCAAAATTTGATAACTTACAAGTAGATACTGCCGCCCAATCATCACCAGTTTTCTCTAGCAAAATAAAATACATTGATGCTACTCGAACATTACCTTTTGTAGTTACTCTGTTTCCGGAATTACCTGTGTATGTAACGGGTCCCCAAGTAGGTTTATATACACTGTTTTCAATTTGCATTACCATGTCTGTAGATTCTGGTTGATTATCCGTTGGCAGATATAAGTAAATACCTTTTTCAATGATAAATGATAGATAATCTAATGGGGATTCTGTTTTACCTTCCATAATCCAGTTATACATATTTGGAGATGTTATTTTATAATAACCCAATAACGTCATCCATACAGAACTAAATATATTTGGATCAATATTAGCTAAATGTTTTTTAGCCGCGCTTTGTTTTAAAAATGGTTGTATCCCTAGTAACCGACAAATATATTTATGTGTATCTCTGCTAGCTGCATTAATATACATCTCATATACTCTACCGATATTCATGCGAGATATAGTTGAATTAGGATCCATAACAATATCTGCACGATTACCATCAGCATCCATTGGCATCTCTTCACTACTTGCAAGTTGACAAATAGTTCCTTTCGTTTGTGTTCAAGTAGGTTCGTTAAGCCCACCCAGCTACAGCGGCTCTCACGAGCGACTAAGCTTCTGTATGTCACCATACAGACCAGACTATATCTTATTCATTAATAATGAATTTCCCTGTTTCGAGCCACTTGGCTCTACACCCTGGTAAGGGGTTAGTCGTTGAACTCTCTCCCGTTCTGGGAGCTCAGCTGCGGATTGCCTAATCCTCATATCTTTTACCATATCTGAGTAGTTAATTCAGCCCTTATCTCTATTCCTAGGATAAGTTGGTGCATGAGGCTATAAAGGGTTTCCCGTCAATTAAGGGATATTTCTGTCCTTTGGACAGAGGCTTTTTTATTTTTGCAAATTGATTATTTGTTTCACCCTGAAAAACCCAACCATTGTACTTCTTTTCCGAATTATTAAGTCTTCTTAGAATCGTTTTAACATCTACATTAAAGTAATCGACGGCATTTACTAAAGAATCAAATTCAACTACTTCACCACTCATTGTGTTTGTAGCCGTTATTTTGTTTCCTCTAACACCAACACCTTTTGCGTTAACATCCCAAGGCGCATCTGATTTATAACGAAATAACCATTGCTTATACTTTATTTGTCCAAAAGTTTTAATTAATTTATTATAAGAAGCCAAATCTGTTTTAATTTTTAACATTGTTTGTAAGTCCACCCAGGTAGCTGCGCAGAATACATCACCAGTTACTAAATCTTTACATTCAATTGGTTCAAAGTAATAATTGTCAATGTAATTAATTACATATGTTGGATGCAATTTTTCAATTGCATTTATTAATTCAAAAACATTTAGATTTTTATCCTCCATATTAAAAAAGTTTTTTGCTTTTTCTAGACTATGAAAAATGCCGACTACGTTTTTATCATTTTTTATCAATAAACTAAAAGCTTCATCTAAAGATGCTGCCTTAAGTTTATCATAATACCAATTTACATCGTCGTCGGACATTTCTTTTACTTCGTAGTATCTATTTAAAAGTCTAGGCTTAGCGCCCTTTTTTAACATTTTAGAATTGAGATAGTGTTTTAGTCCAATAAATTTACTAGCGTCCATTAAAGAAACAAAGTGCGATACTTCCCCTGTAAGATGATTTTTTACCTTACATGGTTTGTTGATTGCATATGATCCTAATGTGTACGCGTGCTTACTGTTATGTGACGAACTACACCATTCTAAATTAGAGTAATGGTTATTTTGTTTATTACCGTCGATATGATTCACTATTGGTTGGGTTAAGAAATCTCTATTTTTAACCCAAGCCAATGCTACCAATCTGTGAACTTTAATATGTTTGTATGAATTCTTATCTGGACAATATATAAAAACTTCAGGGTAATTAAAAGACCCGCGATTAAACCTAGGCACAATACGATAAAAGTGAACATCAATTAATTCTGATTCTTTACTGATTGCGTAATCCGTAAAATTAGGTATTATCCTATATTTATTTTGAATTAATATAGGGTTTGAAAATACCATTGTCGAATTAATTGTTGCCCTAATCATGCCTTTGCCTGCGTTTATGAAGTTAATTCGGAAAGTATATTCGTGGAATTTTTCAGGTAAATTTACTTCAAAATGTGCTATTAGTTTTAACCAAGAAACATCTACTTTCCTTATTATTCCGAACATCTCTATATTCACAAATCCATTACTATCAATGTGAATATCACAAGGTTTGAGATCATAAGTCACAAACCGCTTCTCGATCGAAATCAATAATTCTGTGTTTCCTGGAATACTTTTGAAGTAAGTATTTTCAATTAGGCATTTCATATGCGTCCTTTATTTATTGACACATACTATATACCTAAATTCATCAATTTATAAAAATGCCAAACCACCATGAATATCAGTTAACTTATACCCAATTCCAGGTGTTATATCATATTGAATAACAAATTCAATTCGGTATTCATCTAGAGGTGCTTTTCTATAGAGCTTACTAACTTTTACATCTGACTTCGTACCGGTTACAGATAAAGCTTCCACTATTAATCTATGAAATTCTGCTGTCATCCTTAATGACTCGCCTCTAATAGCGTGAAATTTTCGCCACACATTAACAATTTTTGTATAAAACTGACGATTTGCATGGTCGTATTTTTGTGCTTGTTTATCCATGTGGATATCAGCGCAATTTGTTTTTGATATATCGTGCACTATTTTAATGTCAACTATTCTTCCGCCCGGACCACCTGCATAAACAGTGCTATCAAATAAAAAATCCACCTCCATTGTGTCTTTAACGCTTTGTTCTATAGGGGATAAAATATCTGGTTCATAATTTCGAAGCGCCATTAAAATACCATCCGATCTAACTAATTCCCCAATATCCGGAAAAGGTTTATAGTTATTTATATCGCCGTAAAGATTAAGAGCAAATCTTTTACTACCGTACTCTACTACTCTATTTTCATATGTCTTAAAACCTAATTTTGGTAAGACATCTTTACATATCAAAACACCGTCTTCTGATGCTGCAGGATGTGTCATTAATGCCATATTTAATTCAATGCCATATTTATATCCACCATCATCACTTATGTTTGGAGAGTCTAAAAATATAGTATCTTTGGCTATAAAAGCACCTATCCGTATTTTATCTAAACCACTTTTACCTTTATATTTGAAACCAAAGTATTGGTGATTAGAACAATACTTAACAAGATTTATAATACCTAGTTCTTTAGTAGCAACATCTTCGTATACTACAATAGTTTGTGGATTTTCGTTAATACTATCTGGACCTAATGTTTGTGTATACCGGTCAATGATATCGACAATTTCACCATCCACTGGCATTTTGACATTGAATGTATATTTACCATATTCATTTTCAATACCGGTTTGGCATTTTCTTTCAGTAGAACCATTTATAACAAGCATTTGTCCTAAATGCGAACTTGTCATATATACACGACCAGATGAATCGTGTTGAAGCCATGGATTGAAAGCACAATTTGATACTAAATCCGCATGCAATTCATTCGGCTCTATTTTATGATCTAACATTTTTCAATTTCCTTTTTATTAAAGTGAAAGATTGTAAAGTTCCAAGTTAGTAATATATGATTATAGAGGTTTAAAAATATGGATATTTATTCGTTAACCATTGATAATGGTGAGGATGTTTTTTATACAAAAGGTTTTATGGATGTATTAGAATCACATTTAAATTATTTTAGATCTAATTTAAATTTACGTGTTATAGAAATACAACCTAAAAAAGCGGATATTTACAATGGTGATTTATTTGGTTATTTAAATGAACTAAATATATCTCCGCAATATCATTGGCTGGTAATGAGAATTAATAATTATTATTGTAATTCTGAATTTGGTCCCGGTAAAAAATACCTTCAAATACCAAATAATGGTGAATTAGAACAAATCCGTAGTGTTTATACAGCCACTGGAAATATTTACCTTTAAAAATAAATGGATTTTTACTGACACTAAGTATTAACTTAGTGTCAGTAAATATTTTATTTAAATATTACCAAACCCACCAAATTGTCTATTTTGCATAGGCATCTGTTGGTTATACATAGGTTGATTATACATAGGCATCTGCTGATTTTGCATAGGCATCTGTTGGTTAATTCTTAATGCCATGGGTCCCGACATTGGTTGATATGTATTATAACCTTGTTGTGGAGTGTTAGATTTAATTAAAGATGCGAAATCTAAGCCTCCTCTATTTGTAATAGTTTGGTCATCTTTCTTAAATTCCACCTCTTTAGGTACTTGTTGAAAAATTGGATAGTTTGTTACTGGTGGGGCATTGATTTGTGGTGGCGCTACTGCATAAACAGGTGCAGTAGCTTGTGAAGATTGATGACTACTGTTACCAGTTTGCATTGGTATCATTCTGATATCTTTCTCATAATTATCTAAGTTATCGAATGCAGATATCCATTCACCATTATAATTATATTCATCAGTATCATCTTTAAGAATATTTTTAAAATCATTTACAACAATATTTGTTCTACTAACAATTTTAGTTAATGCTCTCATTAATGAATCTAATGATGGTGCAATATCTGTTAAACTACCTGTATCAAAAAACTTATCTGTTCCGATATCTGGTATGATATATTCTAGTAGACCAGCAAAAACTTCCCTATCACGCGTTCTAACTGTTATATCGTAGATTTGTTTCTCTTTCTTCATTAGTTCATTATAGAATGGAAACGTAACAATAGTTGCCCTACTGTATTTCTTTAAACCGACAGTGCCACCCTTTTTAATAAATAAATGAACAAAACACTTTTCACCATCATTACGAATTATTTTTTCAACAATTGATGTAAGTGTTTTAAGTGTATCTTTATCTACATTTTTTACACTGACTAACATGTTAGCTTGGTCAGGTGTTAAGCTTCCATGCATTTCTGTATTGAGTGCAATATCCAAAAGCTCCATCATCAAGAAGCCAATTGTTTTATTGAGTCGCATGTTGATTGCTCTACGGAATCTTCCCAATACTGGACTCTCGGGACTCATGATATCTTCACATAACGGATGGAATGCAACTCTATTAGACCAATCTGGATTTTTTAAATGTTCTCTTGTTGGTAATACTAATCTTTTACCATCTACTGTAAATGGCATAGTTCTACCTTTATCTGAACCGGAAACGTTACCCTCACTATCGACAACTAATCCACCTACAGATAGTATATTTTTATATAATTCAATGATATCCATTTTTCTTTCCTTTAAATTAAACCAAAACCATTCTTATTAGACATCTGTTGGGTCGAGTTTTTGTTATCACAGATGGTGTCAACTATATTGCTAAAGTCAGATGCAATACTTAAACAGTTATTATAGTTATCAGTGATAACGGGAGACATTAATGCATCGCAGAAACTAGGTGTAACATATGTTGTAAACGGTCCGGAGTTAATTGATAAATTAATCCAAGTTTCGAAAAGCAAATCACATCTAACATCAATTGCAAAATCCATTTGATTATTAAATGTTAAATCCTTAAATAATTCATTTTCTAACTTAAATTCCATTACTCTAATATAATCACTAGTGTCTACATTACTCATGAGGCTTTTAGCCTCTGAAATTACTATACTTATTTTTCCACCTATATCTCTATTGGTTGCTCGGAAAAAGAACTTATTAAAACAACATTCTAACATATAGCCTGGCAAAGATTGACTGATACATGTAGCAAAAGCTGTCTCCATATCAGCTGCACCCCATTCAGACGTACTCCCTGCTTGATGTACTGTTGCTTTTGTTATAGGTGTAAGCTGCACTACCTGTGTAACATTAAATATATTTTGATCTATTGCAATTAAATCATTATACGTAAAAGAATCACCGTTATTATTATTTCTATTTCTAAGAAATGACATAAATTGATCATCTGAAACTGAATTGGAACTGTTTATCCCTATTGCTGTTTGGAGAATATCTCCCCTATTAGATTCATGAAAATCTAATGGTTTTGCTTTTATATAAGCATCAAGTATATTTGCAACATATACTGGAGCAATAGAATTAGTTCTTTTTGATTTAATAGGTACAGTTGTTATCAAACTCTGCACATCTATAAAATCACCTAAATCTTGATTTTTCTGAATATCTGCTACATCCATTTGCATGTATACATCTTCTGGCCGCATGCTGTAAGTTCTTACACTATTTTGAATATTTGTATAGTTTGTATTCGATAATACGTGTGATGAATCAATAGCATTTTGGTATGTTTGTGTTCCCAATGCAGTAACATGTGTCATGTTTCTAGTTGTGTTAATTCCATTAATATGGAATCTCATCTCTGGGTCTATGCTATTGTTAATTCTACCTATACCCGCGTAATCTGTATAACCAACAATATATTCTGTCACAATACAACCCATTTGTTCTTCAATGCACACTTCCATAAAGAAGCGTAATCTTCTTTCTTGCCAACCATTTGGAATAAATAATGTTCCCTCCGGTGTAGCAGTTGGATGAATAAATTGTGTAGATACACCAGCTAATATATTAGGTGTTATAGTTTTAGCATTTGAAGATTTTTCTACAATAGAATTAAATGTTTTTGGATTTAATCCGCTTATGTATGGACGTTTCCATTGCTGACTATAAGTACCTGTCTCTTGAATAATTAACTTATTTATTCTCATGGATTTGACTCCGTACATTGATGCCATAGTGTAATTCATTTGTGTTCCTTTTACCGACTTTTAACTAATTCCAACATTAATTTTGCCAACAATACTTTTATATCGTGCGGACAACTATATCTTCTAATACTTACTTTCCCTGTGATATCAACAATATATTCATCTCGTAATGTTAGTAACCAATCCCTTTGTCCAAATAACTGAGTGATCTCTTCTATTGCACCTATGACAGTATTGACTACCTTACCTTTTTTTCTATTTGCTGTTATTTTTGAAAACGGATAATATATATTAAGTTCTCCAATTAAATCGCTAGGTATTCTAGCGCGAGAATCGATGCCACTTAACATAGTTTCATCTTCGTTATTTGTATTAACTGCGCTCATTAAACTAGCTATTATTTTATGTCCAGATTGCCATAAAACTGTTTGGGCTATAGCAATTGCATTTATAATTTGTATTTTGCTTATATGCATTAATCCTCTCGGTGAAATAACAGGTTTTAATACATATTGGGTTAGGGTTATTTGTTGCCGATGTATTTTTTCATTATATAATGCTTTTGAATCAAATAGAAAATTATTTAATAATTCTAGATCAATATCTGGTTTTAATTGTAACGCTACTTTGATTGGGTTATTCATAAATTCCTCTAGAATAACTACATCACCTAGCGGCAATTCTGTTTTGATCTTATAACCTTCTAGTCTAGAAGCATTATGATCATTATGCGCATCATCATTTTCAAACTTTTTTGCTTTAATCATACTTGCGTATGAACCAATATTTACGTTTGTTATTTTATGGTTAACAAAGTTCCATATAAAAGTTACTAATGATGAAGATGGATTAGTTCCAGATACATCACCTACACACAACCGATTTATTAAAACTTTAGCTAATAACCAAGTTGGATAATTTTCACTACCAATTCCATTTAATATCGATGCATTAATTGGTTTATCTTGTTTATCACTATCATCAGGTATTTGTTTTAATACATATGTCTTTAGTTTCTCCATTGGTTCCGAATTCATTATATAAGTTTGCTCTAATAGATACAACGCATAGAACTCTTTAAAATCTGTACCTGTCTCTCTTTTCGTCCTATATATAAATTCACCCCATATTGGTACCATAATACGCAAAGTAATAGCCATTGTAATCAGATTAATATAATCTGATTTTAAATATGTCTTATCTCTACTACTTGGTTTGTTAAAATCCACTACATAAATATCATCTAATTTATATGGGAATGTAATATCGGAATGAAAATTCATCCATTGTTTTATATCATCCAGTTTATGCTCATCAAATAAATCTCTTACTACTGGGATTAATTGATATATTAATTCAGAGACATCGTATATATCTTCAAATATAAACATTATTTTCTGAAATAAAGAAAATATCTTTTCTGTTTTATATTTATCTAAATGTGCCCAATATTGATTTATATATTTAAATACATCGTAGCCAGAATAGAACGCCCTTCTATCAAAAGAACTTACATCCCAATTTAAAATATTATCTCCATGTGTTATAGTTAATATTAAACTATTTATTTTAGCTGTTCCTTCAACAATTTCAATTTTCATAAATTTCCTTTTTAAATTAAAAATTGTATATTATTAATAATTGCATACATAATAGTAATATATGATTATTAAAATTTAGGTATATTTATATACTAATCAACCTTACTTATTAATTAGTAAGGTTGATTAGTTATTGTATAATTCTAAAACGGAACGTCTTCTGTATCAATATTATTTAGATTATTAGGTTTTTGTCTATAGTTACTTCCGCTACCGCCCCCAGGTACATACGGTGGTGGTTCTACGTATTCCGTGACAAGTAAATTACCTACAAGATTTGACCAAAGATTGTAATAACTCCTAGCGTATAAATTAGACGCTTGCGCTTCCGAATATTGGGTTCCATCAGAGTGAAAGAATTTATGCCACCGTTTATCTGGTGCATTTACAATAAATTTAATAATTGGTTTATCGTCTTTTTTGGATACAACAGATAAATAAACACATCCTTCTTTATCTTTACCTACCCATGTGTCTGAAATATGAATTGGTTCATTGCTTCTTTTACCATCAACAAAATCAAAATTAGTATTCATGATTCTATTTTTTACTTCAGTTTGTGATTCATATGCAATTTTTAATAATTCTAAAAATGTATAAAAAGTAGGTGCATCCATTGCTGCCGTAATTTTACCAAAGTTTCTTTCTTTGGACATTTCCGCTGGATCATTACTATGCACAACAATGCGTGGATTATTATTATAGAGTTCTACTCTCAAATATGAAAATTTACCAGGTGCAGTCGGACATGGGGCAGATAAAGACAGTTTAATGTTATTTAGAGCTGTTTTTTTAATCTCTGGTTTCTCAAACTTATCAGACATTTTAATTTCCTTTTTTAATAAGATTAGGGTGTTATTCTACACTTTATTGTTGTAATTTATATTTTTTAAATTACATCATTTGTTTCAAAATTGATATTGTGTATGGGTCTTTTAGATTATTAATTTGTAAACACTACAGCCTTTTATTAAATCGTTCATTACATCATACTCTTTATAATTGAAACAATATAACCATCTTTTATATTTTCAATGCCAAACCTAACACGATCATCTGATGTATTATAAGTCCATTTATATTTTTCCGCTATAGCAATAATTTCGGTTCTTGTGGCTTTTGGCCATGGATGAAAAGTACTTTTATCGCCAAAGATTTGTAGAAAATAATGATTGAATGGTATCCTAACTAAATTTTTGCCTTCATAAAATTTGGTATACCATAATGCTTTACTAAGAAGCTTCCCGGTGTGGCTTTCCAACAAGTCTAAGTTTTTAAATTTTTTACTATTTAATAAATCAATTGCATAACTAGTAATAATTAATACATTTTTCTTTTCAGGTGGTTCTAATTTTAGTTTGAAATGTAATATATCTTCTGTCTTACCATTGTCTTTAAAAAACCCATTAATAGTATTTACTAATAAAGCTGTGTATGTTTTTTGCTTTATTGTTGTATCATTTCTTAATTTACCATGCGGGTACTTATGCTCTAATCCAGTATAATCGGATACATAAAATACACATTTTACCTTACCGTAAGAAATATCTTGGATCAGTTGTTTAATGAGAGAAATTTCTTCTTCTAAAACATCTTTAATTGCAGCAGGCGTTACTTTACTAAAACCGTTTTTGTCAATTGACCCCAAAATATTTCTAAACAAAGTAAATATGTTGATCCATACATCATCGTACTGCGTTATATCAACATGTGGTGGTTGTATTCGCTCGGGATCATATGTTGGATTTGGACCAGTAGCTAGACTCTCTAGCGCTAAACTGGTTCCAATACTGCAAGGATATGCAGACATTGTTCTATCTGCTAAAACATTTGCACTATAGTTCAAGTTAAATCCTTTAGGTGTAAGTTACATCTGTTTAAAATATCACTATCAGTACTGAATTTATTTATTCTATTCATTACTAATGGCAGCAGTGTTTCTTTATTTATTACGATAGGTTCATAAATAGCGTCTTGGGAGAAAACTACTGTACTATCTACATCAGTTGTTTCTTTAGGTAAAAAAGACCAATGTAAACACGGCCATCTTTTCTTTAGAGTATCTGAGCTATTTACAATTGGATTATTATATTTAGCTTCTACTCGTATAAATGATTCAGATCTAAGATTTTTTACAGATTTATCTATTTTCTTTAAATTAAATTCAATATCATCACTAGTACATTTGATTGTCATGAATACTCGTGCACTATAATTGACTATAAATTTAATCTCATAACTGTAGTCTTGGTTAATAATAGCTGTAAGAAAACCTTTTTCTTCTTCTTCGCCAAATGCTAACCTATCAAACGACCCTTGTGCATATATTCTATCAAGATTTGTTCTTTTATGTATATGACCAATAAATATTAATCCTTTTACAATAGCTAAATATTCTTTACTATTATGCTTAACATTATCTTTTATCACGTTACCCATTTGATATTCAAATAGACCATGCATTATAGCAATATCAACTTGGGTTAAGTTCTTAGATTTTAGTAAAGATTTTACTTCATCTAAAGTATCATTAGTGTCATGACTCCATTCGTCTGGAACATATAGTACATCTATATCAAATCTATCTATATGTTCAATACTTAGAGACTTGACATACAGTAGATCCGGACAACAATGTGATACTTCTGCATGTACTTTGCTTATTATGTTGAATCTCTCAGACTGTTGTCTATCATGACTAGGTGTACCTTCAAGTATTCTGACTAATATATTATATCTATGACATTTTTTTAAAAATTTAGATATCCACAAATCTATTAATCCACCTTCAATACTGGGGTACGATAATAAATCATCATAAAAATCACCTGCAATTACAACCATGTCTATTGTTGACAAGTGTTCATCACATGAGAAATGTTTATCTAAATTAGATATAATAAATTTTGTGTCATTTCTTTTGTTCCCGAGGTGCACATCAGAAACGACCGAGACTCTAAGTGGTTTCATTTAAATACCTCCATGAAGGGTATTTAAGGCTTCTAAGGCGACGTATAATAATTGTAGAATCTAGATGGTGTACTTTACTTGCATCGATTATAGAGGGATATATAACATCATCTATAGTTACTGGTTTTCCTTTTCGTTTATTAGCAGCTAACATTTTTATCCTAGTTACAGGGTTTGCCCAAGCATTTTTTATTCTATCAGATTGTTTTTGTTTTTCATTTTGATTTAAAAAACGTTTTTTAACGTGTCTAGATATATTGGCACCATGTTCAGGATTACTAGTTCTTATTTTCATAGCAGCTTTAAATTTTGCTCTAGTTTCTTCATTTGGGTAAACCCCTTTAGCTGCTAATCGCGCATCTGTTGCTATATTAAGTAGCCTGGGATCATTAACATAACAATCTAAAAACTTCTGTTCTAAATTAAAAGCCAACTCTCTCGTTTTAGTAGGGTATATTATAAATATAATATTGTCGACATTAACATAGCTCTTTTGTAAATTTTTATTGCTACTAATTCCTCTGGTTAATTTAAAAATATGTTGGTTTCGCCTACTATATAAATCGTTTGTACTACCAATGTATATATGTCCAGTAGAAATTAAATAGATAATATACACTCCTTTAATTTTAGGATTATATGTAATCCTTTCTTTGTTTAGAGGATCTTTACTAACTATTGCTCTGGCGATATTTAAACGTATACTTCTTTCAAGTGTTTCTTTTTCATGAACATCAGAAACGACCGAGACTCTAAGTGGTTTAATAATCGAATTCATCTATATCAGAATGCTCATTTTTTGATTTAACATTATTAACTTGGGTTTTTCCGTAATGTTTAAACACATTCGTCCATTCATTTTTTAAATCAATGAATTCTTGCGATACCATATGGTCGTATCTATTATTCAATTCTTCTTGAATAATATTTTTTGCCAAGTTAGGGCTTAAACTTGCTTTTTCCCTAGCTACATTGAAAGCATAAGCAATATCTTCACTGCGCTTTAATATAGGTGAAAATACATTTCTGTCATGTAACGGTGGTATCTTTATTACAAAATTACCTTTTGCATCCACGATGTTGACTGCACTATAATTAGTACCTGCTATAATAAACCATTGCGATATTAATTCATTTGAATTTTCAGTAGTCTCACCACTAAACAATGGTAGAAAATATGTAGTAAACATAATTTCAGGTAGGGTTCTTACATCTGTAGTTTCCATAGCCTGAAATCCTTCCTTTAAAGAAATTAATCTTTCATGAAAGAGTTTATTTTGTATTTCCGTAATTGGGTTAGGTTTTGAATTATCCATAATTATTAAGTTTAGTAATTGCTTGAACTTTTCCATCATACGCTTGAAGCATACGTGTAAATGATTTTCGTGTTCCGTTATCTATTACAATCGCACTAATTGTAATAGATACACTACCTGATAAACTTGCCGGGTCACTTAAATAAACTTCAATTTGACTAGAATCATAGTACCTGTTCAAATATTTAGTTAATTTTTCTTTTATATCGTAAATAGTTCCGTCTATGTTATTACCATTTTCTTCTATGATTCGCGGTAAACTGGTGACATTACCGTAATACAAATATGTCTGATTATAATCAGACAAAAAGAAATGGCTTATCAAAAATTCAAATTTAGTAATAGCGTCTTTTACAAACCCTAATGTTGATAAAGTCGCTAATGAAGTAGTAACCATACTTTATTAATACACTTTCTTTTAAATAGTTAGCAGGATTTACTCCTGCTAACATGATTATAAATAATCTCCAGGTTGACCAGTTGGGTCATCTTTGCATAGCAAAACTAAATACTCTAAATTTTTCCACGATCTCAATATGTCGCTTTTTTCATCTAACGAAAGTTCACGATCACCTTCTTTTAAATCGTTAAAATATCTAACAATTTTGTATCCGCCATCATCTGTGTCCTGTAATATTCCATCCATTACGCATTTGTAATCGTAATGATTATCCTTTATATTGTTTGGTTCTACATCCACATATGTATTACTATAGCCATCTATTTTTTGATTGTGATACATTTCTCGAATAACAGGATTGGCCATTATCCATCGTTGTGAAACTAATCCTGCATTCTGAAACTGATTTAAACCATACAGTAGCTTAACATTATCAAATTGTATATTATTCGATGAATTAAATTTATTTGCTAAATTCCTTGCATACTGCATAGCTTCACTGCTATTGAAACTTTCAAATAAATCTCTACCTTTTTGCATAAATACACGAGCAGGTTCTGTTAATGTTTGGCTAAGGTTATCAAACTTATCTCTGAGGTAATTTAAAGTCGACGGATGCGTTTCCGGATACACAAACGCATCAAAGTCTCTATCTGCGCTAAAATTATTGACCGGGAATGCATATTCCATAAATATCCTTTACACACTTAATTCCAGTAGAAAATTATACTCTTCTGCATTCGGCTCTACATAATCATCCTTGTAATTTAACCAGTTGCTAATAGTCGACACTACTGGTTTCGGTAATGAAGCTGCTTTTGATAAAGTTCTTGGTGAATTTAAATTAAACATGTTTTTATGCGGAGCTAATGTTTCAAGTTGTTTACTAGTTACATTATCCATTGCTAAAATCATATTCATCTGATCCTTTGTGTTCAAATAGGTTCGTTAATCCTATCCCGTATAATTAATACAGCTATATATTTCTATATAGAACAGACTATATCTTTACTATATTTAATAGTAACTTCCGTTTCCACTCACTTGAGTGTACGAGCCTACGCTCTAGTCGTTGGCCTTTTTCCACTGCATTTCTACATAGAGGAACTTAGGGGCTGATTGTCTCTACCTAATATTTTTCAAACCTGAATTCATCACATCTTAGCTTTCGCTATCTGCTTTGGTATATTAGTCTAACGAGAGTTTCCAGCAATTAGAAAGTTTAGTCACGGCAGGTAAATTTACCGTCAAAATCCTTTTGTCCAGTTAGGTCGTTAATCTAACCCGGTGTGTTATGACACCTGCTATACGTCTCCATATAGAACAGACTATATCTTCACCCTATTACTAGGGGTCCACTGCTTCGGGATTACTAACCCCTACTCCCTTACGGGATAGTCGTTGAACTTTATCCATAGTAGTAATATGTGATTTTACTACCTTAGGATCTTAGCTGCTGATTGACTCTACCTCATTATTTTCAAACATTCGCTTCACCTTTCGATTAGTAGTAGTTAATGAGTTTAACAAGTTATCCCAGCAATTCAATGGATTTTACATATGTCATTACTAACATAGTAGCCTTGTATAATTATTTCCTTTTTTAACAGAGTATATAAAACTAACGAATGTATTCGATATAATAATTATTTATTCTTCCTTTTTTATGGAAGATTCTATTCATTAAGGTACGTCTACTGATATTAAGTTCTTTAGCTAGAGTATCGCTAGATTCAACAATTCTTATATTACCTGTATTTAAATCAGTAACATTTAATTTATATTGCTTTCTAGGGGATACGGTATTACCACGAAATCTTTTTTGTGGTAAAGTTATCGTATTTTCTAACTTATAATCTTTATAATCATTTAAATACATTAATTTATAATTATCAATTGTGCAATAAGCTAATCCTTTTTCTTTAGCTGTTCTCAATCTTTTCATAATTGCAAATGTACCAATATTAATATCAATGTAATCTTTTATTGAGGACATTGATTTAAATAAATACACTTTATTTAAATCATCGATTAATATAACTTTTTTAGAATCACCGTTTTTATATTCATTAGCATTATTTATATTTACAATAGGCCAATCTTGACCTTTTTTTATAAACAAATAATGATCTAATTTTATAATACCGTATTGTTTTGGTTGAATCCAGTGCCAAATATGTGAACCATTTAAATTCATTGCTTTAGCACAAGCCCATAAACTGCGATATTCTGTGATTTCATTTGTTAATAAATCTTTAACTAATACACGTATGTTATCTGTTCTTAAATCATTCTCATACGCATGATTACAATTATATTGAGGCGTGCACCATTCTAGGTTATCTAATTGGTTTTGATTTTTAATTCCATTAATGTGATTTACAAACACTTTACCTATATGATCAGATTCGGGTTTAACTAAAAACGTTTCACACATTAAAATATGAACTAACTTGTTATTAAAAAGCTTATACCCTATTGCATTTTCTTTTTGAATACAAAATTCGTTTGAATTTAAATCAAATATGTCAGAGTTTTTATTTATTATTAAATTTTCATTTAAATAATAAAAACCTAGTTTTTCTTCACATTCTTTTATATCAGTTTTATATACTCTATTATTCATGTAACACCTATGTTTATTATTCATAACATATGTGTTCAAGGTTTTAATTATACGTTAAGCATTATAAGCTTTAACAGCTAATATAGACATAGTGATTGTTGGATCATCTACATCTGTTTTAACTTTTGTTATTCTCATTTTTTGAAGTGATCCACGAGAAAGTGAAGGATTTCTACCCCAAGCTGTTGGTATACCACCCTCTGGATTTTCTCTGATTAATTCATTGAATAAGTTATCAAGTAATTCATTGTACTTATACGAAGATTCTTGTAGTAAACCAAATATATTATTCGGAACCCACCCTAGTTTTAATAACTTATTTGTTAAATGTATTTTTAACATGGTGACACCTACACCCCAAGATATATGTAGTTCATCGTACTTGTGTATCTTGGTATTAGACGATATAACTGTCCTCGCTGAAAAATAATTTCTGCTACCAAAAATATGTTTCCGAAACAAACCGTTTTTACTTGACAAAATATCGTGGTAAATATCATTACAAAATTCACATAGAATAAATAATGTTTTTGCTGCCCGATTTTCTTTTTGTTTTTGTGTAAAATTTATTAGTTTTGTGTCAATTCCACACATTGTTCTAATTGCATCAATTGCACCAACTACAATCGGATCCACAAATATACCTACTTCTGTTTTTTCTATTACCAATAAAGATTTGTTTGGTAATGGTAAATGCCAACTCATACACTTATCTCTATTTATTCGGATATGTTTTTGTAAATCTTCTTCAATATCTTTTTTTAACTTTGGTCTATTAAGCGAAAACAAAATATCTATATATTCGTCAAAATGATCAATGAAATTATTGTATCCTCTTTTTACACCCAAATCAATTAATAGCCCTAATTCATCAGGTCTATTAACATTTGGTTGATAATCTGTATTACAAAGCCATTCGATTAAATTAAATTTAGATTTTGTAAATCTAACACTTAACTGTGTTAGTATCATAGGGTTTATAAATTTACGTACACCATTAGGGGCTCTCATCCATACATGTGTTTGCAATTCTTGATCAAATATTTCTTTAACACTTGTCTTACAATTTGGGCAAATTACGTTTAACTCAAACCCACCAGTGATTTGTCCACATGCACATGACGGCTCATTGCTAAGCATATCAGTTTCATAACTAGTTGATATCAGCTTATCAATATAATCTCTATCGGCTTGTGTGGCAGTGTTGAGATCGTTAATAATAATTGGTGTTACTATTGATCTATTAAATATTTCGTCATTATTTTGCAATGCTAAATAGACACCCATTTCAACTTCCTTTATTAAAAAATATCTTTTAATAACAAAAACATGTGTTCTAATATTAGAACACATGTTTTGTCATTTTAATATATGCTCATTACATCCAGGAATTTACCCCTTGGTAAATGTTTGGTGGTTGGTATCCATTAAACTGGTTATTATAACCTTGGTTAAAAATCCCAGAAGAATTAGGATTCATTTGAACTTGATTCACAAAATTAGCGCTTGAACGTTGCATGTACTGTGTACCATTCATATTGGAATTGATAGTACGAATATCCAACCCAACCTGAATACAAGCATCTGATAGTGCTTTAGTAAATCTATTTGTAAATGTAACAATTCTTGCAAATCCAGTATATGTAACATCTGTACCCACGACATCTTCGATCATCTTTTTACGGTCGGCTAGGCACATGTTAATTGAAGATGGTTCTAATGATGCTCGTAAGAATGAATTAGTCCATCTTGCACCAACACGTGGATCTGTTTTACCTGCCTTATTCATAACAGCAAGATAATCGATGTCAGCGATGTCACGTTTCGTACCGTCGCTACCCGTATAATATCCCAGATGCACACGTTCATTATTAATTAACACTGGTGATTCATTTGTCCCGTAGAATTGACCAAACACTTGACCAGTTAAAACATTAGCACCATGTAAAATAGAAGCAATAGCATTCTTATCGTTCATTGCCGCTGCTAAGAATGGTGCATTATACCATGTGTCCGCACCGCATTCGCTAACACGAAGTGAGAAATGGATACCTGGAATAAATGTACATTTAATTAGATGCCACAGTTCCTTCGGTGTAAATGAAGCAGCTTTGGTATCAACGAATACATCGTAACCGTCAGTGTTATTACGGAAATTACCTTCGATATTAATTGCACCAATGTCACGTAAATCAACACCACTTTTACTGTTGACAGTTTGTGGTCGCGGTAGAAAATATGGGTACCAATTGTCGTTTTCATTAAGGATCAAACTTGATACCAGTGCAAGTAATTGAGATGCAGCAGTTGTTTGTGTTACATTCTCCATGTTTGTAATAACGAATCTGGCCGCAAATTTTGGTTGAGGCGCTGTATTATAAGGATTATTATTAGGCGGAGCCCAGATTGGATCAATGTATCCACCTGTGCTTGCAATACTGACACTACGCTCTTGTGTATTTACAGCTGATAGTTGGTTATTCCTATTATTAGAGTTAGCGCTCAATGTGATATTGATGTCGTTGCGTACAGGAAGTCCAGCGTAATCTGTTTTCTGTGGTTCGTTAAAACCAATCCTTACTGCTAATGTTGAATCACGTTCAAACAAAGTCAAGTTCATATCTGTAAACCCTGCTGACCTTGTTTCGAGATACGTGTAGCACGGTAATTGTGCATTTAATAATAATGTATGTACAGCATCTTTATTTTCAAAATCAAAATGCCGTGGAACTACTTGTGTATGCTGCACATTACAAATGACACCTGGAAAAGCTTTTGTAACCGCGTCATGTACACATTTTTTATAAATCTCATCGAATGCATCACCAGTTGCCCGAATTACTTCAATCTGTTGTCCATCGTAATGTTCTATGCGTGGCGTTAGAGGTTCCCCAGAACCTTCCAAGATAAGTGTATGATAGCAAACGCCTACAGATTTAACTGCATCGGTTCTACGAACAGCAATAATAATACCACTGAATGCCAAGTTGGTTTCCTTGGCATTATCCATAGGGAGCAATGAAACTTCCCATGGATTTTCTACGATTCGCTTAGCTTCTTCGTTTAAAGCGTTCATAGCTTTAAGTAGAATCTCAGCAGTAGGTGTACGCGACAACCCACCTACAGTCCCCATTCTTAAAAAAGACATTGACCGTGTTTGGACAGGTGCTGATTGATTATTATTTTGTGTAGTGTTTTGATTAGTATTTTGCATATTTTGCACAATTGGTTGTACATAATTGTTAGACGGATCATTGATAGCCATTTTAATTTCCTTTTAATTAAAAAACATTGATAGATAGGTTTGCAAACTTATCGGGTACTTTACAGTAACCAAATTAGTAATATATGGTCATATTTGTTTAGGATACGATTACTAATTTTGGAGTACATTGTAATGCAATTAATGATATCAGTTAGTTATTTTTTAACTGACATTAAAAAACAATATAGTACCTGTTGCTAAAGACGATGAAGTCTTTAGTTTGAAGATAATTTGTACAATCACCTTCTATATAATAGAACATTTAAAATATTTTTTTATTAAGTATGCTATTTTACAATTGTATGTAGCACAGTCATTATACTAAAAACGGATTATGTCAAATGTTTGAACTATTTTTAAATGCACCAAAATTAGATGTTGGAGTGAATACACCGCCAGAATGGAATTTTATAAAAACAGGGTTTCAGAACAATGTAAATAAAGTAACTAATTTTTATAAGACAGCTAATTTAAGTGTCAAAAGTAATCACTTTTTAGTAAGGTTATTACAATCATTAACAATTCCAAAATCACTAGATTTAGAAAGATATTATGCAAATGTAGATAGGGTAAGTTTAAATTTATCTATGGTTATGAAAATGACTTCTTCTATTTATAAAGGGATTCTTCATAGGGGTATTTTTTATGGAGAAGATAATCCAGAAATTTTAATTGCAATTGATGATTTTTTTGATTTTGAAGAAGTAAATAGAAATTGGAAAAATGTATCTGCAGTAACTACAGTTTTACATCCAAAATCAGACTTAGATATTCATTTACCAAACGGGTTAAGTTATTCAAAAGAAAAAGGCTTAACAGTTATATTAATAAATGTGCCTATGTTAGCTGTTCAATATAGAGCATTTTGGAGAGAACAAAGAAGATTACAAACGGGTAAAACAATTATGCAGTTTATAGCTGGATATGTATTACCGAATATGTTATCTAAACAATTAGATTTATGTATATTTAATAGACTATACAATAAATTTTATAAACTCAATGATGGTAAAAATATTACATATAGAAACCATTCATTTGCAATGATGGATTATGAAGCATATATGGATATTGCTATTGATAAAATACTTATCAATATAGACAGATGCAACAAAAGATTTGATGTGGTACTAAGACAAATACCTTCTATTTATAATGGAGACATGTATGATAATTTAATGTTACCTGATTTAGCACCAACAATGCAGGTTCAGTGGTCAACTATTGCTGCTAGGTTAAAAACAGTTAACTTTTTATTTGATATTTGTGGCGATGATTTAAGAAGTAGGAATCAAGGCCAAATTAATCAAATGTTAAGATCATTCAGAATGAATAATTCTTATTACATGATGGGTGAAATGTTACCTAATGATTTGTATAATGAAGCTAAAGGTTATATAGAAAATATATTAACTTCATTAAAAAGAAATGCGTTTTAAACAAAAAACAGAGCCTTGCACAGGTTGTTTTTTTGTTTGACAATATTTAATAGTAATCAGATATTAGTATTCTTTTCTTATTTTCATAAGAATAGAATCCAAGGCACTCAAGCAAGATATAATAGATTTTTCCTAGGTCAGTAACAATTTTTCTTAAATCAATGATAGCCAATAACTCTTTAGGCATACCTACACTTGTTAATACTTGTGTAGGTATGTTTAATGTTGTTATTGATGTCTTTTTATTTCGTTTTATATATATTTCTAATCTTTGAGCAAATTCTTTATTCTCTAAAGAATCTATCCATTGTTTTAACCTTAATGTAGAATCTAATGTAGTAGATATTTTTACTGTGCTATAAGGTGGGTTTTCTACATAACCATAAATAGGCCCAAATACTTCTTGCCAAAAAAGATGATTTTGATATGGTGACATTGATCCATCGTTTGCATAACTTGCAGTGTCTTTAATGATACCTGTTTTAAGATATGTAAATTCCCCTTTATGGATAGATACCATAATCTCCCTCTCAATATCTGCTACATATTTAAGATATTTAATTATAGATATTTTATTTCCGTCAATAACGGTTTGCATAATACTCTCCATCATTACAACTGCTTTTTTGTTAATCTCTTTTGGGGAGTTAGATGATTTTAAATATACCCCTTTTATTTCATTTTTTCTTTTGGCAAAAACATTACCTTCCTGACAACCAATAGTTGCAAAGTAATGTTTACCTAGTTGAGTAGGTACAAACACATCAAAACTAAATTCATTTTTCATTTCAATGTGATGTAATTTTTCTTTAACAATACCGAAATTAGCAGACATGATTGCTAAAATATGTGCAATTGTAGAAGATGCTAAAAACACAACTGCTGCGGCTACAGCCATTGCTTCATCATCAAAAATAGCTTCACCTTTATACCAAATGACCCAATCTTGCACCGTAAAAATCGTAGAGTCTGTATCACCAGTTAATACATTCCTTCTAATACTTTCCGGAAAATACGCCATACTAGCTGGCACATTATCACTTACAAAGAATACTTTGATTAAATCTGAATGATGCATTAATATAGTTTCTATATTAAGGACAGTTAAAGCTAAAGTATGATAAGCTTCAGTGCCCTTGATGCTTGTGTATTTTTTACCAATACCTTTAGTTTCATTAGCACAAATTTGATGTGCTAAATTTAATATAGATTCACTAGTTTCATTTATTTGTTTATCTGGGTCCGGATGAGTACCTTTTATTTTTAAAGATATTGTTTTTATAAAATTTCTTATAAACTTTTCGTTGTACTTTTTTAAATGATATAAATCGCCAGTATAAACAAAAGCAGCACATTGAAGCGGTGTTAATTTAGAAACAAAAGTTTCTATTTTCTTAAAGTAATTTTCTTCCCACCAGTATAGTGATGTAGAATATTTAATACATTCTAGTGTTTCTTTAACCGATGGTAGATGTATATTATTCAATGTAACTATTTTTTCAAGTTGCTCGTAATCTGTATGTGTTATTATAGATACAATATTATTTAAAACAATATCATGACTCCAATAATGCCGGTTACCACTTAACATTTTTTCGTTATTTGCATTACCATACCCAGCAGTACTTCTACAATTACTAGTTAGAGTAGAATGTGCAGTGGAATTATATAAAGGATTACTAGGTGATACATGTGCGCCAGATACAGAATTATTTGCGAGTTTTTTGTTAGTCTGTTCAATTTTCTTTATGTTGGCTAATAACATATCGCCCGCAGTCTCAGCCGCAAACATTGCTTTTTTTGCGACACTACGTGCTTTTACATTTTCGCTAATGTATGTCGCTAATAGTGATGTATTAATACTTGGATGCAGGTATGTTGTAAAAGTAGGTGCAATTAATTCTTTTGCTGCTACAGTTTCTTTAATGTATTTAGATAGAGTTGTTGTGTTTTTCTCTCGGTCACCATTTGTCATTCTATCTAAATAAACAACTTGTGGATCTGTAAAAGGAAATTTTCCTTCAGTAGAGAGTTGTTTATTTACAAAATCTCGGCATTCAATAATTGGCCTACCTGTACTAATGTGTAAATAGTTTACACATTCTTTCATGTAATTACCCAGAATGTCGATATCTCTTTTATATTCGTTTATGTTCTTAACAAACGGATTAATGTATTTGTCTTTCATTTTTTTTTCCATTCTTAATGCAAATTATTCTTGCTTCTAATCTTTTTTATCAAAGACGGCATAAAGCCACATAATCCAAAATAGGATTATGTGGCCCAATGCTTTTCCCATAACAACAACATATGTAAAATAAACATACCCTATTAACTACCATTTTGGATTTATGTTTGGGTGAATTAAATTTAAATACATCGACTGTGGTTAAAAAGGAGAAAAAAACTCAACCGATGTAAAAAATTTAACTACTATGTAAGTTTTACACTTAAAGCGAATAAATAGTAAAAGTAAGTATTCGCTCACACTATATACAACATTATTTAAATTACATTAATTGTTATATCAGAAAAACCGTTCTGTAATAATATATCTTTAATTAAGGGTATGTTACTTATCGCCACTTGATTTATTTTTACTACAATTGTTTTAGCTGTTACTAAGATAGGTTCAGTTGATAACCAATCCATAGCAATAACTTTTACCTCACCCTCAGATGTTTTAATCTTGATATAAGTTAAATCCTGTGCATTCCTAGGTGTACCAGTTGCTAGACTACCATAAATTGATGAGTGTATTGTTGTTATGTCTTGAATTAATTTTGCCGAGTCAAAGTCCATAATAGCCATAACTGTTGCATTTTTATGACCCAGCCCTAGAATTCCACTAGCTAATAAAGAAAAATCATAAGATTGTTTTATCTCTAAATTATAATACATATTTATCTTTTCAAAAATGTTTAAGGATTATTCGATTATTTATTATTTTATAAAAATAATAAGGGTATACATCTTTATCATTAAAAGTATTTCTACTCATAGGCGGTAGATTTAGTTCTTTTAGAACTCCCATTAAATTACGGCAAAGTTTTGAGAATAACATATTTATATAAAGTGTGTCATTCTCGGTTAAACTACGTTGCCTTAATAAATCAAATACAATATAATCTACTTTCGGATATTCCAAATAGATATCATTTGTAGCATAATCTATTGCTTGATTCACTAATTCAATTATATCCAATTCATTCTTAAATATTTTACTTGCATATTTATAGAATGTAATATAAATTTCATATGTGTTCAATAATAAATAATCCGGATCACATGTACAATCCATCTGATTTTAACTCCTGTTTTATAATTTTGTTCTGTACATCTCTTCTTATAAAATGTAGTGTATTAAACCGCCTAGATTTATATGCATATGGAAAGATACCATTTATATACAATCCAATATTTTCAATTGTAAATAATAGTTCCTGTCCGTAACTTACCATGAAGTTTAGAAAATCATTCAGCTGTGGATAATCACCATACTCTTTATAAGACCTCGCTAAATTTAAGAAATGATATTCCAGTTCTAATTTAGCATTATCTTTATATATTATACAGTTTGTGATTGCATCTAAACTATCGTCATCTGCTATAGTTAGACCAGTATCATATTCTAGCTCAATAACACCTTTATGTATTCTATCTAATCGGAGATATAAATTTTCAGGTGGTCTATAGACAGTTATGTTTTCTGAGCAAAACAATATTGTTTCTCCTTTTGCACATATATTCATAATGAAAACCTTCTGTTGTAAATATATCTTTTAGTTTAGATTGTATTATAGTCAAAATACCATATACAGTTGATTCTAGTTTTACATAACTAGAATCATCTATATCAATTCTGTCGTTTAATATATCACAATTCATTACGTGGTCTATAATGTTGTCAATATTTGTATTGATATTTACTAAAAATATTTCAAATGCTACTGATAATAATGCATCGACATCGATAGTGGGGAAACATTGATCATTATTCAATACATCAATATATTTGTCCAGATCATTAAATTGTATTATCAGTGTATTCGGGTACATCGAGTTCAATCGTCAATAGAACTTTAGTTAGTTTGTCGAGTGTATCATAATCAGTTATTATAAAATTATCTTGTTGAAATATACTTTCAAAGTGACTAGAAACATAATCCCATAGAGATGAGATATAGAATTGAAATTCGTATGAAAACAATTGTTCGTTTGCGTTATTTGCATATTCGACTAATCGACCATTATTTTCACATTCGTCTGCTATGTGCGCATCTATAACATTAATGCATTCTTCCATAAATGCGCTTAATGATCTTTCTTCACACATAAATAAATGCAATATACAGTCCATTAAGCTACTGATACCACATGGTAAGCAAATGTATAAATCTGGAAATTGTTTACGTAAATCTTCTTGATAATTTATTAACTTGTCTAATGACATAAATATTTTCATAAAAAACCATTCCTGTCTAAAGTAAATTTTCGATATTGCTGTTCAGTCAAATTCACAAAACATGTAAACCCGTTTATAAAAAATACATTTTCTAATCGAATTGGATCACTGTCATCGTAGGATTTGAAACCAGGTAAATATATCCATGTGTCAGTTATAATTTTATTGCTTATATTGTACCCAAATTCACTAGATTCAAAATTATATAAACCATAATATTCAAGTGTCCTAATTAATACATTTTCAGATGTAAGTTCGGGTCTATTATCGTAGCATAGATACGATTTAACTAAAATCATAAGTATATCACTTAAACCTTTTTCTATATTTGTACGCGGTATCTTTAAATGATTATAGAATAAGTATAGTATTTCGAGATAACTTATTGTAATTGCTTTATACATTTTTATCAAGGGTAATTTTTAAAGTGAAAGCATTTATCAAAAGATACTTATAATTTCCATTATAAGTATCATCAGCTAAACCCGGTAAAAAAAATGTTAGTTTATTAGATAAAAAAACTGTAGCATTATCGCACACTTCTAATATTTGTTCTTTACTTATATTTTTGTTTTCTAAGTAATTAATTAAACCAAGATACACAATAGATGTATCTATACCAGTCATTAATAACATATCTACCAATGAAACTAATATTTCAGTAACATTTTCCCGTGTGCATGATGGTAAACTTATCTCGATGTATCTATAAGTATCATAGAGAGAAATATATACATCATGTTTTAATCTATACACTCTTTATTCTCCATGAGTTTAATGTATTCATATGCACGATAATCTATTGATTTTTCTATTTGCATTATACACTCGCTCATTTTAATAAAATATAAATGCCAATCATGCATACCCATAAATTGCCGAATAGTTGGAGCTGTTATATCCTCGTATATGTTAATCATTTTATCTATAATTCTATTACATCTTTCTTTTTTTAATTTAATTAAATTATTTTTGATAACAAACACATCAGATTTATTTGATTTTCTATATTTTAAGAAACTGTCTATTTGATGATTCACTAAACCTTCCATAATTTTAATACCCCTATAAGGTTTAGTAGGTGTATTTGATATAAATTTATCCTTGTTCATCATAAAGACTTTTGGAATAATTATACGATCAAACCCACGAGATATCTTATCATCTCCTTTAGCTTCCGTATAAATACATTCTTTTAAATTACTTATATCGTGTACAGGTGTTCTCTTAATAATACCTTTATTGTTTGAAATTGTATAATATTCAACACCATCTACCATTACTGGTGCAACTTTATTGATTACATATATCCCTTTAGGTGCAGCTAATAATTCATCTGCAAACTCGTATTCAATTCTACATGCAGTATCTTCTAAGTCTAATCTTAGTCTAGATTCTATTTGTAAATCAGATATATTTGTCATTAAAAATAACTCCAGTTTGTTTAAATCGCACAAATGGGGGCATAAAACACCGCCATATTTTACTCAAATAATAGCGGTGTTTTATTTATTTTTACTCTTGTTTTTTTGTTGCTTCTTCCATTGATTTCTTCAATCTATCAATCCTGGCTCGGTGATAATCCACCATTGATTTAGAATATTCTAAACCTGTTTGGGATATTAATAAATTTACCTGTGCTTCATGTAGCTCTTCTGCCATCAGAGTTAAAATAGGCACTTTTTTAAATAAGCTTGTAAATTTAATCATAATAAATATTTGTTAAAGAATGACCCCTGTGTCTGTCCTATTATCATTTTTATCAATTATTGACTCTCTTGTATTACGAGAATTAAATACATCATCTAATTCTTTTAATAGTTTGATAAGTCGTCCTGAATCAGATGCAATATAGTCATCACTTATTGTAAAATGCAATGGTTCATCACCAATAATACTTAAACTATTTGGTGTACCGGTCTTCCACACTGATGGAACATAGCCAACACATTGATAAGCGGGTGTAGCTTCAATAGATGTATCCATTTCCTGTGTTGCTAGTGTAGCTAATGATACAATAGTACCAACTTCGTTTAACTCTGTAGCAGTTGCTGCAAAATTAAGCGAGGCTAGTCGAGCAGGCGATTGTGTTATCTTTGTATACTCTAACCAATTTTTTAGGTCAGCAGTATCAAGCTCATCATTCTGTCCAGACAGTAATCCTAATAGATGACAAACCATTCGTTTTATACGTTGATTAATAACAACCCTAGGTTGTTTTTTACTATTCTCAACATAGCTAACTACTACTGGGTTATTGCGTTTTTCAGCAATTGATTCATAAGACTTTAACGTCTTAATTGTATTTTCAATTTCAATTCTAGTGTCAGTTGAACCTAACATAAATACAACAACTTGATGCCCGCGAGCTTTTAGTTCTGAGACAATCATAGGCGCTATAATGGAACCACTACCACCACTACCTGTATGAATTACAATATTAAATAATGTAGGTTTAAATTTTACTAGTATAGCTTTTATATTTTTATTGATATCATCATAGTTAGTAGCTCGGACTTTACCTGAACCATCAATACCTTCAAAAACATATGCGTCTTCTTCTAGAATTTTTTTATTTCCAAAATTGCTAACACTGGTATCAATATAGCATGGTAAAATACTAGCAAACCCATGTGTGGGTTCAATTCTAGTTTGCCATAATTCTGATAGAATGTTGATACCGCCGCCACCGGCTGAGTAAACACGAACTTTGACATCACTATATTCATTTGATAAATTGTGCATTTTTAATTTCCTTTTTAAGTTAAAATTGATTGACCGTATATGTTAATAATGGCATACTTTCATCAATCAAGAGTTGATGATCATCAGATAACATTACAAATGACATTGATTTTATGTCGAATATAAACCAAGTTTTATCATTATAAAATAATTCAGTTTTTATATTTTTTAATGTAAGGTTAGGTGTATAAATATTTGTCTTTTTAAAGATTTCAATATCGACACTTAGACGATCTAAAGTGTCTTTAAATTTTGCCGAAAAATATAATTCTTTAGAATCGTAAAGTTTTTCTAGTATAAATAAAGTGTATAAATCTCCTTCTAAGATTTCAAATAAATGTTCTATATCTTTTTTAGATACAGATTTCCACCCTTTTTCACAATAAAATCCTGTTGGTGTAAAAGGTGGCGGAATGTCTAATATTGTATCAGAAATAGTATTTGTATGCATCATATATTTACAGAGGTAGTTTATGAAATGATATGTATGAGATACCAAATTAGTAATATGTGATTATAAAATACTTAAATTAAGAAAGCGCAATATGTCAGCTATAAATTATGCGCTTGATCAAATCAAGCATCGTATACCAAAAGCTATATTAGAGAAGACATTTGTTAACCGTTATAGTGATTGGAGAACGACTGTTAAAACTAATATAGATGAACAGATTTTAGTTAATGTTATTAGAGGTAGGGTGTTAGTTGATTGTAATCTAGTAGGCGGAACGCAAGCGTTAATACCACTTGAAGGTTTACCGTATGATAAACCAAATGATTATACAACTGTAATACATATACCTAAAAGCCGGACACAGAATAGGAGTATTAATTCTGTACTTCATCTGGCTTTTTTAAGTCAAAGTTTAGTTTCGTCTTACGCATCTACTAGCTCAGTAGGTGGTAATGGCCAATATACTTCTGGAGAAAATTCCGCTATTATGGGCGCTGCAGTGGGCATGATAGCTGCTATGGATAAAATACCGGTTACATCCTCAGCAAATGTTCAGTTAATATCTGAAAATACCATAATGGTCAAGGATGTTATTAGTATCCCTGGAAACGGTTACCTTCGATGCATTCTTGCGAATGACGAAAATCTAAACCATATACAACCAAGAAGTTATCCTGCATTTGCAAAACTTGTAGAATTTGCTGTCAAAGCATATATCTATAATGAATTGATTATACAAGTTGATGCAGCTGAGTTACAAGGTGGCCAAACTTTAGGTATTTTTAAAACAATACTTGAAGGCTATTCAGATGCAGAGCAAAATTATGAAGATTACCTGAAAGAAAAATTTGAAGCAGTATTGTTCCAAAACGATACGGATTCATACAGGCGCTACTTAAAGCTTGCTATATCTGGCCATCGTTAAAAAGGAATTTAAAATGAGAAATATAAGTTTATTATCTATACAAAAAAACCCATACCTCGATTCTATTATTGAGATTACTTCCGGAAACAATATGATTGCTGACGGACCATTAAGTTTTCAATATACACAAGCACTTAATGAAATTTACAAAAAAGATGTTAATGATGAAACAGGGATTTCATTAGAAACACAAGCTAATGATGCCATAATGTCTAAAAGCCTCTGGGTAGCAGCTAATGATACTAGAGGACAGTTAGCTGACTCTGGTCAAGAAGTAGGTATGTTATATGGTGTTAAACAAAGCGATGTAGGTTTATCTACTGTAGTAGAAGTCACTGATGCCATTGGTCAAATGACAGATTCCGAAAAAGAAAATTCTGCTATTATTTTAGAAGCCGATGCAACCAATTCTCCTGTATACCCAATTGAAATGCCAACTAATGACGATTCGTTAGATGTTAACCCATTTGCAATTAAAGTCATGTCAGTTGCTACTGAAAATGGTATACCTATATATACTAGTTTAGAAGCATATGTAGCATCTAATAAGATACTAGACGGTAAATATGCCGGAACCATTAGTGGTAAAAAAGTAAAATTTACTATCGGTAATAAAGTCCATAAATTTACAAATGAGACTGGTGTTAAAGGTAAAGATGTACCATGTGTAGTTATTGTTAAACAAAATGATGTTTATCAAATTAATGTTAAAGGTTCCGAATAAATTATGGAACAATCAATCAAAAAAATATTTGAAGAAGAGTGCTCACATGTAAATATAGACAGATTATTCTTAAAAAAAATATCAATGCTCGAAGCTAGATTTGTTAATAAAAAGCAAGAACATATTGAATTTTTCGGTGGGTCTCTTACAGGAGTACAAGTTGTTAGATTTACAGATGACGACAGAGATAGATTATTCAATGAAATATTACTAGTAGACGATCATGTTTTAGAAGATAGGTTACATGATTTAGTTGATATAGATAAAACTCGTTTTATCTCAAGTGATGTATTTAATTTATCATGTGTATGGATCATGCATGCATTTGATAATACCAAACTCTTAGATGAATCGGATCGCAATGAGGGTAAATTAAGAATTTGTTTATATTTACAATATAAATTCTTAACGTCTATTTTGTTTAGATTTTTTAAATATCCAGCTGATCGTGAAGTAGCAGCTGCTACATATGCGCAATTAAATAATAAATATGTTCTTAAACAACAAGGGAGCTGGGGTGCGGCTATGAATTATCGAGCTGGTGAAGTTATATCACAGAACTCAATTTGGGCCAGTACAATTAAAAATCTTGATGACGATTATAGAGTAGTTCAATTACTCAATGATGTTCAAGGTCGTATTAAAGATATGATTAAAAATATCTTTGGATTGCATCTGAAAATTAACGAACAAGGTGGAAGAATAAATAGCAAAAATTCTTTAGTTGAAACAGATGGTGAAATGATTCTGAAAGACAAGACAAAAAATATAACTGTTTATACACGTTATATTAGATCTATTGTAACAGATAAAAATTCTTTTATTCGACAAGAATTATTAGATGTTATTGCAAATGCTATTGATACAATGCCGCCTAAATTATTATATCAATCGTTATCATGGTGTAGTGATAATTATCGTCATTTAAATGATAATATTGCAGAAGAAGCTATTGATCTAATTATGGAACATGCATTTGATTATATATCAGATAATAAAAACCTTGTTCGAGAGAAAGGTGACTTAGTTGGCTTAATTAGTAAATTAAGAGGATCATACATGAGTTCAAGATCAGTAGACGAGAGGCTTATTAAAGTAAGAAGTCTATGCGAGAAGTTAGTAAGAATTGCTACAAAGTCAAAAAATGATTCAGTTGTAGCTTCAGTTAGAACTGGTTTTATGCTTTATATAGTTTTACGTGCATTTTGCAAAAATCATTATATTGGTCGTTAAATCTTTACTTAGAAAAATGTATCATTTTCCTAACATTAGGAAAATGATACATTTATTTAATTTTGAAATTCAAATAAACATGATATAGCTAAAAAAAGGACAAAGAAAAATGACTCTTCAATATTCCGGACCAATCTCATTAAACGATATTAATAATGAATTGATTCATAGTGGCACAATAACTTTAAATGATATATTACCTAGGGATTTAATTAATATCCCTATAGGTAGAATATCTTTATCTAATGCATATGGTAAAGGACGAAAAGAACCGATATACAATATAACTTCTGATGTGACTACAACTACAGAGAAGGATAAAGTTACATTTACAATAAATACGGTAAATGTACGGGATAATAAAATTATTAAATGGATGCTAACTTCAGGAAGTATAGCGAATATTATAGATTTTACAGCTGTATCAGTAGGTGAAATAATTTAGAATCTTTTACAATTAGTCTATATGAAATATTAGGTACACCTTTAGCTACATCACAAGTTATCACTATTACAGATAGTAGTACAGCACCTACTGTTGCACCAAAACTTCCACCAACATATGCGATTACAGCTAGTGCATCTAGTTATGATGAAGGTGGTGTAATTGTATTTAGTGTAGTAACAACAAATATACCAGATTATACTATACTTAATTATGCTGCTACTGGTACTATCATTAGTAACGATGTTTCAACTGTTAGTGGTGTTATATCTATAATAAATAACAAAGCATTATTTAGCATAGATATACTTGCAGATAAGATAACCGAAGGAGTTGAATCTTTTATAATAAAGTTATATGATTCAGGTGTATTAGTTGCCACCACTACAAAGATAACAGTTAACGATACATCTATTAAGATACTTAGCACTCTTCCAACTTATTCATTAGTTTCAAATGTGGATAATATTAACGAAGGTGGTGTCGTTACGTATTCAGTAATTACTGAGAATATAACTAACGGTACTGTATTTAATTATGTATCTGCTGGAAATGTAAGTAATACAGATCTTACGCCTATGTCTGGATCTGTCACAATTATTAATAACCGTGGTATCTTTAGTGTTGATACGTTAGCTGATTCAACTACAGAGGGCGCAGAAACCTTTATGGTTAAGTTATATCTAGGTAATGAATTAGTAGCTACATCGGCTAATGTCGCTATTAATGATACTAGTTTATCACCAATTTATCCGGGCGCCACATATGAAGTTAAATCAAATGCAGATGAAGTACCAGAAGGTGGTGTTGTTGTATTTGTAATAACAACTACAAATATACCCGATGAAACAGTATTCAATTATTCTATTGCAGGTAGTTTCACCAGTGATAATCTTACACCAACCGCCGGTGTAGTTATTGTTACAAATAACACTGGAGTATTTAGCATAGATACAAGTGTAGATTATTTAGCTAGAGTTAAAGTATTCATGGCAAAAGTCTATCTAGGTGGTAATTTAGTAGCAGGGTCTACTAATGTTAATATTCTACAACGCCCAGAACCTACCGAAGCACCTACTGCGGCACCCACAGAACCACCTCTTAAAACATATTCTATTCGTGCTACAGGCACTAGTGTTAATGAAGGTCAAAGTGCAATATTTAATATAGTTACTAAAAACGTACCAGATGAAACAGAACTGGAATACGACCTGACAGGAACAATAGACGGAAACGATGTCTCTATCACAGCTGGCACTGTAGTTATTAATGATGATCGTGGTATATTTGTTGTAACTATTTTACTCGATCATTTAACTGAAGGTGTTGAATCATTCATCGCTAATTTATACGACGATGGCTTATTTGTAGCTGCTACTGCTAATATTACAATTACAGATAGTAGTCTAACAATTACTGCAGCACCTACTCTACCACCTACTCTACCACCTACTCTACAACCTACTGCTGAACCTAATTACTCAATAACTTGTCGTAATACTGTTAACGAAGGTTCTAAACTATCTGTTACTGCTAAAACAAATATAAAGATGGCTACCGGTTACTCATGGAGTATTGTTGCTGGTGAAGGATTTGGTGGTATTGATGTAGATAAAATGTCTGGTGGTCTTAACATGAGCACTGGTCAAGCTATCTTCTATATAGATATTAAAAACGATAGCGTTACTGATCCAAATGAAACATTTACAATATCGTTACTTAAAGGAAATGTTGTTGTCGCTGTTACAGAAATGGTTACTATTACTGAAACGGCTGTATCTGAACCACCACCATCTGTAACACCAACGGTTACCAATTTAAGTGTTGTACCAACTAAAATATCGGAAGGTGAATCTGTTTCTTGTGTAGCCACAACAAGTGGGTATGCGGATAACGACGAGATTTCATGGTCAACTACTGGTGCAACAGCATTTTTAGATTCAAGGTTTATTAGTGGTAATGCAACAGTATATAATAATTCTGCTACATGGACAATACTTTCTATTAAAAATAATATTACAGACGAAACTAAAACTGTCGGTGTTATTGCTGGTGGTGCATCAGCATCTTTTGATATTAATTATACAAAAACTACAAATACACCAACACCAGAGCGTAAAGTAATGGGTTTATAACTGTACCAACTAGCATTAAAGAAGGGGAATCAGTATCATGTATTGCAGTAACAAGTGGATATCCCGATGGTGCATCGCTTACATGGGACACTAGTGGATCTACTGATACTATTGCATTCACAAATAGAAAAGGTAATGTATTAGTTAGCAATAATCTTGCTACATGGTCAATACCTACGATAACAAACGATTCAAGTAATGGAACCTACACTGTAGGTGTAACTCTTGGTGAAGCTAGTACAACTTTTACAGTAGAGTTTAAAGTACCCACACCTACACCTTCCCCAACACCTACACCTTCCCCAACACCTACACCTTCCCCAACACCTACACCTTCCCCAACACCTACTATCTTAAGTTTTACTATGGAAAAAATCCATATGAACGAAGGTGAGAGTAATTATTTTGAAATAAGAACGGCAAATTATGAAGATAATTCAGAAATACGATGGGAAACTTCAGGTGATACAACATATATAGATGTAACTTCTGGTTATGCTAGGATTAACTATAGCAGTCAGGCCGCCGGGTGGACAATCTGGTCAAAAAGTGATTTAAATACAACTGGGGAAAAGGTAATTACTATTTCAATTCCAGGTTTTAGTAAAACATTTTATATTCAATATACAGGAGTTGCACCTGGTGGTTATTGTAAAACTTATCAAGCTGGTTTTAATAGTTCATGGATATCGCGTAACTCTATTATTGAATTTAGTGTATATCCGTTTCCGGTGTCTACTCTTCCTTCTTATCCGTATATCAATGTATTTTTTGAACCGCTTAGCACTAATTTTACTATTAACGATTTAGAGTATTACGATGAAAATAGCACAGATAGTACTTTTAAACCTTTAACAAATCCCTTCCAATTAAAAACATCTAGTAACGACAGGTATAGTGCAATAATACGAATGTCATCTTCTGCAACAATTGAGCCCGGTGAAGTACGTAGTTTCAATTGGAAAGTAAAAGATGTTGAAACTAATTTACTGTTTACTTCAGGTACAAGTACTGTTCACGGATAAAAATTTATATAGCCCATAGGAGAGTACCATTTTGTTAATATTAACAAAATGGTACTCTATAATTTAAAAAGGAAGTATATATGATATTATTTAAAGATGACTGGTTAAACTATTCTAATTCCATTATAGATACAGAAACTAAGAATAAAAGTTTTGTTAGATTAGCTACTTTATATAAACACATGGGAATTGAAAATAATTCATTCATGTTATCTTTACATAACCCAAAACTACAAGGTGTAGATCCATATGATCCAGATTTGACTGTAGAGCAAATGATGATGATAGGTGTAGAATGTCGAACAAATTTTTGGTATATAGTTAGAGAAGTTCTAAGAGCGCCAGCGACTGCAGGTAATGAACCATCTATGGTAGAAGCTAATAGAGGTAACATAGCTTTATGGTGGAGTTTTTTTAACCATATTACATTTATATTAATACAACCTCGGCAAACAGGTAAATCATTTTCAACTGATTTACTTATGACGGCACTTTTAAATTTCTTATGTACGAACACACAGATTAATTTACTTACTAAAGATGATACTCTTAGAACCGACAATATTAATAGATTAAAAAATATTTATGATGAGTTACCAACTTATTTAAATTTTAAAACAAGAGAAGACGCTAATAACACAGAGGCGCTCACTATTAATAGATTTGGTAATAAATATCTTACACATGTACCACAAGCGTCACCTAAAAGAGCGTACAATATTGGTAGAGGATTAACAACGCCAATTGTACATATTGATGAATCACCTTTTCAACCTAACATTAATATATCCATGGGTGCATTATTAGCAGCAATGGGTGCAGCGTGTGATAGAGCCGAGGAATTAAATGAACCGTATGGTGTTATTTTAACTACAACTGCTGGTAAAAAAGATACACCCGAAGGTAAGTATGTTTATAATTATGCACAAGAGTCAGCTGTTTGGAGCGAAAATTTTTTTGATGCAAAAAATAAAGAAGAATTAATGCATATGGTTTGTTCTAATTCTCGTAAAGGTGCTTATCGTATATACGGTGTTTTCAACCATAAGCAATTAGGTAAAACAGATGAATGGTTAAAGAAACAATTAGACCGATCTAATCAATCTCCAGATGATGCAAATAGAGATTATTTTTGTGCGTGGTCAAGTGGTACACAAACATCACCAATACCTATTTCTATATTAGAAATAATGGCGTCATGCATAGAAAGTGAAAAGTATCAACAAGTTAATCCTATTGGTGGATATATACTTAGATGGTATATACCAAAAGAAGATATTTCTAAGTATATGTCAAATAGGAAAACTGTAATTGGAATTGATACCAGTGATGCTTCTGGTGGGGACGATATTTCATTTGTAATGCAAGATGTGGAAACTGGTGCATTGATTGCTATAGGTACATTTAACGAAACGAATTTAATTACTTTTTCACAGTGGCTTGTTTATATATTAGCCGAATATATAAATTCTACAATGATCATCGAAAGAAGATCAACAGGTTCGACAATTATAGATTATTTACTTTTATTTCTTCCACAACGCGGTATTGATCCATTTAAAAGATTATTTAATTGGATTGTTAATGACCCATTAGAACAAAGAAGTATATACGAGGAAGCAAATCTACCACTAAGAAGACGAAAAGATGATTTATATGTGAGGGCTAAAAAATATTTTGGTTTTGCTACCAGTGCAAATGGAGCTACTAGCCGCGCTGAATTATATTCTATTACATTACAAAATGCAGCAAGAAGGTGTGCTGATAAAATTAAAGATAGAGCGCTTACTGAACAGATAGCAAGTTTGGTTATAAGAAATGGTAGAATTGATCATGATATTGGTGGTCACGATGATTTGGTAATTGGGTATTTGTTATGCAATTGGTTATTAACAATGGGAAAAAATTTAAATTTTTATGGCATAGATTCTCGTCAAATTTTAGTTGAACATAAACAAAAGATTAATATAGCACCAGAACAAGCTTATTTTAAAATCGAGCAAGATAACATAAGAGCACGTATAGAAGAATTATACGAAAAATTAAAAGAAGAAGAAGATACTGCAATAGCTAGTAAAATAGAAAATGAATTACGTTATTTAGATTCTAAAATTATACTAGAGGATGGTGAATATTATTCCGTAGATGCCATCATTAATGAAGCTAAAATTGGTAAAAATAAGAATACAATTAAAACAAGTTATGGTCAAAGTTACTATGATAAAATTGGATATAATTATAACCCAAATAATTTAATTGTAGACGGATTGAGTGATATTGCTTTAGCAGGTAAAAAATATTGGTAAATCTTTATATAAACTGTAAAATTTTCTTACTTAGAAAGCTAAAAATATCAAACATGATATGTGTAAAACGTTAATATTTTTTAAAGGTGCAGTTATGCCAGTATCGCAATCGGTTATTATGCAATACCCATTACCTGGAGCAGAGCTTACAGATAATAGGTTGAATGATATAGTTGCTATTAAAGACGCTTTAATAGTATTAGACGAAAGGTGGAGTGTTTTTAAAACAAATGATGCTATTAGAAGGGCTACTTTTAAAGAGATTATTAGTATTACTGCAGATAAATGGGTTTATAATATTATTGATGACGTTGTATTTACTATAAATACAAGTAATATAACTAATAAAGATGATATAGTTTTAAAATTATATTATAGTGAAGAAAATCCACGACCTAATCATTATGTGTCTAATGCAGGTTTAGCTATGGTATCTGATAATGTTTTTGAGATTACATATTCTCCAACTAGAAATTATCCCGGCTATTTTTTGTTTTCATTGAAAGCTACTGTAAAAAATTATGGATCATCTAGTAGTATATCCACTGATAACATTGTTACAAATAGTTAAATTAATTACTAAAATATAAGGATATTATCATGCCAGTTACAACCTCATTAAACTTAGGATATCAAATTCCTGGATCCATAGAAGGCGATAATCGTCACGAAGATTTAATTGCAATACAAGACGCATTAGTTTTTTTAGATAATGTAGTAGGTACTTACATTGAAAATAATGTAGTCCCTTTTTCAGTAGCTAAAATACTTAGAATTGAATGCGATGTTGATACTAGAATGAATTTAAGTACATCTATATCAAATAATTTAATTCTTATTGTGCGCACTGTAAATGTTCCAGATGGTACCCCATTACAATGGAGTATAACTAGTCCAAATACTAAACTTCATCAATCAATTGCTACTCAAGTAGCTTATGTTGTTAATAGTTCAGATGCAGTAATATCTGATAATAAAGGGGTAGCTAATATATCAGTTACGCATTTATCAAACAGTGACCCAGTTTGTTATTTTGATGTTTCTGTAGCAATTTCTAATGGTGTAGAAATTAATATAGATTGGTTTACTGTCGAATACGAATTATATTATCAAATTTAAATTAAAAAGGATTTATTATGCCAGTTACAACCTCAGCAAATTTAGGATATCCAATTCCTGGAGCTACATCACCCGATTTACGTATTAATGACATGGTAGCTATTAAAGATGCATTAGTATTTTTAGATGAAGATGTATATCAATATACTAGTAATTATCCAGGTAACATAAAGACATCAGGATGGGAAACTGTAAAATATTGGTCACCTAGAGATTTACTCGTTAACGATGTTGATTTAATTACACCAGTTATATTTGAAATAAGTACAACTGATATAGACGATGGGGCAACAATAAATTGGTTTATAACTAATATATCAGAAACAGATGCTAATAGTTATCAACCCAGTTCTAATAACGATTTTACTATTAGTAGTGGTTCGGCTGTTAAAATAATTGATAATTATGCTAGTATTGAAACTGCAATGATGCCTAGGACATCTACAGCAGAAGTAGAATATTTTTGGTTTAGAGCCTGGTCAAATGATAATAATGCATTACCTATTATTGATAAATTAGTAACAATTCAGAAAAAATAGTTCCAACAATTATTAGTATTATTCCAAGTAAAACAACTACTTTACCTAATGACGTATTAACAGTAACAATAGAAACATCTGGTATACCAGATAATTCTACAGTTACATATATGGCTTGGACGTATAAACATACACCAGGAAATAATTTTGATTTATATGGTAGAAATATTATTGATGGAACTATGTCGCCTTATATTGATCAAGTTAGTATACCGGGATTCTATGGTGAAGATGTAATTTTTGGTAATAATTCTACGAATCATATAGAATATACATTTTCATTTAATTGGGATTCTAGTGCACTAGGCGCAAGCGATACAGCAATTATTGATGTAGATTACAATGGGGTACATTATTTAAGTACTTTCCCTATTACGTTAACACAAGCATAAATGAAAATATAGTAAATCATAATACTCACTACTTTTTAGTAGTGAGTATTATGACTAAACTTTTAATAGATACACTATATCAAAATCACCACAATTAAATAACATTTGCGGTGAAATGTTCTTGTATCTATGAATTAACTTTTCAAAATTTTTGAAATCTTCATAGTAATTTGGTTCATGTTGTAAAACCACACGTATTAATTCAATGCAACTAAGTTTAGATGAATCCTTAATATTAAACATTGTATCGTACGGTTTACCAATTTGTAATTTAACTACATCTACTAAACTTGTCCATTTTTCTAAATCTAATGTTTTTGGTTTTAATATTGCAACAGATTGAACATTAAATACTTTCTCGAAAGGAGTATAATGTACACCAGTTCCAGTAGCTTCAACTAATCTAAAATCATCTACTGATTTTAGTTCGTCTTCTAAATTCATTAATACATGAGACCAATAACCCCATTTACATGTTAATAAGAAATCAGCTAAACCAACAAAAAAAGTAGATAGATGATTAGATCTCCTAGTTAAGATAATACAATAATTATCTTCTAATAAATTATGTATTTTTATTAGTTCAGTATCTGGAATTACTTTATTAGTTTTCCACTCTATCTTGCCTATAGTCAATACTATTTTTTCTTTTAAGTAAGATAATATCTTCATCCATAATACCTTTCAATTGGTGTAATTGGCGTATCTAAAATAATAGTAGCTCTACCCGCAGCAATTAAACCATATGTTTCTAAAGTTTGTACACCTGTCCTAGTCTCAGGTCTAAGCAAATCAATATATGTAGCATTGTCACTATCTTTAATATCTACTCTAATAGCAGCTGCTAATTGTCTCTGTTGTATTGTATTAGCTACATTATCTATAGATGCGAAATCCATAGTAATTTTTTCAATTCTTGTAAACCTATTTCTAAATGCCAGTACTGTAATTTTAGAATCAGAACACAAACTAGGGTTAGCAGTAATCCATTGATCTAAAGTATTTTTATCTGGTATAGCAGTTCCAGAATCATATACTAAATCTTCATATAAATCACCTAGTGCATGGCACTGCACACTAGGAAAACCTAAACCAATTGCTTCAATATATGTCATTATACGTACTCCGAAAATACAATACTATTACTAACCATTAAACCATTTAAAGCAGCAGTAACCATTTTATTAATGTACCATGTTGCCCTTACAGCTACACCAAATCTAAGCGTATAACTGACAGTATTGCCAAAATCAGTTTTACCCATTAATAAATCAGTAAATACAAATGGAAATACTGTCGGTCTTGTAGATGAGACAAAATTCAGAACAACCGCACCAATGCATACTGTATTTTTAAATAAAGATATTATAAGATTTCTATTTCCTGTACCGCAATTTACTTGTAAAGAGCCTTGAATTATTAATTTACTATTAACACTATAAGGTGTGCAATTAGCTGTTGCTATTAACGTACCTTCAGTTATTAACGGAGAGGTATTGTCAAACGGTATAATTGATGTGCCTGACATAGCCGGTACTTGTATAGCTAATGATAGGACAGGAAGTATACTTGGAACATCAGTAATATCAGCCCACGGCACCCCTGAAGATCTAGAATAAACATCTCCGTCGGTTAAATATTGAGAGTGTGCATTTATATCACTTTTATGATATAACAGTGCTTCATTTAATTCATCATCTGTTGCTATACCGTCCACGCCTATAGCGTGCAATTGATTAATGTTTAATTTTGTTTTAGCCATAAAATACCCTTTGTATATTTAATCATATTATCACACGCAGTTAATGCCGCGTGTGATAATATAATAAAATTAAGCCACTCTAAAATACAAACCAGGTGTATATGTTAAAGAACCTATATTTGGAACATTAGTAGCCGCTATAGAACTACTATTAGCTACAGCTACAAACACCCCATTCCCATAAGTAACAGACCACCAATTAGTGCTCACAGGTAATACTCTTTGTGTCCATGTAATACCATCGGGACTAATAGCAGCTATAGTGCTATTTTGAGCTACAGCTACAAACACTCCATTACCATAAGTAACAGATCTCCAAATAGCACTCACAGGTAATACTCTCTGAGTCCAAGTAATACCATCGGGACTAGTAGCAGCTATAGAACTACTAATAGCTATAGCTACAAATACACCATTACCATAAGTAACAGACCACCAATCAGTACTCACAGGTAATGCTCTCTGAGTCCACGTAATACCGTCAGCACTAGTAGCCGCTATAGAACTATTTTGAGCTATAGCTACAAATACACCATTACCATAAGTAACAGAGTACCAAACAGTACTCGCAGGTAATACTCTCTGAGTCCAAGTAATGCCATCAGTACTAGTAGCAGCTATAGTACTATTATAAGTCACAGCTACAAACACTCCATTACCATAAGTAACAGATTGCCAATTAGCATATACAGGCAATACTCTCTGAGTCCAAGTAATACCATCAGTACTAGTAGCAGCTATAGCACTACTATAACCTACAGCTACAAACACTCCATTTCCATAAGTAACAGATTGCCAAGTAGTACTCACAGGTAATACTCTCTGTGCCCATGTAATACCATCAGAACTAGTAGCAGCAATACTACCATTAGCTACAGCTACAAACACTCCATTACCAAAAGTAACAGATATCCAACCAGTATTCACAGGTAATACTCTCTGAGTCCATGAGATTCCAGCTGGATTAGTATTTGCAACTAATGGATAATTACTATAATCAGTTGTTACACCAGATTTAAGAAATACTTCTTCACCATCTATTACTACGGCATCTAAACTATTAATATATTTTCCTCTACCTAATCTAGTCCGTTTTCTGTCATTTAAATAGGTAGGCCTTTACACAGAACACTAATAGCCGCTATAGCACTATAATTAGCCACAGCTACAAACACCCCATTCCCATAAGTAACAGACATCCAAGTAGCACTCACAGGTAACACTCTCTGAGTCCAAGTAATACCATCAGTACTGCTAGCAGCTATAGTACTACCATTAGCTACAGCTACAAACACCCCATTCCCATAAGTAACAGAGTACCAACCAGTATTCACAGGTAATGCTCTCTGAGTCCACGTAATGCCATCAGAACTAGTAGCAGCTATAGCACTATTATTAGCTACAGCTACAAACACTCCATTACCATAAGTAACAGACCACCAACTAATACTCACAGGTAATACTCTCTGAGTCCAAGTAATACCATCAGAACTAGTAGCAGCTATAGCACCACTATAAGCTACAGCTACAAACACTCCATTACCATAAGTAACAGAATACCAATAAGCACTCACAGGTAATGTTCTCTGAGTCCATGTAATACCATCAAGACTAGTAGCGGCTATAGTACTATTTTGAGCTATAGCTACAAATACACCATTACCATAAGTAACATACAACCATTTAGCACTCACAGGTAATACTCTCTGAGTCCAAGTAATGCCATCAGGACTAGTAGCAGCTATAGTACTATTAGCTACAGCTACAAACACACCATTACCATAAGCAACAGAATACCAAGTAGCACTCACAGGTAATACTCTCTGAGTCCACGTAATCCCATCAGGACTAGTAGCAGCTACAGTACTATTATAAGCTACAGCCACAAACACTCCATTACCATAAGTAATAGATTGCCAATCAGCACTCACAGGTAATACTCTTTGTGTCCATGTAATACCATCAGGACTAGTAACAGCTTTATTACTATCCCAAGCTACAGCCACAAACACTCCATTACCATAAGTAACAGAGTACCGACCAGTATTCACAGG